TAATTGACCAGCTAATCCTATTTTTAGATTTTCTGCAATATCACTTTTGAGTTCTTCTGGTATTTCTTTTTTGGTTTGCATTGTTGTTTCGATATAAGCCTCACAATAGTCCTTCAATTCTTCATCCAAACCAACTTCGGCTTCTTTGGCTATTCTATAGCAAAATCTATTATTAAACATTTTATCTCCTCCATTTTTTGTATTGTGCAACTAATCAGTTTTTAAATTATCAATATATTTATTATATTCTTCATTTGGAATAATCCCCATTTCATGCAAAATGTCTTTTGTACTCCATATACTACCTTCTTCCCTAAAATCACCAATAGATAAATCAAAACTATTATCCTCTTCATAAAACACTTTGCACCATTCAAATGCATCTTCAAGGGAATCTGCCATACCACCATAAAATACTCCATCTTTTATCTTACAATAAGAAACCTTTCTATCTCCATTTCTTAAAGTAAATGCTACACATTTATTAAATAATTCATGGTTCATAGGATAAAACTTATCACTTCTGTTATCATTATTAGTAATCATTTATCTTCTTCCTCCTTATTAATGAACAATAATTTCAAATTATTCATCATTTTTTTGATAAAACAAGTGTTTTAAATTATTTTATTATAAGCTCTCTTTTCCCGTTCTTATCATACTCACTAACAAAACCTTCTTTTTCAAGTAAATCCATTAACTTATTTGCCTTTACCAAACCTATTTTTAAATGTCTTCTTAACAAATCTATATTGATGTTTTCTGGATATTTTTTGAATATACTTATAGCTTGAATTTTTAAATTTTCCATATATAACACACCATCTTTTAAATTATTTTACAATTTCAAAATAACTTTCAAATAACGTATATTGTTCATTGTTATCATCTTTCAAACAAACATATTCTCCTGCACAACCTAATAATTTATATGTTTTTCCTACTGTAAATCCTTCGACTTCTTTAATACATTTTAATTTCATCTTTACCTCCCCTTAAACTATTTATCATATACTATTTTATAACAATCAAATGTAAATCCCTTCTCATTTATTTCCTTTAAATGACACTTCTTATTATCTAACAAACATATATTATTTTTATAATATTTACAGTAAGTTGCTTTATTATCTGATGATTTTATTTTTCTATTATTATTTAAATTTTCAATTTTATTTTTCTTAATTCTCTTTGATATTAAGTCTAATCTCCTCAACTTTATTTTAAAATACTTTAATCACTACCTATAATTAATAATATCATAACTAAAGCTTAATATGTAAATAACAATATTTAAATACTATTTCCTATCTATCAGTTTTAATAAAATTCAAATTTTAAATCATTTTTAAATTGTTTTGTATTACTATATTTATATATTACCACCATTTTCTTGTTTTGTCAAATTAAATTATTAAATTATTTTATATTAGTCAATGTTTATTTTGCCATTAAATCAGCTCTATGTAATATTAATAAATTATTATAAAATTCTTCACCAGTTAATCTAATAAATTTATTTTTAGATTTTTCTGTTTTAATAAAGAATGGTTGCATATGCCATTGAATATACTTAATTACTTTTAATATATCTTCATCACAAAGATTTAAATAAAATAAGCTTAAATATGCAGATACATTATGATGTGCATAATAATGTGCAATATCAGTTACTTCACCTTTGGTATTTTTAAATTCTTTAGTAAAAGCTTTACCTATGTCGTGAAGTAGTCCTGCAATACTTATCAATGATAATTCTACTAAATCCTTTGCACTTTCATCATTTTCTACATTGGCACTGCATTTTAAACAATGTTTTCCTATTGTTAAGGTATGATGAGGATTATCTTGATTTATTTTATCAAGTCCGTTTTCTCCATTAAATAATTCATTAATACTAAAATCTTCTTTATTAAAATTTTTAATTATATTAATTTTATTCCATCCTTCATAATATTGTGGAATAAATATATTTTTATACATTCTTTTTATTACATGCTCTGGAATTTCTCTTTCTCTTCGCTTATTTTGTTCTAAACATTTTTTATATGGAGTTGCTATTAAATAGCATTCTTTAAAACAATTAAATCTCTTTAATTCATCTAACAACGCTTTCCTTATTTTATGATTTATATTTGTAGCATCTATTATAATATTATTTGCCTGTTTTAAATTTTCTTTTACTCTTTTATATAATTCTTTAAATACTTCTGTATTATGGTTTTGGTCATTTTCATTATTGAATAATTCTTTTCTTAATTTATCTGAAGATAATATAACTGCATTTTCCTTTTTAGCTATTTTATCTGCATAATAAGATTTTCCACTAGCTGGTAATCCAACCATCATAATTAACTTATTCATTTTTATTCTCACTTTCTGATTCTTCCATATCTAATATATCACTTTCTTTAATAATTCCTTCTAATAATTTAAAAGTAAAATTCTTATGTTTATATGCAGTAAACTTTTCTTTATTGTCTATTCTTACAACTACACCTTCTCTAATATGAGTTTTACCTATTGGGTCTGATCCATCTACAAACTTTTCTACCCTATTCATTAAATCTTCGATATCTGTAAAAGTAAAACTATCTAATTGGGGACAATATTTAATGCCCATTTGTTCGCAACGTAATTTAACTAAATACCAAGGATATTCTACTATATCACCATCTTCATTTGTCATAGTCATTCTATATACATAAATATCATTTTTTCCAATATCACATCCATATGTAAACTTAGTAGTTTTGCCATATTGTTTTATAAATTCTTTATCTCTTATTTTCTTATTGTCACATTCAGGCATAATTGTTTGATTTTTATCTGTATATCCTACAACTTCATAATAAACTGTTTCACCTTTTCTCAATCTATTTGCGAATAAATCATGATATTGTTTTCTAAATTCATTACTACCATAAAAGCCTTTATCATAATCTTTTATTATAACTCTTCTTGTACCTGTGACATTATCCCAATTTCTTTTAGGGCTTATATTAACATTCATAAATTTTAACAATTTATATATTAAATGTGGTGTTTTTCTTTTCCTCTCTTTAATCGTATACGAACTACGTTGACTTGTACCATGCATCTTTAAAGTAATATAACACAAATCACCTTTTTTAAATTGATGTGTATTATATGCAAGTTGTGCTGTATCACTATGCTCTTTAAAAAGTGGATATGATTCAGAACTAATTTTCTTGTTTTTTTCTTTAGATACTCCTTGTATTCTTACTTTTCCTTTAGGAATGTATTTTTCACATATTAAAATACCATTTAATGTGGTTATCATATCCCCCTCTTTTAGCGTTGTAATATCACAAAATGATTCTAAACATTTTAATGGCATAAATAAACCATCTGACTTTTCTCCTCTAAGCTTTAAAGTGGATACATGACGTTTTTCAGGTTCTAAATATCCTCCTATTTGATTTCCATCTTCATCTTTCTCCCTTAATAAATTATTGATTTCACAAAATTCCATTCCTAATTTCCCATCAGTAGGAAAATATATACCTAATTCATTTTCTTTTACATCTAGTGAGATTATTACTGAATTTCCAAAGCATTCCCCTACGTTTAATCTATCTGCATTAATATGTTTTCTAATATTTTTTATTCTTGTTATGTACGCATTATAACTCATAAACAACGCCCCTCTTTTTGTTTTATTAAATTATTTTATATTAGTGAGCTATTATTTTTAGATTTTATCATCTTGTTTTAATTCTAATATAGCTCTTTTATACAAATCTATTTTTTCTCTAGTTTCTTTTTCTTGTTCTAATTCTTTTGTTCTAATATCTGCTTTTTTATTTTCTTCTATTGCAATTGTATCTGATTCTATTAACTCTTTTATTAAATTAATATCAACATTATATTTTACATGAATTTTACTTAAAAATTCTTCTCGATAACACATACAAATACAACTTTCTTCTTCATATTTTTCCACTATATCTTTGATTATTTTAGGCATATTTTTATATTTGTTTATCATGTATTCATTATAATTTATCATATATTTAATTTTATTTTCGTATCTTTCTTTTTGTTTTTCTTTAAACCATTTAAATATCTGTATCGCTCCTTTTTTAATTGTTTTATGTTACGATAAAACGAATATTTTATATGCTACAACTTATTTCCATAATATTCTTTGGTTGCATTTTGAACATCTAAATTCATTATCTTTTGGATAGTATCCTATTGAATTTCCACAAGTAGGACATTCGTTCCAGCTTGTTCTAATATTATCTGTTCTTTTCTTGTTTCTGCTAATAACAAAGCTTTACCATATCCTCCAAACATATCTATAAACATTAATTCATCATATCCATATTTCCCAAGTTCTTTTGCAGACGGAAAACGCCTTGAAGATATTTTAAAATCAATCATAGTATTTAATATTTCTTTCTTATTTTCCTGCATTAAATACACCTTCTTTCATCTTATATATAATTATAATATACATAAAATGAATTTATGAACTATTAATTGAAAATATGAAGTAAAATATCTTTTTTACATTATATAAAAGCTTAATTATTTTTTATACATACTTATAATTGGTTTAATATCTATATACTTTACATCTATATTTTGTGCATATCTATTTAATTCCTCACTAAAATTAATTACTTCGTAGAATATCTTATTAAACTCTTCCATATCTTTCTCTTCGTAGTAACCATAAATTATCTTAGGATTATTTGCTTTATTAAAATATAATTCTGACATTATTAATCTTATAATATGTTGGTCATTCTGGATAGACATCCCCATTATTAAAAATGTATTTATATATTTTTCATGTATTATTTCACCAATAATTTTTGAAGGATATTGTGTTTTTTTATTTACATAATCTTTACCTGCTAGTGTGTTTACCATGCTCTTTTGAATCTTGTTATAAAAGTAATCTCCAATTAAAATATCTGAAAAACTTATATAATTATTATTATATTTTAAACCTAGAACTTGATTTGCTACTACTTCCTCTTTATTTAATACAAATTTTCCATGTAAGTGATGAATTTGTTTATCTAAAATTAGTTCTAAAATTCTATCATAATTTAAAGTTAAAATTGCATTAAATTTATTTAAGGATGTTTGCAATTTATTTAAATGAATATTTTTACTATTTTCCAATTTGTTATAATTAATTGCCTTACCATTATCAAAAATAGCTATACAAAATAATAGTCTATAATATATATTAAAGCCATTAAATAATGTACTCTCTAATAGTTTTTCTTTAATGTCTTCACTATTTAGCAATGTAATTGTGCTTTTATCTCCAATATGCACCAATGTAATAAAAATATTATTATCAGGAAAGTCATATATGTCTTTATCCAAATTCAGCTTTTTAATTAAAAAATAAAAGTGTATAAGGATTGTCCAATATTCTATATTTACACATTGCACTCCCCTTTTGCCTGAATCACAAATTTGTTTAACTAAATCTAATTGTCCAATACCAAATGTTGTAGTTACTAATTGTTTGCTATTTTCTAAAGCTTCAATTAGTTTGTTATTTTCTATAATAGATTGAGCAAATATTAAAGCATCTTTAAAAATTTTTAATATTTCATCTTCTTTGCTATATTTAATATATTGTAATACCTCATTATAATTAGTCATATTCTTTTTTCTAAATCTACTATTAAATTTTGTTTTAAATACTCCATTTCTAATCAAAATCTTATGTGCTTCATACAAGCGATTAAAAATTGTACCAAAACTTCTATCAAAATTTATACTTAAACCATTTCCATATAAAAATGCACAGGAATTATTATTGATTATACTTTCTAATGTATTAAATTTTATCTTTTCCATTCAACTTCTATCCTTCTCTTTCTCTTAATATTTTCTCTTTAAATTTTATAGTATAAAAATATTTTATTATTACATCAAACTTAAGCTCTTTATTTATAATTCTATATCTCCTGATTCTAATCTTTCTATTATTTTCTCTATAACTTATGAGGGATACATCTCAGATAAAATTTTTGCATAAGCTTTACATGCACTTCTTTCCACTTCTTCTCTTTCTATATCTTCTGGGATTTTAATAGTTACTTTTTTAATTTCTGCACCTCTTACCATGAATTTTGCTACCTCTCTTCTAACTCTTTTATAATTTCTTCTATATCCTCCGTAGGAAGTTTTTTAACTAAGGCTCTGGCTAATATGCCCATAGCTCTATCTTGCAGTTCTTCCATTACTTTAGGGTCTTCTGGATAGTTCACTATAATTTTTTTTATTTTAGCCATAAAGAAACTCTCCTATATTCATAATTAAACTATTTTTCTAATTTAACTTTATCTTTCATTTTTAAATCATACCATGAATTTACATCCAAATCTACGTATAGCCTTTCATAATTTATTTGATATTTATTAGATTATTTTATATTGCTTTAAAAGTATTATTTTATAGTAAATATTTCCTATAATCTTATAGTATCATTTTATTACTAATTTGTCAAATTGTTTTATATTAACTAACAAGAAAATAAATGCTTATCTTTCGTTTATTGTAATTGCTTATCTTATTTGAACTTTATTTGCATACTTCTTTTTATCTTCATCTAACACATGAACATATATTTGAGTAGTAGATAAATTACTATGACCTAAAAATTCCTGAACATATCTCAAATCTTTTGTTTGTTTTAAATTTATTGTTGCTGATGTATGCCTTAAAGTATGGGCTGTTACATGTTTATTTATTTTGGCTTTCTTAGAATAGCCTTTAATTACGTTATTAACCTGTTCTTTAGTAATATTAAACATCTTACCACTCTTTATATCTTCAAAACAAAAGTAACTTCTTATGGCTTCTCTGGTAGTATTATTTAGATACATAAATCTTATCTTACTACCTTTACCTATTACTCTTATTTTTTCATTGTTTATATCTTCTACTTTTAAATTTAATAATTCACTTACTCTAAGTCCATGGTTAAGCATGATAATTATCATACAATAATTTCTCTTACTGTTAATACTTCCATCTTGTATTGCATTTAATAATTTACTACATTCTTCTAAGGTTAAATATACAGGTTCTCTTCTTTTTATATCTGGAGTTTCTAATTCCTTTGTTGGATTCTCTTTAATTAAATTTGCTTTGGTTTCTAAATAATTAAAGAATGATTTTAAACTAGCTATTTTTCTACCTCTTGATTTTTCGCTATTATGTCTTTCATTCTGTAAAAAATACATAAAATTATATAAATCCTGTAATATAATAGATTTAATATGATTATCTGTAATATCTGATATATCTACACTCGAAAACTTTATATCTTTAGATACTAAACCTTTATCTATCTTATAAAATCTAAAAAACATTCTTAAATCTACTTCATATCCATCTATTGTATTTTGACTTTTATTTTTTATGACTTTTAAATAATTTAAGAAGTCTTCTACTCTTTTAGGTAATTCATTCATTTAAAAACAACCCCTTGTAATTTTTATTAAATTATTTTATATTTATATAATAACATATATTAGAAAAAATTACAAGGGTTATTACAAAATTTCCTTGTAATAATATGGACAAAAGTAACTTTTTATATTAATTACTTTTTTAGTTCGCATCTTGCTCAGCATAATTCCAATAAAAATTACTAATTATAGTGCCATTAGGACTATTTTCTTTAACCTTACCAGAACTACCATAGTTGTCCAATACCTCAAATTCTTCATCGCAAAATATTATAATAGCTCCTGTTTTAAAATATCTTTCTTCAAGCATTTTTAGTACCACCTTTTAAAGCTTTATATTAACATATGTCGCCACTAACTCATGACTGAAGTCACGAGAGTGCGTGGCGATTCTTCAATACATCTTTGATGAATTTTTTCTCTTTGTTCAATTTGCTCTTTAACTTTAAAATTAATAAAATAATCTTCATTTATATCATATATTTCTACTAATACAGTACCTTTTAAATAACAATATTTATATAACTTTCCTTCAACTTTGTAGAAATTATTTATATCTAAATTCAGTTTATTAATAGTTTTAATAAACTTATTAATCTCTCCATCACTTTTATATATCGTTATTGGTGTTAGGTTTGTTACATTTGAATGTTCCATTTTATAAATATTACTTGTAAAGCTCATTATTACTCCTTTATTTGCCACTTTTATTTTTTCTAATTTCCACCTCATGTTTATGTCTCACAGATTTTGCAATACTATCAAAATCACTATAAACCATTTCCAAATTTATCCCCAAGCAATCTAATTCACTTAATATCTTTTCATAATTATTAATTTTAATTGTTACATCAGGTAGTATATTTTGATAATTTAAATAATGGTATCCATAGCAATCTTCTTTATAATACATATAACCTTGATATATAAACAATCCTTTTTGATTGGATATTCTATCAAATAAATTGGGTGGCTGATATATAAAATATATATCTAAGTTTATATAACATCTGTCTTTGTAAAATTTAAATATTTTCAAAAGATTTATAAATAATGCTAAATATATTTTAGCCCCTACAATAATAAAATCTTCTTTTGAATAATCTTCATCCCCAAAAATCATATAATCCTCAAACTCATAAAATTTAGAGGAAATTATATCTTCATCATGTAAATTTTTCTTCAAAAAATAATACATATCTATTAATTTCTTTTTGCTATTTTTTAATAATTTTCTTAATTCTAAAAATTTATTATCGCTATCACTATCTAATAGTCCTTTAATTCCATTAAGATTTACATTATTGTATTCATAATTTCCCACCAAATTTAAAACCCAAGATTCAACCTCGTCTGAATTATTATAAAAAGTATTAAGTATTCTTTTGTAAATTTCATTTTGAATATCCAAATCTTTTGTTAATACTTCAAAAAAATTACCCCCCTTAATTTCAATAACGATGTCACTAATATCAACAAGCCTGTTTTTATTTATTAAATATACTTCAGCAGTGTTACTAAAATATTTCTTTGAAATATTATTACATAAATTGTATATTAATGTATCTTGTAGAGATTTATCATTCTTCAAATCTTCTATTTGCTGTTTACTTGGATTATTAAGTAAATCACTTAAATAATAAGGTTGTTCACCCTTTCCATAACAAGCAAAAAATAGAGATATTAACGGAGAATGTGTAAAATCCACTAAATTAGTTGGTAATTGATGATGCTGACAAAAAGAAGTAAAATGCTTTTTTTCATCTTCAGATATACGACTAATGATTTTATCATAATAGTCTTTTTGAATACTATTGAAATCATAAAAAGTATCAGAATCCCATCCTCCTTTATAAGGTCTAAATCCACTAGCTTCTATTCCATAATATGGTTCATTTTGCCCCCTAAATATATAAGACTCGAAATTATTATCACGAATTACATCGAGATATTCTGAGATTGTACTCACTTCATATTCTTTCATGTTCTCCCCCCCAGTTTAAAATAAAATCGTGAATTTATATTAATTCTATTTCCTTTCTTACTTTTAAAATAATTTTCACTTCTTACATTTTTTCAGCTTTATCAATAAATTCACTTGCATTATTTACAATATTAAACGGAGCATATTCTTCCCAAGTTTCCAAATCACTGATGGTAACTACTTGTTTTGAAGTATTTTTTAGTCTTGCAGTAAGAAATTTTGATAATCCTGCCACTTCTTTGCCATTATTTAATTCAAGTGCTAAAGACCCTTTTTTATTAAAATCTTTTACTATTAAATAGCACATATTCTAAACACCTCTCAAAATCTTTTTTATCATTTATTTTATCTGAATCATACATTTTTCTTAATTTTACTCCAATATCATTATCTTTATACTTATATACATATGTGTGTAGCCAAATATTGAATTTAAAATCCTTATTGGTAAAAAATTGTATTTCTATTGGATAATGATAATTGCTTCTTCTATAATAAATGTGATATCCTCTATATCCATCATCATTAGATTTTCCTTTTGTCATATCTACACACCTTACTAGCTCTGAATCAAGATTAATATTGTTATAACTATCTACTATAACTCTTATTCCTAGTATATCATTAAAACAACCATAAACTTCTTTGCTAGGATAGTATTTATCATATTTTAATAATATTGATTGTAAAGATTTAATTCTATAATTATAATTTTGTAATAAATCTACATTATCATTTAGAAAATCTATATAGTTTTCTAAATCATTTATTAATTCATTTTTCTTAAATTTTCTTAAAGTATTTTTTAGACTTTTACCTAAAGTAGTTTTAAAACTTAATTTATCTAATATCATTAATAATTCATCGTTATTGATAAGTTTTCACCTTCTTCTATCATTTTAATTTCTCTCATTATCTCTCTAAGCATTTATTATATAAAAAATCACAAATACTATCAGCCTTTTGTGTATTATAGAATTCAACCATTAATGTATTGAATTCCAGCTTATTTTTTGCTTTTATATTCAAAACCCCTTGACCATTAGATAGTAAAATCCCATTTGCTAGTAGCCTGCCTGTTCTTTTATTACCATCATAATAGAATTGATTTAAAGCTACAAATAAGAATATCTCAAAAGCTAACTCAGTTTTACTTTTACATCTATCTATAATTTCAGGTAGCTCATTTAAAAATACAGAATTTAAGTCTTCTGCTTGTGGAGGAATATAATCAGTTCCACCTATTCTTACTTGACCATCTCTAAATTTTCCACTTACTAATGCTTCATTAATTGCTACTTTATTATTTATATTATTAAATATTTCTTGGCTAAGTTGAAATTCATCCTTTTGAACCAATTCAAATAAATACTCCCAACTATTTTTTAAGTCATAAATTTGTTGTTCATCTGACACTCTATGACCACCTACAGTTATTCCATCTAATAATGTCTGAACTTCAGGATATGTGAAAGGGTTTCCCTCTAAACTTCCCATATTAAAAATAACATCTGGAAGTGTTTTTTTAGCTATAAATATGAGTTTTTTAATATCTATAGGTGGAATTATATCTAAATATTGTTTTGTTCTTGTAAATAGCATTATATCACCTCTTTATTTTAAAACAACTTTTTATTTGCTAATCTATAATAAACTAATCATCTTGTAATTCTTTTTTTGTTTGTAAATAATTTTCATTTAGTAAATCTTTTATTACATTATTGCAAAAATAGTTATATAAATCTAAGTTTTTTTCTTGGTTGATTTTCATTTTATCTATTGATTCTTGAAACATATTATATACATGTTTTATATTATCATCACTTATTGTTTTATTTCCATTAGTTTGTTTAACTTTTCCAATTATTTCTTTTTCATTGTATTTCATATTTTCCAACATATTTTTATTCTCAATTATTTTCTCATTTACATTTAATGGATTTCCTACACATAGCAAACCATTTGCAACAACGCTTACAAAAGCATTAATTGCAACTAATTCTGAAGTTGTTTTAGCTATTTCTATACATTTAGATTTTACTTGAGTGAATAATTTATCTTTATCATTAAATAACGTTTTATTTATTCCTTTTATATAAAAACTCCCTGCTATCCCCATAATTTCATATAGCTTTTCTTCTTCAAGACTATCTAACGATTGGAATAATTTATAAATTGAATTATATGGATATTCTTTTATATATTTTACATGATATGGATTCATATAACTTACAATTGCATCCTTAATTGTTTTCTCGCATACTGTATTATTTTTCATGGTTTTCCTCCTTTTTATTATACAAAGTATATAAACTTTTCCATTTATTTTAATTACTTTTTTTAACAGGGATATCAAATACCATTATAGTTAACAATATTTCTCTATTGTTGTCATTGGGTTGAGTAAAAATATATCTAAAACATGTTTCTTGCTGAATATTAATTTCTTTTTTATAACTAGGGTGTTTTTGTGCTAAATCAGGTATTTTTTTTATTATATTACTTAAATTTTTATTTCTATTGAATATAAGTATAGCTCCTTTTGTATCTCTCCAACACATATAACTTAAAATTTGATCTATAGTATCTGTAAACACCTTGTCGCCTTTCCAAAATTTACATTCACCTATAAATACGTTTTTCCCATTTTCTCTCATTAATATATCTGTTTTGCCATTTGCATTAAAAGTTTCTCCTGTTGCATTACCTTCATAAATACCATTTAATTGAACTAAAAAATGCTGTCTCAAGGATTCTTCATCCATCTTACTAAAAGCTTCAGGACACCTTTCCATAACTATGCTCATATTATTTAACGTATTAAGAATATCTTCATATGTTGACATATCAATACTTGGTTCGGGAACAAAAGTTTTCTCTTTTATTATAGGTTTTTCTATTTCTACATTTTTTTTAGTTGTTGGAACTACATAAGTTTTTGCATATTCAGTATTTTTTCTTAATGGGATTCCTAATGATGCAACTAAATTTAAATCTTTTAACAACTTATCTTTTCTTTTAAAAAACAATTGTTTTAAATAATTTTTTAAATTATCATTAAAAGGTAATATGCTTTCATTTTGCCAATCTATATATTGTTTTATCAATTTAATGTTTTTATCTAAATCACTCTTAATTTGTTCACTTGTTAAATTTGTATTCTCAAAAGTGAGTAATAAATCAGTATCTTTTACAACTCCACAAGGAATTATAGTTGAAAATGTGGATGGTTTTAAATAAAATAATTCTCTATCTCCTTCGTAAGGTATTCCAATTGTAATTGAATTTCCTTTTATATAAAAAGGTCTAGTTCTATCAGAAATCGCCCTATCCCATTCATGGGATATATCTACATCTATTTCTTTTTGTTCAATAATACTAATTTCTTCTTCATGTAAAACTAAAGGATTGATTATATATTTATTATATAAATATTCAATATAATCATCTTGATTAACATTTAAGATATAATCAGATTTTTGATTTTCTATATTTTTCTTTATATTTTGTTTATGGCATTCAATTGTATTATATAAGTCTCCTTTGCTATAAAACAAATAATCTCTCATACATTCATCCCCCATTTTTAATATAAATTTCTGATTTTATTAACAACCTATAGTATTTTTACTCTTTATTAAGTTGTTTACAGTAAAGTTCAATCCATTCATTGGTAGTTATATCATCAGCTACTCTATAATTTTCTGGAATTCCTCTTTCTCTTAAAGCAAATACATCTATTTCTATTACATCCCCCTGTATTCAAATTAATTAGTTTTACCAATTATAAATCCTCCCTATTAGATTTCAATTTTTTCAGCATCTTTGATATGCTAACACTCAATTACTGCTACTCTTCTATCAATTATAAACTTCCTTACATCTTCCTCTGACTCAAACCATCCAAAGTCTTCTTCACCACAATCAATATATGTTAATAAATAGCTCTGTTTATCCATTTAAGCACCTTCTTCTTAATACTCTTCTATTATTCCATGTCCTCCATCTATGACACTTATTGCTTCTTCATAGCTTTCGCATTCATAATTATCCCAATTTTCTAATCCTTGGTCATCATCAAATAGAATTACATTTTCTATGACAAAATTATCCTCTAAAGAGCTTATAATATTGTCTCTATCTTGTCTATGTTTAACTATAAATTTCTCTTTGTGTTTTTCTTCTATAAAATTTATAAAATCATACTTATCTATTTTATTACGTTCTACTAACCATTTTCCATCTTCTTTTTCATACTCTTCATTATATCCTTCTAATATTCTACATATCCAAAATATATGTGTATCTTCACATATAAATAAGTCTTTACAGTAATCTTTTGTATAAGAAAACACTTTCTTTTGTTCTAATAATTTATTTAATTTATTTGTAACTTTATAATATTTTGCAAATTCCATTATTAACGCACTCCTTCCTCTACTTCTAGTTTTCCTCTTGAAACATTGTTAATTTTATATATAACTTCTTCATTGTTTTCATTTATATATCGAAAATAACCTTTTCTAAGAGATTTATCATAATATCTTTCTTTTGCTTGAATAAGCATAAATTCTTGTAAATCTTCTACCTTATCAAACCAGAATGTATCTTCTATATCTTTGAATTTTACTGAACAACAACCATTTTCATATATCATTAACGATTCTATGTTCTTTTTAAGTCTGCTGTCTATCATTACTTTTAAATTTGATTTGTTCATATTTGTCTCCTTTAAATTTTATTTTTTAATTCTTCTAAATCAATATTTAATAACTTCCCTACCCTCAATAACTCTTCTGCTAAAAAGTTATCATTTTTCAATTTGTATAAAAATGTAGTATAGGGTATATCTACTTTTTCAGCTACCCATTTAATATCGTGTCTTTGATCTTTTATTGTTTCCATTATAACTTGTGCTATATTCATTTCATATTTCACCCTCCTTGTCTTATTTATCCATTTTATTGTATCATACAAACACAGGTTTTTATAGTCGCAACTACAAATTTTTGTACTCATGGATAAAAATAAAAACCTTTTATATACCAACACATTTTACAACAAATTATTTTACATTGTACTGCTAATAATTCATCTCCTTCTTCCTATATTTTTATTATATTGTTTTTATTATCTTTTGTCAATGTTTTTATTAAATTATTTTACATTAGTATAAAATTTCTCATTTATAGCATCATGATATATAAAATACTACGGGTGATTAATTGGTGTATATAAAACTCAAATCTGTAAAATAATGATTTCTATTTATTATCTTCATATTGTTAATCCTTTTTATAAAATTCATGAACCGACTATAGTATTAATTAAAAAATAATAAGTACAATACTTTATTCGTATAACCATGAACTTTATATATTATTCTGTATAAAGTTCATGGTTATACTATAGTGTTATTCAAAATTATAATAGTTCATATAAATACTATAGTAATGATTTTATTTTGCCTTGCATTTCTTCTAAAGCTACTCCTTCTGATTCTTCTAATGTAGCCTTTATCACTTCTATACTTACGCTATTTAATATATTTTGTATAATAACATTATCTATCTTTAATTCATTTAAAGCCATTAATATTTCCATAATAGTATTATATTTTTTAGGTTTATCTTTGCTTTCAACAACATCCAACGCTAGTTCATCGCTTGCTGTATCTTCAAAAATAAATTCAACCCCTTTAGTATTTTCATGCACCCTAACTAAAAACCCTATTTCTATAAGTTTATTATAAGCATCCCTTATTCTTTTCCTACGATATTTTTCTGGTTTTTTATCAGTTAGTGGAATTTTTTGATATAGTGTTTCCCATTTTAAAAATACTTTACTTCTATTTGCTCTCCACTTACTTAGTAATAAATAAATTTTTTTAGCTATTCCCATCTTTAACAACCTATAGCTCTCATAATTAAAGATTTTAAAATAAGAATTACACAAGCTTTCATATATGAAGTCATCTATTTTTACACTCGTGTAATCTTTAATTTTTCTATAGTTAAGACGTTTTTGATTTTTATCTTTATTACTATATCGATAACTTTTGTAGTGTGTGACTATTCTTATAGACTCTTTTTTTTCTGGTGTTAAATAAGTATTAGTTTTTACATCTAGGAATGTTCCTCCTGCCTTATTATATATGGTTGTATCATTCAGTATTTCAAGTGCTATATCTAATTTATCAAAGACATTCTTCCCTAAACTTTTATATCCCATTTCTCTAGCCAACTCACTAAGAGAAAAATTAATTGTTTTATTCATATTCCATTTTTTATTTTCTATATCAAATTCAATGCATTTATTTTGCTTTATATGCAATCTAAATAAAGCAGTTAATACATCAAAACAATATTCGTCTGGAACACCCCACTTACTCCCTCTTACTTCTATTGTTTTTTCTACACCTTTACTATCAACCCAAACATACTCAACAGCTGTTAATGGTTCTTTTTCTTTATAATAACTTATAAAAGGAATTTCTATTAGATTCCCTTCTAGTATACTTTCGTCAACTGGAATCTTTAAAACTTTTACTTTTTGTGAAGGTTTCATTCCTTTATATGTTTGCTCCTGTTTTTTAGGTTTTTTAGGTTGTCTATATTCAATGTCATCTTTAAACCCTAATATATTATTGACTTTATCTACAATAGCTAACTGTTCGATTTCCTTCATACTTCTCTCTCCTCATATAACATCTCATGTATCCACTTGAAAATACTATAGTATTTTTTATTACATTGGATTTTTACTTGTAACGAATGTAATTCAATACCCTGCTTAGCTTCGTTAAATTTTACAGATACATTTATATTATTTTCTTGCTTTTCTTCTTGTTTGCTGTTATATTTTCCTCTTTTGAGTTTTGTTGTGGTTCTTTTTCTGTTATAGTAGTATCTTCTTTTTTATATGTATTTTTCTTTTGTGCTTTAACTCTTACCCATTTTTCAACTTCTTGAACTTCTTCGACTTCTTTTAATTCAAATATTTTTATTTTTCCTTCTTCAAGTGATTTTGACATTCTATATTCAAAATCATAATATCTTTTAGGATTTTTTAAATCTTTATATCCTCTTGAAGCACTTCTAACTATTTCATATATAAAAGCCTTTCTAGTGTCTTTTATACCCTTCCATGTTCCTGTTTTCATATATTCTGTTGTTATTTTCCAATAGTGCCCATGATATGGTAAAGTTATATAATCACCTACTTTAAAAGTATCTCTTTTAACTTCAATCATTTTCCATACTTTTTTAGTTACCTTTTTTATAACTCTTTCCATTTTTTCGTTTTGTTGTTGTTCTTGTGCTTCTTTTTCTGTTTCTTCTGTACCGTCTCCTATTCCATTCATACTGTTTACTACTCTTTCCCATCTTAGTACTAATTTTTTAAAATCATTAATTATTTTTTTTGTTTCTTCTGGTAATTCTCTTTTTTTACCATTCCATTTATTATAACCATCTTTAAATTGCATTGTATTAATATCAAATACCCATGAATTTGGAAGATCTCTGTATTTTGTTATGCCAATTCCTTTATCATAAACACTACTATCTTTTTCAATATGCCATTTACAGCGACCAGGGTTTGACATATGGGCAGTAGTATAACCTATTATTTCAACTTCTGGAGCATTTGATTTATTATTTTTAATTTTTTCTATTAACATTTTAGCGTTTGTTTCTTCTCCTTCTGTTGCTCCTCTTTCTTGTGTTAATGCTTCAAGTTTTTCGATTTTATTTAAATCAGATTGACTTAAACATGAACCATAGTTATATTTTTCAATTGGCATACTTTTTGCAGAATATGGAGTATCTACACATAAAACAAAACCATTCTTTTTTGCTATTCCTCCCCAATTTGCAGGGCTATAATAGTCTGTCATCATGTCGCTTTCATCCTCTTTATAGTCTAATATCTCCCAACCTCTATTTCTTAATTCATTAGCTATATTTACTTTTGCTTCTCTCATATCATAATAATTTGACATTTAAAAACAACTCCTTATTAATTGATTTTTAAGTTTTAATATCAATTATCAAAATTTTTCTGTTATATGGTTTTATTTTGATAACTCATATTAAAACTTAAAGTTAGGCTATAGGCTGTTATATATCTATAGCCTAAATTGATTATTGAGTAACTAGAAAATTAGTTTGATTTTTATTTACTCTATATTTATATAAATCTTTGCAATAGTTTTCAATTTCGTTCCATAATCTATCAACCATATTATTTTCATATCCATAATCAATAGACACTAATCTGAAACTCCCAAGCCTAAAGGCATGGGGTTCTTAGGTACTAAATAATTTCTATATTATCTCGAAAGTATAATATCACTAATTATTTTCCGTAATTTCTACAAGCCACTACCCTAAAGGGTAGTTGGCAGTTGACAGACCTTTATAAAGTTCACTATATATAATATGATAACATTATGAATGCAATCTTCCAAGAAAATAAACTTACTTTATAGTGACCTTGAATAGTAAGAGAAAATATAAAATATTCACTTACATATATGTTATCCACATACTTATCAACAGTTACAATTGTTAATTTAACAAAGCTACATAGAATTATTAACATTATCAACAGTATTGTTATACACAATAACATTTAACTATAGTAGAACCATGAACCTTATCAAGTATTCTCATGAACTAACTATAGTACAACCATGCTCTTACTATAGTTAGTTCATGAACCTTATCGAGTATTCTTATGAACTTAAAATGTGCATAAACCTTTTAACACCAACACTTATAAATTCCAATAAGAACTTTATAAGAACTTTATAAGAATATATTATAAGAAATAGATATAAGAAGAAAAAACTCTAATCTTCCCTATTCCTTTCTTTTAATCTTTTTTTTATTAATTTTTATATAATACATAAATTTTTAAGTCGTTTTAAGACATTTATTATTAATGCTTGGACAGTTTAATAATAATATACAAACTCTAATTATTACATAAGTATTAATATTTCTTTGATTGAATTGTTTTTATTTACATTTCCAACAAATAATTATCAATTCCAATTTTCAATGATTATTTGTTTTGTAGTAGTATGTATAATGATATTAGTTACATCTTTTTCAATTTTTTTTATTTCTTTTGTGTCTATTATGTATTTCTCCATTTCTCTAAATTCATTTAAACCTTCTATTGTTATATTCTTATCAAAATTATATCTGACATTACTTAAAACCTTTTCGTTTCCTTCTATTTCGGAAATAGTTATACCATATCCTTTGTTTTCATTTAAATAATCTATAATTTCTATTTTCATTAATAATACCTCCATTTTTCTTTTAAAGTTATAAAATTTTCAATACTGCGAACAAATGTTCGATTATGATATATTTTAATTATACCACAACCTAAATATTGGAACAATCAATTTTTTATACTTTTTAAATATATTTGTTATTATACAATTTATTTACAACGATAAGTTTAATAATACTATAACTGAAATTAAATAATATAATGAAGAATGTTTTAAAATTATTTTGAATAGGAGTATAAAAAAATATAAACTTGTCGAATTTTATATAATAATACTTTTTCCAATTAACCCAATAAAATATAGGGTTAATTGGAAAAAGTCAATTTTAAATTATGATAAATCTATTATATCTAATTTGAATTTATTGTATAAAATATCATATATATCATAAAGACGATATCCTGTTTGGATACCTAATTTTTCGTTTTGCTCAATATATCGAGCAAAATCTATCTTTCTTAACTTATTCCCACTATATTTATTTTCTGTAAGTTTTACCATTCTGTTGATAATGCCTGAATGATAGAGACTTTGAACAGTTACATGCTGAGAATTAACATTTAAAAAATGCTTAAATATCTTAAGTACTCTAGATTGAATTGTCTGCCCATAAACTTTTTGACCACTGTAATTATTTATCCTAGCGTTTAACTGAGCAGTAGGAGCTATTAAATAAGGAGAATCAACTATTTTTGTCATGTCGTGACATCCCATTCCCTTACCATTCTTGAAATAATAAGTATCTGATAATAATGATCTTTCTATTGCATCTGAAAGAAATTCATTGCATTTTATTTCTATTGTTTCTAGTGTATCTTGCTTTACATATTCTAATATTTTAGTTTCTTTATTATATTGTTCTTTTTTAATATTAATTAAGTCTTGATTATTAGTTCCTTTTATTCCTTCAAAAATTAAAAGAGATATAACAATATCTTGAGGGTTTACTAAATCTTGTACAGCTTCATATAACATACTTTCTGTTATATATTTTAAATACTTTAGCCTTTTATTTACTAGTCCTTGTAAATAAGATTTTTGAGATATAGTATTTAGTAAACCAATATCTTTTTGAATGCCATAATGCTCTGTGCAAAATTTTAAATAGTCTAAAATTCTATTCTTATAAACCATCGCTGAACTTTCAGAACTAAAAGTCATGTTTTCTAATAGCCTGGAAATTTCATCTACAGTGTAATATTCTATATTTCTATTTTTGTCTATTGTTTCTTCAAAGGTACGAATTTTATACATCTGATTTTCATAATTATCTATAGTCACATTCTGTAAGTCTTGTTCGTTCTTTAAAAAATCAATATATTCTTTTTTTCTAGAATCTAATTCTCTATAATATAATTTATTAAGACTAGTAAACTCTCTTGTTCTACCTATCATTATCCTTTTCACCACTTTCGACTTCTAAAAGATTATCTAAATAATCTTCTAGTTTTTTTATATTTTTTTTACTAATTTCATCTTTGTGCAAGTGCATATCTTCTAATATTCCACCTTTTCTATAGTCTATTTTCTTTAATACATTAATTAATCGTTCTCTCCAATTAATATCATTGAATAATTTAGAAGCTAAATATAAATATCCTCTGAACATATGCATATTTAACTCATAACCATTTTCTCTTGATAATTTAATATCTCTTAAATGGTTTTTATGATAGCTTAATATATATTTAAAGAATTCTTTCAAAAAAATCTTAACTTTATCTTCTCTTATAATATCCAATTCATCTAATTTAAAATATTTTAACCCATCTGCAAATATATATAAAGGTGTAAGTTTATCTAATCTTTTAACATCCTTTAAATCTTTACCAAGCCTATTTGCAAGTGGATTACCAGATAGTCCACCACCTCTGTTCATATAGTAAGCCATTTTGTTCTCTATAGTCATTTCCATAGATTTCGTTAAAGATTCGTCAAGAGGGTTCTTTTTACTTTCTTGAAAGATATATTGTCTAGCCAAATATGGATCTAAATTCATGATTTGAATACCCATATTTAGAATAAAATCTTTACCTTTTCTACGACACATATTTCTAGCTAAACTTCCACCAGTAGTTCTATGGTTTCCATCTACTAAATTTAAACTTGTATTTTTATTTATCTTTATAACAATATCATATAAATTATCTTCTTTTTCAATTACGTGAAAATCTTCACTTCCATTGGCAGGAACATTTATAGCTATATAAGTCGGTATATACGTATCCTCAAACATGCTTTTAGATATCTCATTCACTGATTTTGGAAATACTTTTGCCTTTTCAACATAAGTTCCTCTCCACTCATATTTCTCCGTCTCTCTCTGGCAATCTATATTGTAATATAGAATACCCTTCTCTCTTAAATCTAAAATATAGTTAAAGTCACCAACTGTGCTATACACACCTTCTTTCATAAAACTAACATTTTTAAAAATGACTGTTTTATAATCCTTTTCTTCTTCTATGGGTAATATTGAGTTTTTATATTTTCTTATTTCATCCTCTGTGAAATACAATTGAGGGTTTAGCTCTTTTTGTAATTGTTGTTGTAGTTCGTTTAATTTAGAAAGAAAATCTTCGTCTAATAACATTTTGTAAAATGTTTCTGTTATTAAATATAATTCCCTCTCATTAAGCATATCAATTTGTATATCTTGATTATACAAATTATTTATAATATCTTCATCTACTTTATTTTCCAATTGTTTAATTACAAATCCCTTTTTCATTAAAAATTGTTTTAGGCTTAAACAGCCTGTTAGTTCCTTTACTAATTTGTTATATTTATCTTCTAACATTTAAAATCCTCCCTTAAAAGTATATAATACATTATATCATTTATATACAACAATTTGCAATGAAAACATTGTTATATATCCCTTAAAGTTAGCAAATTATAGAAAAATATAGAATTTAATAACTTATTATTTAAAATTTTAGATAATAAGCTTATTTTTATCATGCTCTGCAATATGTCTTATTGCAGAAAAATAAGAATAGAAAATACCTTGTTTGTGAAACTTACCTTTTGAATTAGTATTTTTTTTATTATAATGATGTAATACAAACAAATTATTTTTAAAAGGTTCTATAAACCATTCATCGAATAAAGATATAACTATTATAGTGTCGTTAATTTTCTGTATTGTTAAATTATAATTTTTAGCATACTCTTCGAGTTGAAACAGAGATACCCTTTTTCTTTCTTCTGTTTCTAATTTTTTATCTTTCATTTAAAACAACTCCTTGTTTAGTATAAATTTATTTTACAACTAATATTTAAAAATAGCAATAAAAATTCAAACTTTCCTGTATGCTATTTTTAAATATTTTATTGTAATTGGCTTCTATTTCTTTAAATCTTGAATTGTTACTTAATTTATTAATCAAATATAATAGTAACATTTTTTCTTTATGTTTTTTGTTGTTTAATATACTTAAAATTTTTTCGTATTGTTTAATTGATTTAGAAATAGAACCCTTATCTTCATGGATTTTACCCAATAAAAATAACGAAGATAGGTATTTATAATTATAACAATCTTTTTCATCTTCCTCTACAAACTCAAGACTCTTATTACATAATAATAATGAGTCTTTATAATTGCCATTTCTTTTTTCTATGTTTGATTTATAAAAATAATAAAACCAAATTAAACTATTTCGTTCATACCCATCTAATAGCATATCTTGTAATATACATACTAGTAGGTTTTTTAGAATTAAATTACACTTTGCATAATTACACTTATTATATAAGTTCCGTATATTAATTTTTAAAAACGTGTAATCCATAAAAGACATATCCCCCTCTTTAGTTATTTAAGCTGCTGTTTTATTCAAGTAATTGTTAATTTCTTTTATTTTTGAAATATAATACTTTGAATAATCTATATTATACTCTGTACAATAATCTTTAAAATTATTTATCTGTAAATTTAAAGAATTTAATAAATCTATTTTTTGGTATTTTTGACTTATAATATAAGATTCCAATTCTTTTATAGCTTCAGCCATTCTTTTTATTCTTTTTACATCTGGTTTGTTAATATTTAATATATTTGATGGTCTGGAGTTACTATCTAAAGCTAACTGTATTATAAGTTTGGAATCTACTTGTTCCATAATTTCTCCTGAAGCTCTTCCTATGTAGCCAATTATTTGCTTTGTACTAATTAGAGTAACCTGTTCTGTTAAAATAAGAGAATCATATTTTAAATTATTAAACATATCTTTCTTTATAAAGATATGAGTTATCATTCTTTTTTTGTTCAACTTGGATGTAAGTGGAACAACATGTATGGCTGGACTATATTTGTTACACAAGTTGTTTGCAACAACAATACAAGGTCTTATTCCTCCTTGTACGCCTGTTAACCTTTCTCCAAAATTTACTTCTATAACATATCCTCTTTTTATCATTTATTATTCTTCCTTTCCATTTTATTTATTTTCAACCCCATTTATTTTTTAAAATTATTTTTAATTTGTTTATTAACTATAGTATATTATACTATAAGTATAATGTCAATACTTTTTATAATTAATTTTAAATTATTTTATATTAATCTTAAATTATACTATATGTTGTGGTTTGGTGTTTTAAAATGTATATATATTGTGGTCAAAATAAGATAAAAGAAGGAATTTATACAAATTGCCTATAGAAATATAGTGTAATTAACTAAGTATTCTATAGGCAATTTAACTAATTGAAATTAATAATCTAATAAACTCTCAAAATCATTCTCAATATTGTTTTCAATAATACTTCTTTCTAATAATGAAATAATACTATCTTCATCATTATTACAAGAAAATCCTAATTCTATTTTTATATTTCCCCATCTATTAAATTCTATAAAAGTATCTTTATTATATATGTTCTTTTGTAAATATGCCTCTAATATACTCTCAATCTCTTTTTTACAATAGTCTTTGTAATTTTCTTTATTCTCTTCGAATTTAGATTCAAAAATACGACCAACTAAATTCATAGAAAAACCTTCAAAACTATTAATATTTGCATATTCACTTTCACTATCATTCCAATAACTATGATTTCCATTACAAATTTTATAGTCTATATAGCATGTTTTAAAAAAACACTCTTTGTTTTTTATCATTTCATCTATAGTGAATTTATTTTTAATCTTATATATTTTATCAATTTTCTTAAAAAAATTATAAAAATTCCCTTGCTCATCGTATTTCTCTAATACTTTGCATTCACTATATTGTTTATATATGTATTTATTGTTTTTATAAAAATCTATCAAATATTTGAATCTACTATCTATATATTCTTTACTAAATTTATTTATAAATTCAGTGTTTTTATTACCAATATATAATATATTAAACAATGAATCTTTAAATTCTTCATTTAATTCTTTCGCAAAATCACTAATAGTTTTTGTTTTATCTATTAAATAAATATTTATAGTTTCCTTATCAGAATCCCCGTCTGCGACCAAACTTTCCACTAATACCATTAAACTTTCATCACTTATCATTTTATCAATCCCCCATTTATTTTAAAGTGTTTATTATGCATTAAATTATTTTAAGTTATAATAAAAACCCTCATTTATTAAAATATATAGTATAACAACCACACTTATGATTTTATGGCTGTTATACTTATTCTACAGTCATATAAACTCTGCATTATCTACTTCTTTTAATAATTCTTTTATTTGCATTTTTAATTGTTCTCTTCCTATTTTATTAAAAATTTCTGTAATCTTTTCTGATGGATTCTTAGCATAGAATATTTCCTTTTGTTTATCCTCTGAAATATATCCGTACAAATCATCACTTATTAAGCTTTCTACTGTTCCATGATAAATAGATAATTCATTTCTCCCTGAATTTCTTACTGACATATCTGCACCATCAAACATTTCAGATAATTTATCAACAATATTTAAAATTCTATAATCTGATGTTAAAGTATTTTTTATAACATCTTCATTTTTAGCTAGAAATATAAATTCAGGCTCACAAGCTTCTTCTCCATAAACATATTTTATCAAACCTTTATTAATTAATTGTTCTATTTCGTCTGTTATATCATCTACGTCAATATAGATAAACTTAATTTCACCTTTATTTATTTGTTGAATATTTTCCATTTTACATCTTCCTTTCATTTTAATTATAATTTCTATTTCCAAAATTTACAACAGAATTCATTATCAACATTATAATTTATTTTTACATTTATTAATTTAGGTATTACAAAACTACTTATTAAATCATCCATAATCTCTGTAGAATTAATTAAAAATTCTTCATAACTATCTATACCTCTATAGTTATTAATTTTCTTTTTAGATTTTTTTATGTATTCTAATTCATTTAAGTTTTCTAATATTATATTTGCTAAATTATATATCTTATCATCATTTTCTCTTATATGTTCTGCAAGAACACCTGATTCGGTTAATGCTACAAAGTTATCTTCTATAACATTTTGATTGAAACTTCCTCTAAAATCTTTATTATAACATTTTCCGTTATTATAAAATCTACAATTAAAACATTTATTTTCCATTATTAAACCTCCTATAAAGGAATACTAGCCTAAGCTAGTACCCTTTATTCTATTTTAATTTCCTTAATCCTGTATTCATTGCCTTTTGAATTAGTCCATAGCCAACCTCTGTCTTTATTTTGTATTGGATTGCCATATCTGCCTTCTATGAAATTTATAGCTTTATCTACTGTGAAAAATCCTGTTGTACTTACCGAATTATTGTATATTACTATATACGCATAAGTCATTTTTAACATCTCCTTTTATATATCCTCTTGATTACAATTTAATTTTATCAAATTGTTTTATGATTGTCAAGCATTAAATAAAATATTCAATTACCTTTAGCACATTTTCTCCATATTTTTCGTTTATGAAATTATTTTATATATGTCAATAGATAAATGGAATATTTTTATAAAACTATCTTTTTAATACAAATTTTAATAAATAGAGCGACAACCTAAATTATCGCTCTTAAAAGTACGATACTGTATCAATATTTTTATTTGTCAATGAACTTAATTCTGGTTCCTCTGAAACTCCCAAGCCTAAAGGCATGGGGTTCTTAGGTACTAAATAATTTCTATATTATCTCGAAAGTATAATATCACTAATTATTTTCCCTAAAACTTTCACTATCAAAAATTGCTACCAATTTATTAACAATAGTATAACGCCCATTTCAAGGCGTTTTAATAACTTATATACCCATACTACTTAGATTCTTTAATCCTTGTAGTCTTAATATTTCTTTATTATGCAATTCTAAAAATCTATCAAAATCTTTTATACATAATTCATTATTAATGCTTTTTAAATCATTATTTACATTTTTAATTAAATAACTAGAATATAAATCTCTTTGAACTTTAATTTGTTCTTCATTATATTTAAAATAATTCCATCTTTGACTTAATTTCTTTTTATTATATTCTTGATTTAAATGATTATATTGAGATGCTTTCACTTCTCTAGTATTTATCTCATAATACAATCCACCTTTAGCTTTTAATTTATTTTTCAATATAGTTAAAAACATACTTGGTGCTTTATTTGCTAATGATTTACCAAATCTTTTCTTCCTTTTAAATTTACCCTTATCATTCTTTTCTGTGATTTTGCTACGTTTTTGTAATCCCTTATAGTTCATATCTTCTACATAAACAGTATCACAATTTCTTAGTATTTCATTAATCATTATATTATGGTCTTGTTCTCTTACATCTGCTTGTTTTCTATATAAATCTTTAAGGATATTCTTTGCTTTTATATACCTCTTTGAATAATTCCACTCCAATTTAATACCACGTTTGATAGTACCATTTTCATTAAAATTATTAGGATTAGTTGCTCTTTTACTTCTATCCATATATCTTAATATTTTTCTTTTTTCATTTTCTATATTTTGAACTCTAGGTACTAATTCTAATAATTTACAATCATAATCAGATATATAAGCAACTGTTTGAGTGCCAATATCAATACCACAAACGCCTAAACCTATATCATTCTTAACTTCACCTTGCTTATTAATTTTAATAGGTGGAATACCTTCTAATATTAATTGTAAAATGTATTTGTATTTTCCACGAACAAATTTTCTTTTAATTCTACAAAAACAAATTTTATCTCTTAAAGCATCTGTTTCATATTTATTATTAATATCTAATTTAACTGGTATTTCTAACCCATTCCATGAGAACATATTAGTTTCTATATTATATCTAATACCAGTACCATTAGATTTACCTTCCAAGGAATTCAATGGTTTGTTTATACCTTTAAAATGTACTTCTTCGCCTTTTCCAAATAAATTATCATTCAAGGAAATCCAAACTCTACTTGCTATCTTTTGGGCACTGAAACTATCTATATTCTTTTTAAAATGTCTTTGTATTGGTTTAACATCTGTATGAAGTGAATATTCATTTAATCTAAATTCTTTCAACATATCGTTTTTAATATTAAAATATGGTTTGTAAAGTTTATTTCTTTCTTTACCATCTTTGTGAACTTTGTATACATTTAATATATTATTTTGATTTTCTCTCCATCTTTTAGTTTTAATCATTTCTCTATATCTCTTTAAAGCTTGACCTAAAACAGCATTATATATTTTTCTTCCTATATCAAAACGCTTATCTAATATATCTTCTTGAAATAATTGAGTTTTTAACTTTAAATTTAAAACATATCTTTGTTTAGGAGTTTTACTCATGAATATTCACCTCACTTTCTAATATCTCTTTTTTTGATTTTCTACATATTTCTTTATTGTTTCACTACATACATTTCCAGCAGTTGAAACAAAATAACTTCTAGTCCACAAACTAGGCATTTTTGATAATTCTTGAAATTCATCTCTTAAAACTCTACTTGTCACACCTTTTATCTTTTGCATAATATCTGAAGGACTTAATGTAGGTAAACAATTTAAAAACATATACGTATGGTCTTTATCACACTCAATGGCTATTATTTCAATATCCAACTCCTTACATACATATTTGACTATATGCTTAAATCTTTCTTCTACATTAGGAATATTAAATATTTTTCTTCTATATCTAGGACAAAATACAAAATGATAATTAATTAAACTTACTGTTGTTTTTGTTTTTCTATAATTATTTTCCATATTTTTATTATATTATTATTTGTGTATGTAGTCAATACCTTTATACATTTTTATTTAAATTATTTTTTATATTATCTTGTGCTATCCATCCCACACCTGAAGGAGTGGGCTTTTCGCACATGTTTTGTAAATAATAAAATTATTATAGCAACTATTTTTGATGATTTAATCATTTTTGTAATAATATCTATTACTTTTTGCAATATAAATCAGCTCCTCATTTGATGAATATTATTATATTCCAATTATACCATAAAATATTATAAGTTTCAGTTTTTTCACAAATATATGTATTTATATTAAATTGTTTTATGTATATAAAGTAAAAACTTTTATTTATTAAATTTATTTATTTCATCTATTTTAGTTCTAAAAAATTCTATTCCTTCTATTGTGAAGACTGTTTGGCTGAATTCTCTACCTATTCTATCTACAATTTTTATATCCGTAAAATATCTAGTATCTTCTTGTGTGTATTTTGAAAATGCTTTTAACCTACCAGTAGGCTTATTTTTCTTATCACTTGTTTTTATCTGCCTATACATATATTTATTATGTATTAACCAGTTTTTGAACTGCTTTTCTTTTACACCAAGATTATTTTTAGCTTCTCTTAATCCGAATGTTGCATCTGAATCAGTTAAATTAATTACTTTTTTAACTGCTCTATCTCTTTCTTCTTTAATCTTCTTTTCTTTCTCATCCTTATATTGTTTTAATTTATTTACTGCCATAGCCTGTTCCATATCATCTTTAGCCATCATTATATTCAACATTAATTGCTTTTCTTCATCTATTTCATTTGTAATATTTTTAATTATTTGTTCATTTTCTGATATATCTAATAGTCTTGTTCTTATTTCTTTTGCTACATCACTTTCAGTTAACAACATAGCTATATTTAATATAGTTCTACGAATAAATATAGCTAATTGTGAGGTGAACTTTAATTTTTCAAGGGTAACTTCATCCTGAAGTTTACCTTTAAAATCTTTTAATTCTTTACCTTTTAAAATTTTTAACCCATTAGCTAATAATTCATCTTTATTTCTAAGCATTAAAGAATTAATAGCTTTCTCACCCACTTCAAAATAATCAGCAACCATCTGCATAGTCATGCATTTTCCATAAGGCAATAACATCACCTTCTTAACTTTATCTAATACCTCCACATTTTCTATTAATTTTTCTCTTAAATCTTTTCTTTCCATTATCTCTTCATTTCTCATAAAACACATTCCCTCTTTCTTTATTTTTGATTTTACCATCACGTTTTAAACGCAACGGTTTGATTTATTATTAATTTATGTCATCACCACAGTTTTATAACTGTGGCTGTTATATTGATTAATATTAATAAATTATTTTATGATATAATTATCTGAATAACCTATCATTTTCTGTATCTTATCTATATTCTTTTCTGTAATTTGCCCTGAAAAAACTATAGCATCATGAAATATAATTTTTATTTCTTTGCCCACAGTTACAGGATTTTTTCTGTTATAGAGATTTGTTTTGATATTAAATTGTTTTAACTTAAATTTTTTATTCATTTAAACACCGTTGCTGAAAACTATGTAAACTTTGCACTTCTTGTTTTATTTTACAAAGTTCTAGCTAGAAAGCCACTACCATTTAGGGTAGTTGGCAGTTGACAATAATTTATAATTTTGTGGATAATGCTATTATAAACACAAAGATAGTAGCAAATAGAAGTCCCTAAATAAATACCAATTGATAATATTAAAAACAATATTAAATATAGCATCTTTTAACTCCAATCTACAATTTTTTTTATAACAAAAGCAATAATACATATCCAGTTACAATTATGAAAATTACACTCACAGCATCTGAAATTGAATTAAGGAAATTTTTAAGTTTAATAAACCTATTCCATCTATTGTAAGCTTCTTTTTTAACGATCCAAGTCTTTCCTAAAATAGTGACTTTTAAACGGGTTTTATTACTTTTAGTATTTTTTTTACTATTATACTCTTGTGATAAAATTTCCATTTTATATCCTCCTTAATTATTAGATTGTTTTATATTATTAGGTATAAATTTAATTATACCCAATAACTCTATTGTTCTAGCATCAATCTTCTTATAATTGAAATATTCTTATCTGCCATTTTAGGACGTCTAGGAATTGGATATAATTCTTTTAATCTTTTATGAATTTCTTGATAACTTTTACCATCTTGTTGCATATATCCAACTCTACCTTCAATATCTCTTATATCATCGATATCTTGTACTGATAAATAATTTCTAACTGTATCATAGGATTTTAATTTTAATCCTAAAAAATCTTCTATCTTTTTTGCTGTCATTCCAAATAATAATTTATATACATAATTAGTTTCTCTAGCATAAGCATTATTTTTTACATCTTTTGGATTATGCCAAGGAAAATCACCTTTTTCAATAAAATATTTTATTGTATCGGTAGTTTTCTTTCTTTCTTTTTTACCTAACAATCTAAGCATATATTGTTCTGTATCATCCTTATTTAGAATTAATTCTTTCATTCTGAAGTAATCTCTAATTACTTTTTTATAAATAATCTTAGATTTTGTATCTTTCATTAAATTTATTAATAGAGAATAGCCTTGTTCAGATAAAATATATAAATTTTTAGCATTACCTATTTGTGATTGTGTATAAATTTTAGCTTTTTTTAGATTTGAAAACACCACGTTTGAAACGTCTTGTTTTAAATCTATTATATCAATACCAAAGTGAACCTCACATGGCTGAAGCCACGTGCTTCCCTCATTACTTTAGGATTTCCTGTTTCTACGACCTCGTAACCTACTATCTCCACAGGCGTAAATTTGGATAGTCCCTACCCTATTTTATTTATATAGTTTTATATTAACTAACTTTTTCTAATTCTAATTCTTTTAATCCTTGATTAAGTATATTTATACTTGCATTTTCATCCCTATCATGTTTTGTATTGCATTGTGGACATTCCCAAAATCTTATATTTAGATTTTTAGTATCTTCATTTTTATATCCACATACATTACATAATTGACTACTAGGATAATATCTATCTACTTTATGATACTTACGTCCATTCCATTCTGATTTATAAGTTAATTGTCTTGTTAATTCATACCATCCACAATCATGTATTGATTTAGCTAAATTATGATTTTTAACCATACCTTTAATATTAAGATTCTCACTAAATATAAGTTGGTTTTCCTTAATCATTTTATGAGAAATCTTATGTAAATTATCTTTTCTAGTATTAGTTATTTTTTCATGTAATCTAGCAATTTTTATTCTTTGTTTTTTCCAATTTTGACTACCTATTTTCTTTTTAGCAATTTGTCTTTGTAGTTTTGCTAACTTTTGTTCGTATTTATATGTTAATTTTTTATTATCTATTTTAGTACCATTTGATGTAATTAATAAATCTTTAATACCTAAATCCATAGCTATTTTATTATTATTTTGTTTTAATTCTTGATGTTCACATTCCACATTAAAACTAACAAAATATTTACCACTAGGAGTTTTAGATACTGTTGCAAATAATATTTTACCTTTAAATTCCCTGTGTAACTTAGCCTTTATCCATTTTAATTTAGGCAATTGAATTTTATTATTATTAAAATCTACCTTTATATTATTATTTGTAAAATTAGTAATATAAGAATAATAATGATTTTTCTTTGATTTAAACTTAGGAAATCCAATATGCTCAGTGAAAAATTTCTTATAAGCATTATCTAAATTGTAAATAGAATTAGTTAAAGCGAATTTATCTACTTCTTTAAGCCAAGGATATTCTTTTTTAAGTTCTCTATTACAATAATTATTACAAGTTGTTTTATTTTTTAGTTGTTTATTATCTTTATCTTCCTTATATAAATCTATTTTCTTTGCTAGTATTTGATTATATACGAATCTAACACATCCAAATGTTTTATTTAATTGTATTTCTTGTTTTTCAGTTGGATATATACGATATTTGAAACCTTTTATAACTGTATTCATAGATAAATTCACCTACCTTTCTATTTTTGTTTTTGACTTTGAATATATTGTTTTATTTGTTCTTCTGTATTTTCTGATACAGTAGCTACGAAATAACTAGGATTCCACAAATGTCCTCCCCATAGTTTCTTTTTTAATTCATTGCCATATTCTTTCATTAATAATCTAGCACTAACACCTTTTAATGCTCTCATAAGGTTCGGAATATAATGCTGAGGACTACATTCTATTAATAAATGTATATGGTCTAAATCTCCATTGATTTCTAATATTTTAAAATTATTATCACTTGCTATTTTATTTAATATTTCTATCAATTTATTTTCTATTTCATCAGTTAATATTTTATGTCTATATTTCACACACCATACTATATGGTATTCTATAGAATATACGTATCCTCTGCCTTTATGCATTTCTGACATATGTTATTCACCTCTATATATAATATAACATATGTATATTAGTAAATCAAGTATTTATAGTGTATTTATTATAAGTTTATATTAACATATGTCGCCACTAACTCATGACTGAAGTCACGAGAGTGCGTGGCGATTCTTCAAAATATTTATCTCCACTATCTAGAATAATATTATTATTAATTAGTTCATTTATTCTTGCTACTTTTTTAGTTATATCTTTTTTATCATTCGGATTGTCACAATGGAGTTTTGCAATCTGTGGTACTGTTAATATTTTTTGACCTTGACCAAAACCACCATACAATTCTTTAATTTTGATAGGAATATCAGAAATTTCGACTTCATTTCCAGTACATACTATATCCCATTTTAATTGTTCTTTTACATCAGACATTTTATCACCCTTACCTTTCGTATACCATTATTATTTTTTAAAATTATTTTTATTTAATATTAGTAGCTTAAGATTAAATTTTTACTACAATCTTTATAAAATAATGTTAAGACACCATCTAAACTTTTATTAAATTTAATTAATTCACCTTTTTCTATTTTAATTTTATAATTATGTATTATATCCATTTGTCCCGTAGCTTCTTGTATAAGTAAGTCGGCTATAATAAGAATTACATTATTATTATCCTGAATTTTAATATTAAACATAGTAGGCACATCATTATTTGTGTTCCAACTTATCATAGAAGTTTTTCTTAATACATTTAATAAATTTTTTATCATATTTAACACATCCCTATTATAATATTTGCAAGGTTTGGATTAATTGGTTTGTTTTACCTTACAAATATATAATACACCTTATAGTTGCGTATGTCAATACTTATTTATGAATATTTTAGTAAAATTATATAATAATACTAATCTTCCTTTTCATAATAAAAAATATCTGTAAATTCTACCCCTAAAACATCTGCAATTTTAAACCCCAGTTCAATAGTAGTTTTATATCTATTATTAATTATATTAGATATAGTAGATTTATTAACTCCTACATGTTTGGCTAACCATACTTGCTTTATACCTTTGCCATCTATTATTTCTTTTAATCTATTTTTTACTGCCATAATTATCCTCCAAAATTAAATATTATAATACAATAATTATAACATAGTTAGCTAAATGCATATATTATTAGAATTATAAAACATATAATAAAAAACAAATTTTATCACCTCTGTATTGATTAATACGCTTTTAGATTTAATTCTTTTATCATTTATCTACCTGATTAAAATTATAAATTATTTTTTATTGATTGCTTTGTGTCTTAATCCTTGCAGGTGTCAAAATAGATTTTTTGAATTGAATTTGATTGATGTATTTTCTTTCTATACTTATAAGTATAACACTTTTATCCATATTGTCAAGAAATTATTAAATTATTTTATATTAAAGAAAATCTTTTATTGTATCCACAAAATGCTATTCTAAGCTGTTTTAAACGATTTTAATTTTATAGGTGTTATTATACCCCTACTGAACCTTTGCACAAGCTAAAGCTTGGCAAATAGTGTGGTGAGATTCATTCTAGTAGAAAAACAAAAATAAGTAGCTAATTTTAAATTAGCTACTTAAGAATATCTTTATTTATTATTCAATTGGTTTTTATAATTTTCTTGCAAAAAGTCTAAAAGCTTATCAATTGCTGGGTCTTCTGGCATATTTAACGCTTCATCTATATTAAAATTTTCATCATTAGTAATGAAATGATATAATATTTCATTATTAATTTCTTCAATTTTTGTACATTTAATAGGTGTTAAATTTTTAGTCATAAATCTATCACCTATTTTATATTCTTTATCTGTAGGTATTTTATTTTTGCCACATACTATATATTTTTCCACAATAAAACACTCCTTAATATCTATATTTTATACTTATTCAATACTTCGATAATAAATACTTATTTCACTATCATTTCTAACCCTTCTTTGAAACATTCTTCCTTCTCCCATTTATCTATATATGAAACTTTCTTCACACCTTTAATTTTTATGCTAACCTTATCTAACCAATGCAAATTACTCATAAGTCCTGAACTTGATTCTGTTAATATAAATTTCTTTATATTTGCTTTTACAAGCTCATCTTTAAAATTTTTTAATTCATCTATGTTATTACTGATAAAACCTAAATCATTAATTACTAATTCATTATACTTATTATTTTGAGTATGAATATACCCTCGCAACAAATATTCATTCCCTTTTGCATTTTCTATGCCTTTTTCCAAATATTCATTTTTATACATGTTTTCCCAACTCCTCTTATATTTATTATAACATCTTTTTTATCTTCTAGCAGTAAAGATTATAAATACTTAAAATCAAACCCTTTGTAATCTTTCATTTGTTGTTGAATTATTTTATATAGTTGGATATAATTTTTAGTTATACCCAACTTTTTATTGATATATTTTAATATACTGTATTTTCCCATGACTCAATTATGTGAATAGCTTTTTCATAATCCATTGGATTTATATCTTTATATGTACTTACCATTAAAGTGTCATTTAAATTATTCCATAATCTTTTAAAATACATTCTTGAATTCTTTTTATATTCTTTTGTTTGAATACTTCCACCTGATAATTCTTTAACTCTATTTCTAGCTAATTTATTTAATTTTTGTGCTTGATAACTATTAATTACAGAGTTATCTATTAAAGTATCTAACGTTTCTCTAGTTTGATGTAATTCATTTGTTAAACCTTGTACATTGTCTTGAAGTTCTACTATTTTACCTTTTAATCCTATTTCATTGTAGAAATCTTTCTTCTTTTCTTCCGTACCCATAAAAGCATCATGAAGAACTTTTGCACATTGTAATTGATATTTAATTAACTTTTCTATTACTCTTGGATTTTCTTTCTGCATTTTTGGAGTTAATGTTATTTTAGCTAACCATAGAGTAACTAAATCTTCGTGTAAACATACAGTTTCCTGTTTTCCTCCTCTTGAAGGTAGTACAAAATTTCGGACACCTTTATTTAAAACTAAATCATCTGATAATTTTTCGACTTGATATTTTGATTGTCTTTCATTAAATCCAATATCTAAACAAGCCTTTTTAACACCTAAATAAATATTATTTTCTTTTGTTTTAATGCCTAACAATTCATCTCCATTAAAATTAATTAATTTTGTTTCCATTTGTTCTTTTTTCATTTAATACACTCTCCTCATTAATAAATATTTTTTAAATTATTTTTATTTTATATTAACAATTTAATATTAATTCTTTGTTATAATCATTACAAAATATTGTTAAGATATCATCTAAACTTTTATTAAATTTAGTCAAATTATTTTTATTTATTTTTAATTCGTAATTATGTAAGATATTCATTTCTGCTGTAGCTTCTTGTACGAGTACATTCCCTATCATAATAATTTCATTGTTGGTATTTTTAACTTTAATATTAAACATAGTAGGCACATCATCATTTGTGACCCAACTTATCATAGATGTCTTTTTTAATACATTTAATAAATTTTTTATCATAATTTATCAATCCTTTATTATAATATTTGCAAGGTGTTTATTTTTTACTTAATTTCCTTCAATCACCTTACAAATATTATAATACACCTATTAATTAAGAATGTCAATATATAATTTGCTATATTTTAAAATTTATCTTTCCTTTATTTAAAATATAAATTTCTATTCTTTCACTACCTTTATCTCGTATAGTTCCTCTGGCTTACAATTAAGAAAAGTTGAAAATAATCCTATAGTCTTTATAGTTAAATTTGTTGAGTTTACAGCTCCATCTAATGACTGTCTTGTTTTATATCCCAATTGTTTAGCAATCCATGTCTTTGTCGCTCCTGTATTATTAATATATTCATCTATCTTTACACCTATTTTATTTATAACTTCAATTTTTATCATTGTCTCTATAATCTCCTTTTAATATTAGCTTTGTTATATAATTTATTTTATCATAATTCTAATAGTATTGTAAAAATAGAAGTCATTAGTATATTTTAACTTAATTTATTTTATAAATTCTCAATTAGTGATTCTTCAATATTTAAATCCCAACTATTTTTACAGTTAAGGATATTATTTATATCATTTTTAGTCAACATTTGCAATTTACACTCTGTTAAATTAAAAGTTAATATGTTTTTACCTACTTTGTTAAGTTCGTCAAACAAATCCTCTTGTAAATAATGAGATAAACCACAACCAAGACTATATTCTGTTAAGCCATTCTTATATTCATATGGTATATTGAAAACATGATAAGTATCTTTTATTTGTCTTTGTTTTTTATTAAATTTATCTATTATTATAAATAATTCTTTAGTTACATCTTTACATATATTATTTTTGTTATCTAAATAGAACCACCTAGTTTTTATTACTTTGCAACTTGAATTATTTATACATCCTATTAATTTATTCATTTTTGAACAACTCCTTTTATTTTTATTAAATTATTTTGAATTACTATGTAAGTTTTCATTTCCTCCTGACACTTATTATATTACACTATATTATATACAATGTCAATAGAATTTATCAAATTATTTTTAATTTAATAAAACCTTTTATTTTTAATACAAAACTTGTTCTAACCTGTTTTAAACGGTTTTAATTTTATAAGTGTAATTATACTATAATATATTCTAAATGCCTTTAAATCCCTTCTAGTAAAGTAAGATAATATAAAAAAGCTGATATTACTCAGCTTTTGAAGTTATTGTATATTCCTTTTTTAATTTAACTTGCTCCATTTTAAATTATTTTCTTTTGCATATTTCATTAAACAATTATACATATTTTCTTCTAAATTATCTAAATCCGCTTTATCATCTAATGGCTTATAATCACTATACCATCCCCCGTTACTACAATGGTCTTCAGAACATTTGGAACAAACATAGTAATCTAGTGATTTTACACCGTCAACATTATCAACATTCAATTCTATAGCAATATTTCCGAACTCTAAATCTGCTAAAATTTCCTTATCTTGATTTTTATAATTTTTAAAATATTCTTCTATGTTATTTACATATTTTGAATATTTATATATATTCATTAATTTTGCTTTTTCAAAATTAATATTATAATGCTCCATTAAATACACCTCCTAAAATTTTTATTGTAAAATATCTCCTTGATTAATTTTATCTATCATATTATTATAAGCTTCTGGATATTTCCCTCGCCATGCTTTATAGTCTTTTAATAACCATTTAGCATTATTTTTATTTAATTCCTTTTCAAATTCCTTAATTGTAATTTTACTCGCAGGCATAGGCATATTAGTAACTTTTTTATAATATATAATGATTCCTGTATTAGTATTTATATTTGCATATTCTCCTTTATTATTTAAAGGTTTTAATTGATAAATACCTTTTTTAAGTTCTTTATAATTATTTATTAATTTTTTCATTTCTCAACAACTCCCTTTTATTTAATTTCTGTCCTTATCTTTAATTATATTTTATCAAATTGTTTTATATAAGTCAATAGTAATTATTTATATTTTAAAATTATTTTTAATAAAATTTGACATTTATTACATCATATTAACCCCATGCAAGAATACATAAAAAGATTAATAAGAAAATATATAATAAATTTCCCACTGAAACCAAAATACATGTTTTTATTTTGGTTAACCTATTCTCATAAAAACTTTACATATGCCCTTAAATATCTCATTTCTATTTTTTATCATTTTTTTTGTTATATACTCGTCAAACACCCAATTATTACTATCTTTAAGCATTTCTTCATATTGAATATTATAATATTGATATGGATGCTTAGATTTTACTTCTTCTTCACTTAATATTAAATCTTTACAATTAAAACAAGACTCTTTATCAAACTCCACATAAAAATATTGATTGTTTTCGTATTGTATGTTAGGCTCTCCAATCTGTCTTTTGTATTTGCTTGTAAATTCATTAAGAAACTTATTTGTATTTTGTGAATGTTTCATAATAGTCATACAATCTTGTTTTTTATAAGATTCACCTGCAAATTCCATAGCCTCTTTTTCTGTATTAAATTTTATAATAAATCATCCTTTTCATTTCATTTTTATAAAACCTACCTTTTATTAAATTATATTATATACGATTATCTTCTTTTAGCTTCTAAACATTCTTTATGACCAACATAATTATTACATCTATGACAGGTATATCCGTTATCAATTTCTTCATTTTCTTCATATTTAAGATATCTTGCTTCATCTTGAAGGAATACTTCACTAACATGTTTACCACAACATTTACATTTGCCGTATTTACTTGAACTTGCTTGAAGAGATGATATTCTGTACTTATATCCTGTTTTTGTTAGTTCATATTCCCATATCTGATTACTAACTTTATCAGTAATAATATATTTTTTTAATTTTAAAACTTCCTCTGCATATTCGTCCGCTTTGTCTCTAGTTTGAAAAGTTAAATTATTAGTGTTATTAATTATATACTTTTTCATATTCGATAACCACCTTTTAAATTATTTGTTATTATAGGAGTTACAGGACTTTTTCTGTTGTATAGGATTTAAAATAATCCCTATAACCCCTATAATTATTTATATCTTAATCTATATTATTGCATGACATATGATATTCTGCCCATTCTTGAGCAGTCCAATCTTTTGTATATTCCTTCATTTCCAAGTCGTGCAAATCTTCCTCTGAAACTCCCAAGCCTAAAGGCATGGGGTTCTTAGGTACTAAATAACTTCTATATTACCTCGAAAGTATAATATCACTAATTATTTTCCCTAAGACTTTCACTATCAAACAGTCCCATGACCATATTAACGATAGTATAACGCCCGTTTTAAGACGTTTATTGTTTTTTATATTCCCATACTACTTAAATTACTTAATCCTTGTAGTCTTAATATTTCTTTGTTATGCATTTTTAGAAATTTATCAAAATCTTTTATACATAATTCATTATTTATACTTTTTAAATCATCATTTACATTTTTTATTAAATATGCACTATAAATATCTCTCTGAACTTTAATTTGTTCTTCATTATAATTAAAATAATTCCATCTTTGACTTAATTTCTTTTTATTATATTCTTGATTTAAATGATTATATTGAGATGCTTTAACTTCTCTAGTATTTACCTCTTTATATAAACCACCCTTAGCTTTTAATTTATTTTGTAACATAGTTAAAAACATACTTGGTGCTTTATTTGCTAATGATTTACCAAAACGTTTCTTTCTTTTAAACTTACCCTTATCATTCTTTTCTGTGATTTTGCTACGTTTTTGTAATCCCTTATAGTTCATATCTTCTACATAAACAGTATCACAATTTCTTAGTATTTCATTAATCATTATATTATGGTCTTGTTCTCTTACATCTGCTTGTTTTCTATATAAATCTTTAAGGATATTCTTTGCTTTTATATACCTCTTTGAATAATTCCACTCCAATTTAATACCACGTTTGATAGTACCATTTTCATTAAAATTATTAGGATTAGTTGCTCTTTTACTTCTATCCATATATCTTAATATTTTTCTTTTTTCATTTTCTATATTTTGAACTCTAGGTACTAATTCTAATAATTTACAATCATAATCAGATATATAAGCAACTGTTTGAGTGCCAATATCAATACCACAAACGCCTAAACCTATATCATTCTTAACTTCACCTTGCTTATTAATTTTAATAGGAGGAATTCCTTCTAATATTAATTGTAAAATGTATTTGTATTTTCCACGAACAAATTTTCTTTTAATTCTACAAAAACAAATTTTATCTCTTAAAGCATCTGTTTCATATTTATTATTAATATCTAATTTAACTGGTATTTCTAACCCATTCCATGAGAACATATTAGTTTCTATATTATATCTAATACCAGTACCATTAGATTTACCTTCCAAGGAATTCAATGGTTTGTTTATACCTTTAAAATGTACTTCTTCGCCTTTTCCAAATAAATTATCATTCAAGGAAATCCAAACTCTACTTGCTATCTTTTGGGCACTGAAACTATCTATATTCTTTTTAAAATGTCTTTGTATTGGTTTAACATCTGCGTGAAGTGAATATTCATTTAATCTAAATTCTTTCAACATATCGTTTTTAATATTAAAATATGGTTTGTAAAGTTTATTTCTTTCTTTACCATCTTTGTGAACTTTGTATACATTTAATATATTATTTTGATTTTCTCTCCATCTTTTAGTTTTAATCATTTCTCTATATCTCTTTAAAGCTTGACCTAAAACAGCATTATATATTTTTCTTCCTATATCAAAACGCTTATCTAATATATCTTCTTGAAATAATTGAGTTTTTAACTTTAAATTTAAAACATATCTTTGTTTAGGAGTTTTACTCATGAATATTCACCTCACTTTCTAATATCTTGTTTTTTGATTTTCTACATATCTTTTAATAGTTTCACTACACACATTTCCAGCAGTTGAAACAAAATAGCTTCTAGTCCATAAACTAGGCATCTTTGATAATTCCTTAAATTCATCTCTTAATATCCTACTTGTTACACCTTTTATTTTTTGCATTATATCTGAGGGGCTTAATGTTGGAAGACAATTTAGAAACATATGTGTATGGTCTTTATCACATTCAATAGCAATTATTTCAATATTCAACTCCTTACATATATATTTGACTATATGTTTAAACCTATCTTCTACATTAGGAATATTAAATATTTTCCTTCTATATCTTGGACAAAACACAAAATGATAATTAATTAAACTTACTGTTGTTTTAGTACTTCTATAATTATTTTCCATAAGTATATTATATAACTTATTGTGTATGTAGTCAATATATTTATACACAATTATTAAAAATGTTTTTTATATTATTGTGTGCTATCCATCCCACACCTGAAGGAGTGGGCTTTCCGCACATGATTGTAAATCGTCTAAACTATCACTAATACCATTCATCATGTTGCCTATATCATGTATTATATTTTGAATTTTGTTCTTTGTTACTTCTGATTCTGCTGTATCTCTTAGATTTATTAAACTATCTATTTTTATACCTTTGAATAAATTGCTTTTAACCTCTTGAATTTTGTTCCAATCCTTGTGATAACCTTCTATATTATTATTCATTTAAAACAACTCCTTTGATTTTTTATTTACCAACTACTAATCTGCAAGTAATATACCTCTTTTTAAATTTCCACTTTTAAATAATTCCATGTTACTTACCCAAACCGTACCCATCGGAGCAGTTAAAGCACCATTTAATTCTTTCCACCCTTTTGGAATAGTCTTATAAATATCAATATTGTGTTCTTTTGCGTATTCTCTTATTTTTCTATGCTTTTCTTCTGTTGCTGTTTCTCCTTTAGCTGCTGAAAATAGTCTGTAAACCTCATTAATTAATTTTTCCTTATTCTCTTCTGTAGCTTCAAACATCCAATCAAAATTTATAACATTTCTTCCATTTTCTCTTTTGCTTTGTGGGTTATACATACCATAACTGTTTCCTTCTGTATCTTCGACATACGTTTGAATGCTCCAATACGTTTCTAAAACCCTGTCAATATATCCTTCTTTTTTCCATAGTTTAGGTAGTGAATTTTTATCTTTCTTCCAATCTTCACATAAAGACAATTCAAGAATTAATTTTTCACCTTTTTCATTTACATCTGTAAATTTATAAAACCAAACTGTTTCGGCTGTTTGCTCAATTATATAATCTTTTTTCATTTATGTAACAACTCCTCTTTAAATTTTTATATCAATTATCAAAGCTTTTCTGTTATAGAATTTTTATTTTTGATAACTCATATTAAAATTTAAATTTAGGCTATAGGCTTAAATCTGTTATATGTCTATAGCCTAGGATTTTATTTCTATTCAGAATAAATTATAGTATAAACTAACTGGATTATGTTTGCCCTACCATTATTATGATAATAAGCATCTACAGTATTAACGTTTAAACTTATCAATGTTTTATTTTCTAAAAATTTATTTAATATTTTTTCAATATCACTATAAGGTACTAATTTTTTTACTTGTTTTTTATACCATTCTCTAATTAAATCTTCACCACTTGCATGATATGCAAAATTAGAAACTTCAAAATTAAACACTTTTATTTTTGTCATTGTGAATCCTCCTGTTAATATAAGATATTTTGATTTAAAATCTACATTTTAAGTTATTCTATTCTATTCTATTTCATCTTTGTAAATATCTATAAAATATTTTTTCTTTGGATATTCTTGTAATAGTATTGCGAATGTTCCATACTCTTTATTATATTCATTAACGGCTTGATATGCTTCATCATGTGAAGCAGTTTTTAAAACCGTTTTAATTGTATTTCCTGTTTTTTTCTCTCTAATATCTGCACAAAATATCATATAAAACCCTCCTAATTGGAATTCATTAAATTATTTTAAGTTACCAGTTATAATTTATAGCTTGTTTTAAACAATCCTCTAATATACAAAACTCCAATTCTTTAGCAGTAACTAATAGATTATTTACGTTAAAGCCTTGTATTAACTCTTTAATGTAATTTATATATTTTTCACTTTTAACAGCTTCTTTCGGCTTTATGTTATTACAACATATATAATCTCCTGTTAGGTCTACAAATGTATTAAAATCATCTTCAACACCTTCAAATTTTTCACTGTATTTATGAGCAAAAACTAAATCTTTGTTATCTTTTAAATCTGAATATGTCCATCTATTCAATAATGTATGTGTTATTTCTTTAGTATCTTTTATTACTTCTTTTTTATGTGTGTCTTTAAATTTATAACTATCAAAAATGAAAAATGTTTCATTTTCTATTAAAATAATTCTATCTACTTTTTTAGCTCTTGGACGTTGTATATACATATATAATGCATTTCTATATTGTGCAAAATTGCTAAAATAATAACCTTTTAAAACTCCTTTGTATAAAGTTGGTACTAAATCGTGTGATTTTAAAATTGATACCTTTTGACCTATTTTTAAATTTAATATTTTCATTTATGTAACAACTCCCGTTTATTTAATTATTAAATTGTTTTGAATTATTATTTATTTTTTCTATCTCCTTACTACAATTATAATATTACACTATATTATAAGTAATGTCAATGCTTTTTATTAAATTATTTTTAATTTAATAAAAAATATTTATTCTAATCTAAAACTTAATGTAAGGACTTTTAAACGATTTTAATTTTACAAATATAATTACACCTTAAATTGATTTAAATGGTTTTAAAAGCCTTCTGGTAAAGTCATTATATGATAAAATTTATTTTTTATATTAATACTAGTTTAAGCAATTTCTAGCATATTACCAAATTTATTTTTAATTTCTTTTACAAACTCTTCTTTATAGTTTTTTACAAAATCTATATTATAAATTATGCCCTGTCTGCTTCTAAAAATAAACTATAACATGATTTAAACTATCTAAATCATAATGTCTATATCCATCTTCTTCTGTTTTTTCATTTTTGATATTGTATACTAAATCAAAGTTTAATACATTACTGTACCCTTCCTCATCTATAACATTAATTCCTATTCTAATATCCTCTAAACCTTCGGGAGTTGTTTCGTCTGAACTACATTGTGAAAATGTGATTATTTTCTCCCATTCACTACTTGATATTTCAAGAACTTTTTTAAATTCTTCTTCAGTTTTTATTTCTCCAAAATCTATATTTTTAATTTCTTCTAATTTATTTAACATTTTAAAACACCTCTTTATTAAAATTTAAATCTAATTTGCTTTGACATTACTATAATACCAGATCCAACACTCCAATTTATATTATCTTCCTCCGTATAAGTTGAACATGAAAAATTTATAAATTCTTTAAACTGGTCAGAACGCATAAAAGTATCTCTATCTCTTTGTAATTGTTTTTCCCATAGTTGCTCATTTTCACCATGATTATTATTGTGTCTATCTTGAATTATCCCGTTTTCTATACTATATTTTCCAAAAGATATTAAAGCGATTTTGTTCTTTTCCCTAAAATTACCCGTTAACTCTGTATTATTAATTTTATTATATTCCTTATACATTTTTTGAAATGCTTTTTTAATTTCCTTCATATAATCCCACCTCTTTTTATTAATATAAAAGTTGTAATTTATAGCATAGTATAGTAGATTTAAATCTACTATACTAATTCTATGTTAGTAATTTTTATTATACTTTCTATTAAATTTTCTTTATCTAGCTCTATTATATCAAACTCAACATTTAAATTCCAACTATCTATTATTTTATAAGATATACTTTTATTTTCTAAAATATCTTTTACTGCATTATTTTTAAAAGGTGTTGTAGTATCTAAATTATCACATAGTTCATTTTCTCTTTTTAATAATTCAAGATATTCACTTTTATTATATACATTTCCTATAATTTCATTTACAAATATTTTCATTTTAAAACAACTCCTTACTATTTAATTTATTAATCCCCTATCACACTTATAATTATACCATAATCAAATTATTTTGCAATAGGTTTTTGTAAATTATTAAACTATTTTATATTTACATGAATTTTGTATATAATTAATTCTAAGACGATATAAGACTATTATATTTTTATACATACAAATACATTAATAATTAATTTAAATCTATTCTGGAGCATCTCAGAAGGTTATTTATTATTATCATTGTATAATGTAATGTCAAACCCGTCTGTATCTGTGAATATATCTGCTACTTCTTCTTTTTTAGAAGTTGCTTCTATTATTTTATCATTTATATATTCATCTATTTCCTTCCCAAATCTTTCTTGAATGACAGCATAGCTAATAGTGTACGGAAACCCCTCTAGTGTGCTTTCTTCTTGTACTGTTTTTACAATGTAATTAGATATTTCTTCAAATAAATTTTTATTCATTTTAACACAACTCCTTTTATGTCTATTAAATTGTTTATATTTATCTTACAATTATTATTATACTCTTATCAGATAAAATGTCAATGGATTTTATAGAATTATTTTACATGAATTATTAAAACTTTTCTGTTATATCGAATTTTTATAATTCTATTTTAATATATCTTTTTTACTATAATCTTTTAATACGTCCTTTTCTTTTTTCTTGTTTGTAAGTAGTTTTATTAAATCTTTATTGCATTCTTCTTTTGTATTATATTCATTCAAAATTTTACATAAACAATAATTATTATCTGTTACTTTATGAATCACATATCCGTTTTTTTTGTTCTCCTTTAAATCCATTTTAAAACTCCTTATAGTTTATTATAATTTTTATTATAACATATACATTAGTTAAGTTAAAGTTAAAATAAAGGGCTTTAAAGCCCTTTTATACTATTGCTAAAGCATCATTTATATTTATGCTTACACCTTCTTGATGCATTTCTGTTTTAATCCAATTTGCTAAATCTATAAAATTTTCTATATCCTTTTCTGTTAAGGTATTAAGTTGTAAAGTTAGAATTGTTATATTATCATATACAACTTTTTTAAGATCTTCTGAATACCAACTGCCTTGAGTGTTATAATATTTTAAATTAACATCATTATATAAATTTTGCAATTGATTAATACAAAATTCTATGTATTTACTATTATCTGTTTTATTATTTACATTTATTGTGTCTGGCACAAACAAACTTATTTTATTATTTTCTTTGTTTATGTTTATATACTCGTCTTTTTCTATATTGCTATATATTCCACTTTCAAACTTTGTAGCTCCACCATTTTCTAAAGCCCCAGATTCCAAAGACTGTACTTTTTTAACACCTCCTAAGAAAAAATTAAAATTGAATTTTTTAGAATTTAATTTCATTTTCAAACAACTCCCTTTATTTTTATTAAATTATTTTTCACATTAATACTAACTTATTTTATTGTTAAAATATCTTTTATTTTTCTAAATAATTTTCTATCATATTTTTTATTTGTTCGTGTGCTATATTTGTTGCAGTTTTTAAATTATATTCATATGTGTTGCATAAATCCTCAAATTCTACAATATCATCATATTTTTGGTTGTATACTATCTCATTTAATCCTTGCCCATGATAAGCAACGAATAAACTAACTTTGTCATTGTATATAAATGCTCCACATCTCCAGAGCCTCCAACCAAAAGGATTATCCTCCCTGCATTCTTTTAAAAACTCTCTTACTTCTTTTTTAGTTACTTTTTTCATTTTAACACCCTCCCTTTTTATCTATAATTATTTAAATTAATAACTTTTTCGTTTTCTATTGCTTTTAATATTTCCTCAAATTGACTTGCAAATCCTTTCATATAATTTATTAAATTATTTTTTATTAATTGATTTATGTTCTTACACTTGCAGTTGTTAACCTGAAATGATTTAATTGAGTTTATTAGATGAGTTTATATTTTTTTGATTCATTATCTTAAGACATCATATGAATAAATTTATTTTCTATATTAATCTATTCCTAAAATATCTCTTAACCTTTAATTATATTATACACTTATAACAACATATTGTCAACTAGTTTATTGAATTATTTTGTATTTAAATAAAAAAATATAGTAGCTTAAAAACTACTATAAAAATATATATTAAGTTATCTTTTTTTATTAATGAATAATAATATTAAGTTTATTATAGTTAAGACTATTATTAATATATTTTTACTATAAATACTATAAATTAAAAATAAAATTAAAGTTGATAGCAAAATTTTCCTGTTGTTTTTTATTCCCATCATGATATAATGAATTTAGGTGGGAAAAGGCTTAACGCCCTTTCCTGTGATTTTTAGTTCTTTTAGACCTTTTAGACTTTTTCTTATGTTTTTTATTATGTATGTCTTTTAACTGCGAAATTAGAATCCATACATTTAATAAAGCACATAAGAAGTCTAAAAGGTCTTTTATTGTACCTAAATTCACGTTTTGCACCTCCTTTACTACACTTTTATTATATCAAATTATTTTATATTTGTCAAGGTTTTCTACCATTTTATATAATTATTCCCAAGTTTTTTGCACTTATAAAACGTTTAAATGTTATTTAATTAAATTGTTTTAAAGTAATAATAGCAATAATGAGTTAATAGTAATTATTTATTAGATACATATATTAAGTAGTATAGATATTTAAATAGTATAATATATTTTTGGATAATAAGAAGTGTTCGTGTAAAAGAACTTTGTTGCAATAAAATCCGATGTAAAGTTTACTTTACATTTATAATAATATAAACACTATATATAAATAATTTATAAAAATAAAATTAAATAGTATTTAATAATAACTATCTTTCTTATATTTTAAGTATGCAATTTTTAAAAATAGACTTGCAAAGTATTTTATATGCTTAAAACCTTCCTACGTCCTTTCTAAGCGTTTATTTTTTCAAAGGTATAAATACTCATACATTTTATCTAGAACAATCTCGAAGTATTTTAGAGAGCCTATTATTAAATATGATATAAGCTTTATATGTATATATAAAAAGTAATAATATAAATATAAAATAGTAAAAAATGGATAATAAGTTTAGCTTAATGTATATTAAGCTGAATTATTATGTAAACCTATATACGGGGGTATATTTACATTTATTATTAATCAATAATCATTATTAATTGTCGCAACACTTCTATTCACACCACACAGTTAATTTTTCAATCTCGACAAAACCTTATAATATCAAGGTTTGTACACATTTTGACAGTAACCCAAAATACAAAAAACAAAATCGAACAAACCCTTTAATATCAACGTTTATATTACTTACAACCTTTCTATCGATAAAGTAGTTTTTACCAATAAAAGTAGTTTAAACATTAATATTAATACATTTGTTCGATTTTGCTATATTTTAAATTAAATTTTCTTAAAAAATACTTAAAACAACTCAATCTTATTGAGAACATTAGTTTGTACCGATAAATCTCTAATAAAAACTTAAATAATTAATATACTTAAAATTAATTGGTCATTCTAAAACCTGCTTTTGCCATAGCATTAATTAATTTTATGAACTCTAATAATGTTAAACTATATCCTCCTAATCCAATTAAATTTGCATAATCAACGTTTCCCTGTTTTATTATTCTCTTAATAACAAAAGTAATAGAGAAAAATATAAAAATTTTTATATAGTAGGCTTTATATGAATACAAATGTGCTAAAAAGATTCCATATAGAATTAAATCCATAAATTTTCCTCCCTAAATATATTATTAAATTTATTGACCTAATGTAGCCACTTCTTCAAAAACTTTTATAATACAACCTATTACTGTGGAGCTTAACATACTAATAACTACAATACCAATCATATTTGCCTCATCAATTTTACCCATTTGAGATAATATTTTTTGTACTATTACACCACCAACTGAAATTGAACCCATAGTAATTATTATCCCCATTGACATAAAAATACCTCCTTTATTAAATATAACAATTATTATATAAATCCAATTAATTTACTAACTTATGGCTTTTTATAAAATGTATTTTACAATTATTTTGCTTTTTTTGACTTATACTTCTCAAAATTAATTACTTTACTATTGTTATTAATAGAATACTTCACTCTCTTGTATTGAGAGATATTTTTATTAATCTTTTTAATAATTGAGAATACAAAAGCCAATATCATGTTAATTAATTGCACAATATTGCAAATAAATTCAAATAAAAAGTCACACAATTTACTAAAACTTCTTTTATAATATTTAAATTTAATTTTTTTAATGTGCAATGTTTTTATAAATAAAGTACCTAATAAAATATAAATTAAGTTCATCAAAAACTCCTCCATCGGTTTATTTTTTAATTTTTACTCTTTCGTTAATCAATTTAAATTTTGTTTATGTATCTAACATTTGTTTTTAACTTTCTTAATAAATATCAAATATTATAATTAAAAAAACTTATATAATATATTTATATATAACTTTAAATAAATAACAATATAGAATTTATTATTAAAAATTTTATTAATTTATTATAATAAAACTTACTTTTACAGGAAGATAGCATCCAGCCCTTTACCTATTTAAGTATTTGTTACTATAATAAATTGGATAAAATACTCAATAATAAATATATATTATTATAATTTTAGTTACTAAATATATCTTTAGTTTTTATTAGTATTTAATAATATTATGAAAGTTTAAACTTTTGAGAATGTATCTATCTTTTGTGATATGTATTGTATTACATTTTATCAGAGGGTTATTTTACTATCGCTTATAACCCTCTATTTAGAAATTTAAAACCATTATATATCAATGTTATTTTATGAGGTAAGTGTGGTCTTGAGGTTGTATAATGACATGTTGGGGTAATACATTGTGGTATGGATTACAAATTATATAAAGATATTTGTAAAGTTATCTAAGTTAAAATTCAATTGTATGACTTTGATATCATCGTTAATGTATAATTTTTTTTTATGTTTAACATCGTCTATAACAATTAAATGGGGAAATAATTCTAAATTTTCTCCTCCAAGCTGATTATATATATATTTACTTAAATCATGAGCTTCGTTTGAATTGAAGATTTGTATATATTTATCTACTTCAATATTTTTAGTTCTTACGACTTCTATAATATCAAATATAACTTTATTACCAATAATATAACAACAATAAGCATCGCTGAAATACTTATTATTTAACCAAGGTTGCTCCTGCTTAAAGTATACAATTTTAGCCCCATGTTTTATTAAATTTGAATAATAATCTAAGGTTAATAAATTATGAAAATTAAGTTTTTTGTTTATATAATAAACATTTCTACCTCCACAATTAAAATCTCTAACTGCCATTTTAAGTTTTCCATAATTAGTTAGTTTTGCTAAATGTCTTCTAGCCATTTCATATCCTTTATCTTGTCTATTATAGAACATATTTTGGCATTGTTTAATTGTTATAGAACCATATTCTTCAACAAATTGTAGTATTTTATGATCTTCATCTGTATAATATATTCTCAAAGGCATAAGAGTCACTCCTTTTATAAACAATATTATAAAATTTTTATTTATTTTTAATGGGTTTTTTAGTTTTGGATGGGTCAAATTTAGTTTTATCTATTATTATTTCGGGATTTGTTTTGGCATTATATGGAACAAAATTAGGAATGTTATTTTTAATATTATTAATTAATTTTTTATTATCGAATGTACTTTTGAAAGGGTCTACTTTATCAAAGTTAAGTTCTTTAGTGTAGTTTTTATTTATATTTTTAGGAATTGGTGCTACTCCCTTATCTTTATGTAAGTAATCTTCTTTATTTTGAATATTTTTACTTAATGAAGTTTTATTTATCTGTAATTTCTTATTAGAAGATTTTAATTTTTCTAAATCACTGAATAAATTTCTATGATTTGGTTTAATGGAATCTTTTATAAACATTCTTATGCGACCTTTTAAATTAGGAGTGTATAGGTAACCATTTTGTTCATTATTTGAGAAATATGCCTTTCTAGGCGGAAGTTTATAAGCATGTTTTGCTAACTCATCCCCTAAAACAATTGCACAACATACTAAGTCTTCAAATCCAAAGCATATTCTAATACTAGATTGATTTTTAATAAAAGGTGGCATAAGTTTAGCAGAAGGTTTTTGATGTAATGGGCAATAGTTAATACCTAAACTACCTCCCCATTGACCTATCATTTGTAGCCTTTTTAATATTTCATTTTTAATTATTTTTATATCTTTATCATCAGTTGAATTATCAGGCATGAGTTCTATAAATTCATCTATAATAACTATAATATAAGGTAATTTATTATAAGGATGTAGTTTATTATAATGAAAAATATTGTCATTACCATCAGCTTTTTTTACCATTGATTCAAATAGCTTTGTTCTTCTGAATAATTCCTTTTCTAAATGTTTTAGGGCAATTAAAATTTCACCTAAAGTACTTGCATAGCAATAAACTTGACTACATTCTTTATATTTTACAAGGTCATTTTTAGCACATTGAAACATGTAAAACATTATTTCTCTATGAGTACAAGAATATATCCATGAAACTATTGCGTTATCTACAGAAGCATTTTTCCCTCTTCTTTGTTGTCCAGCCACTAAAATATGTGGGGAGTTATTTAGATTAAAAACTATTGGTTTCCCTGTTATATCATAACCTGGGCAAAACTCATATGGTTTAACTTTAACAGGAGTAAAATCCCAACTATTAATTTTTATTTGTTCAGGATATATGAATTTAGCTAAAGCAAATTGTCTATGTTGAGGAATTTCATATAAAAATTCGCATTTACACCCTGTTTCAATAATATCTGTATAATTGCTAAGTGCAAAAAGATTCATTCCCCAAGGAGCATATACTCTAGAGCTAAAACCATATGTTTCTACTTTAATATTAGAAAGTGTATATCCATTATATTCTTTATTCCATTTTTCTAAATTTCCAAAAGTATTTTTCCAATTATAAATTAATTGATTTATTTTTATTTCATCTTCTTTTGATTTTTCTTGCTTAATTTTACTACTTTGTTTATTAATATTTTTATTTATAAAATCCATAAATTTCACCTACATTATCTAATCAAAATATATTTTTTGATTGTTGGTTTATATTATTATTTAATCTTTTATATTTAACTGCATACTTACTATAATTATAATATTGAATCTTATTAGAATTTTTATTTTTCTTATATATATAACATCTAATTATGCCTACAATGAAGCCTGTTCCTATAATTACTACAGTATACAAAATATATATTCATCCTTTCTTTATTTATCTATTAATATATACTATGCAGTAACACCCCAAAATGACACTACTATTTATAGAATATAATATTATTTCTTGTCTATAATATAGATATATATAACTGAGGTGGTATATATGAAAAAAAGAACAAAATTCTATAAAAGCAATTATAATTTATTAAATATTATAAAATTAAGCAAATTTGAAAAAAACTTTTTTAAATTTACAATAAGATTTTTTGAAATGATTCGTTATATTTGTATGGAAATGTATAAAGGAATTAAATATTTACCCATATTAATTAGAAACTTCAATATAAGCTATAATAACGGATATAATTTAAATGAGTTAATAAGTAAATTAAACTATTTAACACCTAGACAGTTTGAAGTAATGATGGCAGAAGTATTTAAATATCAAGGTTATTATGATGTTAAACTAACTAAATTTACTCACGATTATGGCAGAGATATTATTTTAAAAAGAAAAGTGAATGGAGTAATTGAAACTACTTATGTAGAATGTAAATATTATGATAAAAACAGTTGTATTGGTAGAGATATTTGTTTTAAATTATTAGGTTCAATGCAAATGTTTAATGCTGATAAAGGTATTATATGTTCTACAGGCAAGTTTAATAAAAACAGTATTGAAGTTGCAAGAAGTGTTAAAAATTTAGAGTTGATGAACGAAAATGACATTAAGTTTTTACTTTTCAAATTAAAAAGTAATGAAATTCAGAGAGTAATGTTTAAAGTAAATAATGTATCATAATTCACTAGGTATTTTTTCAGGTAGGGTTAAGTAGGTGCTGAAATTAAACACCTACTTGCCTTTAAAGCTAACTAAAAACCTATTTAATGTATAAATATTAATTTAATTGTATTATTAATCATCCCAAAAACTGTCATCCGCAAACATATTATTTAAATCATCTGCTGACAATCTAGTTTTTGTCTTTGTTTTTATATTTTCTTTCTTATCTTCGTTATTTTCTGTTCTTATAATTAAATCCTCTTGGATATTTCTTCTTCTTTTTCTTTTTTTAGTTTCTTTTAATGCTTCACGTACTAATTCAATAGTTTCTCTTGGCATTTCGCAACCGCCTAAAAGTATTTTGGTTTCTCCATTTGTATTTTCGTTAAATTTACCAAAATCATAATATTCAAATTCTTCTTCAATTAATTGTGAATCAAAATCTTGTGTGTTGATGTCTGCAATCATTTTATCACATTCAAAGATATCAGGCATATAGAAAACACTTTCTTTTATAGCTTTATCTATGGCTTCTTCCAAATCAGAACAATTTTTATCTAATTTTAAATATACTTTATATCCGTTTGTACAATGTACTTTTGCTGAATCAGTAGTGTCTAGTTTACCATTTGCCATGTCATAACTTTCATTTAATTCCTTCATGGCTCTTATGTTTATTTCTTCCTCATCACCTTTATTGTTATCTATATATCTTATAGAATCAATATAGCCTTTCTTTTTAAGATTTATCATTTCATTCCAAAATCTTGTAGCATTATCAAAATCAATACTTGTTTCTGTTAAAGAAGGATAAGTTGCTATTACATTTATAGATTTTTCTGGACAAGCTTTTTTTATTAACTCTGAATACATAATAGTTGCCTCAGCACCTGTTCCACCATTTGCACTAGTTAAGAATGTAACATACTTATGAGTTGTGAATTTTTTTATCATAACCATAAATTTTGGAGCTTCTTCTTTACAAAACATTTCCATTTTATCCATGTCTTTGCCACAACCATCAGCGTTAGGAATATAAAAACAACGTCTTTCGCTATCAAAGTGTTTTAAATTTTCCATTTCACTCATATTAGAATTTAAAAATATAGTGGTATAACGCCTATCTAAGTTCATTAAAGTATTTGCCAGTCTATTGCCTGCTCCTCCACAACCTATAATTAGATTTTTCTCTTTTTCCATATATTATACCTCCCCAAAAATATTTTCTCTTAAACTATTTAATTCTTCAAAACCTTTTTCTGTAAGTAAAAAAGTATCTGCTTTTACAATTTTTAATCCTTTACTTACAAATTCTAATGTTTCAAATCTTTTTAATGTTTGTCTAACTTTTTTATCTGACAAACAAGTTTTTTCTATAATTTCTTTAATCGTAGTCCCATTGCCTTTACACAAACCTTTTTTATTGTCATTTCTATCAATTATAGCTTTTAATATCCTATAATCGTTTTCTGTAAATATGACAGAGTCCATATTTATAACTCACCTCTAATCAATTAAGTAATAAAATAAAATAAAGTTTTAACTAAAGCTGATTAATGTAGAAAGCTTTTATGCTTAAATTGTAACTTATTTGGAAATAACTTAGAACTTATTTAACCTTACCAATATAATACTATATTATAGTGGTATATGCAATAGTGTTATAAAATAGTATTTATTTATTATTTATTTAGTATGAAAATGGTAATAATTTAGAACTTATATAGAATATAAATAGAATTATAAAATACTTTAAATTGAATTGAAATGTAAGAATAACTAATATTTATTATACTTAAAATAGAACAATAATAGTATTTAAATAGAACTTATATGGTATTAAAATATAATTAAAACAATAGTTATTAAGATTTATATTTTGAATTAAAATATTTTTACCATTTATCTTTTATTTAAAAATAATAAATGTAATACACTTATTATTTTAAAGTAAAGTTAAGTAAAAGCTATTAAAATAATAAGTGAAGTAAAGTTAAAGTTCTGTTTAATTGGATTAAAACAAACCTATATCTTTTTATTTATATATGGTATACTTTAACTATACTTTTCTTTAAGGAGTGATTTTCCATGAAAAATTTTAGTGAAGATAAAGTAGTTGATGCTGAATTTTTTGATGTAGATGATGAAATAGAAAATAAAGATTCAAAAACAAAAGTTATTAGAGGGGAACCTTTTTTTTACACAACTTCTCAGGTTGCACAAAAGGTAGGCTTACCAAAATCAACAATAACATATTGGACTAGAGTGTTTAAAGATTTATTAGATGTAGAAAATAAACGATATAGAAAAATAGACATAGAAAAATTAAAATTTATAAAAAAATTAACTAAAGAGGATGGATTAACTTTGAAACAAGTGTCAGATTATTGTAGTTCAAAAGGTTTTGATATAAATGAAATAGAACAAAGTGTAGTAGATTCTAGTAATCCATTAGCCATTCAGACTATAATCTCAGCTTTATCAGTAGAAATAGATAGGAAATTAAATTGTTTTTCAAATGAGTTATTAAGTAAAATTGATGAAAAACAAAATAAAGGAATTGTAATTAAGCAAGAAATGAACGATAAACTTAATGAAACTATAGCATTGACAGTAGATGAGATAATATCTGAAAAGTTAGACCAATCTATTTCAGAATTCAAATCTTATGTAGATGATAAAGAGAGACAAGCTACTTCAAGAGATATAGAAATGATTGATATGTTAAAACATAATTTACAGGAAAGAAAAAAGCAACAAGAAGAATTGGAAGCAAAAAAGAAAAAATCATTTTTGGGAAGGTTATTTGGAAGATAATCTTCCTTATACCTAAAATTATAAATTTAGAACTTTATGAGAGGGGATATAAAGAGGAATAAAAATAAATAGGTATAATAAGACTAGCAAAAGATAATATGCTTTAAAATAGTTTAGAAAGAGTTTTAAAAATATATAAAATAATTTAATAAAATCTAAAAATAATAGTTGACTAATATAAAATAATTTGGTAAGATAAAAACATAAAGGAAACGAAAAATAAAAAAATAATAAAGTATAAGAAACAAAAACTGAGGTACGAAGGTTTTGTTTCTTTATAAGTCTATCTTATTAACTTATTAGTATATATTGTTATATTAGTATATATTGTTTCACTCTCTTTAGTGTCCAAATTTTAGTTACTCAGACTCTACGATGTAAATAAAATTCTATTTACCAATATAAGTATAACATATCTATGTAATGTTTTTCCTAGTTACAAAGGAAAGAGTGTAAATGTTAAAAGATATAAATATAGAAAGGAGGAGTGCATTAATGGATAAAGATTGGTTTATACAAATATCTAATTATATGATATTAGATAATAAAAATTCAAAGGACAATTATATTTTATCTAATGAATCTTTGATTATATACATATTAATTTCACAAACTATAACAATAAGAAATCATTGTAGTTTTTCAATTAATCAATTGTTAGACATTTTATATGTAAATAGAACTCAAACAAAAATGATAGAAAAAATAAGAAATTGTTTAATTGAATTAAAAGAGATGGATATTTTTGAATATTATCAAGATTTTTATTTAGAGAAAGAAATTACAGACATAAGCAAATTAAAAAAAGGAGAAATATATTATGTACAATTAAATTATGTATTTGATAATAGTTTTTTTATAGTGTATGACGATGAAATCAGAAAGATATTAGAATATTGTAAAGGCAAAAAGAACACAGATAAATTTAAATTAATAGGATATTTTTGTTACCTAATTATGAGAATGAATAAGGAAAATAAAATTTGTTATCCTTCGTTTGATAAAATTGAGTATGATGTGGGAATAGGTATAAAAGCAATAATGTCTTATAATGCTATTTTAAAAGAATTACAATTAATAGACTATATTAATGGGGGATACAGAATTGTTAGGGGTAAAGTAAAACAAGATGTTAATTACTATTGTAGATATGAAGATAGAGATTGTTTAAAAGAATATGCAAAAAGATTTAAAGAAGATAATAATCTAAAATCACAAACAACTTCAGGAAAGAAAAAAAGTAATAAAAAAAGAAGTTTAAAACAGAAATTTAATCATTTAGAGAAAGTAGGAGATACTACTGGAGCAAGGCAAATAAAAAAAATATATGATAAACTTTAATAACTTACAGTGAATTTAAAACAATTTAAGAATATAAATGTACAATTTTATTGTAAAATAGAAAGTTTTTCATAATAAGGCTTGACTAATATAAAACAATTTGATAATATATAAGCGTGGCAACGATAAGGGAATTAAATAATAGAATTAGTACCGTAAAATAATTTAAGAATGAAAGGAAATGATAGAATGAAAAAAACAAAAACAAGCAAAAATTTAAAAAAAGGTAAACTAACCAAAGATGAATTAAAATTATATGCTTTAGAAGATAAAGAGATAAATATGATTTTAGAGTATCAAGAAAAATTACCTGTGTTACAAGGAGAAAATCAAAATTGGATCAATGCAAGAACTATACATAATGAGTTAGGAGTAGGTAGAGATTTTACAACATGGATAAAACAACAGATAGAAGATTTGGACTTAGAAGAAGACGAAGAATATAATATAAAATGGATAAAAGGAAGCGACACCTTCAAAGGGGACGCTAGTAATTCCAATAGAATGGTAGCTTTAGGTTATAATAAAGAATATTTTATGATTATAGAAATAGCAAAAGAAATATCTATGGTTGCAGGAGCAAAAGGTGGACGAACAGGTAAAGAATTAAAAGAAAAAAGTAAAATTGCTAGAAAATACTTTATATACATAGAAAAAGCCTTTAAAAATAGATATGAATGGAATTTAGATAGAGAAAATACTCTTATAAAATGCAAAACTTTAAAAGGTGCTTTAATAAAATATAAAAAAGAGGTAATAAAAACAATTCCCCAATATATGCATAATAATCAATTCATAGCTGAGTTTTGTTTATTAAATGAAGTCATTATTGGAATGTCAGCTAAAGAATATAGAAAAAGAAAAGGTTTTGCTAAACATTTCCCCATTAGAAATAGTTTTAGTGAAAAAGAGTTAGAATTAGTACATATATTAGAACAGTATGATTCAGATTTAATAGAAATACAAAATGAATTTAACTATGAAGATAGAAGAAAATTTTTAACTAAAAAATTAGAAAGTTTAATATAAAATAATTTAGTAAAATAAAAACATGATTAAATAGGAGGAGATTGATATAAAAAAATATATTGGAAAATACAGAGTCCTATGTGAAAGAGATGTAGAAACTAGCAAAGCAATTAATAATGGAGATAATACATATATTAAATGTTATCGTGGAATTTAAATTTATAGGGCTACAGAAGAAATATTGATGTTGTATACTCCGTTTGTAACGCAAAGGACTAAAACTATGGACAAGTTAAAAGGAATCAAAATAATAGATTATTTTAACACCAGCTTAGAGACACAAATAAAATTTCATGAAAAAGATTTAGAAAAGGTATTAAAAATATTTCCACCAGTAATAAAAGGAAAAGATATTAAACCAAAAAATAAATATAAAAGTAAGGCTTAGATATTCAAATTTTATAGGTAGTGCAAAAATTTAATAGCAATAATCAAAGATAAATAAAAAAAGGTATATTTCATTCAAAAGTAAATTAAAAACAATTAATAAACAAAACTTTAAAATTTGAAAGGGGATATAATTATGAAAAATTTATTAAAAGTTAAAGGACAAATAATAGGGGAGTTTAAAGGAGATTCTAAGCTATGCAATTACAGAATATTAGAATCTAAAAAAGAGGATTTAAAAAATTATTATATAACAGATATATTAAATCAAAATTTGGGTGAAATTGTACATATAAGACTGTTAGATGGCAGAAAAGAAATATTTAATAGCAAAGGTCTACTAGAATATAAAAACGATTTAGGAGGTTCTCTGTGGAGAATATTCGTAGGAGATAAATGTTTAGATGATGTATTGTGGACATACACAGATACAATAGATGAAATAAAAATAATTATAGATTTAATTGAAGAATCGCCACGCATACTCGTGACTTCAGTTATGAGTTAGTGGCGACATATGTTAATATAAAATTAGAATAAATATACTTAATTAGAAAAAGTTAGCTAATATAAAGCTATAAATAAAGTACCGTAGGAACTACGGGAATTAACGCCTGTGGAGATAGTAGGTTACGAGGTCGTGGAAGCAGGAAATCCTAAAGTAATGAGGGAAGCACGTGGCTTCAGCCATGTGAGGTTCACTTTTCCAAAGGGTGTAAATAATTATACTGTGGAAGGCAGAAATAAAATACATGAAAATTTAAATAAATATAATGTGAAATTACTAAAATATATTACCGAAAACCCTGTTAAGGGTGCTACAACAGAGTTTAATGATAATAGAATTTCACTATATATAAGTCAAAATGGGAAATGTGGAATAACAGGCAAAGTACTAGAGCATGGAGAAATAGAGATACACCATAAAATCCCGAAGGGGAAAGGTGGAACAGATAAATATAAAAACTTAATAGTTGTTAGTAATACTATACACAAACTAATACATGCTACAGTAACAGAAACCATAGAAAAATATAAAAATATAGCTAAGCTTAATAAAGACCAAATTAGTAAGTTAAATAGATTTCGTAAAATGGTTGGAAATTGTGAAATATAGTAAATAAGTAAGTATTGATGGGACGCCGGATGAGTTGGAAACTCTCATGTCCGGTGTTAACTGGGGGAAAAGGTGGAGATAACTTCAAAGCCTTACCTATCAGAATATTAATTAAGGGGGATTTTATATGGAAATAAACAAAGTAGTTTGTATGGATAATTTAGATTTCATGAAACAGTTATCTAATGAATCTATAGACCTCATATATGGGGATATTTTATATGCTACTGGCAGAAACTTCAAAGATTATAAAGACTTGTCTTATAATAAAGATGAAGTATACAATTTTTATATACCTAGAATAAAGGAAATACAAAGGCTTTTAAAAGAAACTGGAACGTTGGCTTTACAAATGGATTATAGGATATCTCATTGGATTAGGGATATATGTGATATTTACTTTGGATATAAAAACTGTATAAATGTGGTTCAATGGCAATATTCAAGTGGTGGAAGTAGTAAGCATAAATTATCACAAAAAAATGATGAAATAATAATTTATGCTAAAAATCCTAAAAAGCAAAAGTTTAATTATATGACAGAGATAAGCTACAACAGAGATTATAAACCTTATAGGTTTAAAGGTGTGGAAGAATATCAAGATAAATGTGGAAGATGGTACACGCTAGTGGGTATGAGATGTATTTGGAACATACCAATGGTAGGAAGAACATCAAGTGAAAGATTGGATTATGCAACACAGAAACCTTTAAAATTAATGGACAGAATAAGGGATTTATACACAAATGAAGAAGATTTAATCGGTGATTTTTTCTGTGGTAGTGGAAGTATGATTGAAAGTGCCAAAAACGGTAAAAGGAATTATATAGGATGTGATGCTAATGAAAGAGCAGTTGAAATTACCAATTCAAGATTAGCAAGTTAGTTTATAATACAAATATATTGTACGATTTAAAACCTATTATGAAAGGCATATAGGAATGAAAATAAAAGATTTATTAAATATAATTAATAAGGGAATGGTAATATTATGTTTCCAAGAATTTGACAATCATTATGATAATTTGAGTGAAGTAAAAGAAGAAATAAAATTAAAACTATATGAAAAAGAAGTTGTTATGATTGATTGCATTAATGCAGAAGAATTAAAAGTTTTTTATAAATAATTTACAATATAAAACAATTTAATAAATATAATAAATCAAGTATTTTATTTAAACTAATGCGGATATAATTTTTTAAAACAAAAACTATCCCAGAATCACAAAAATATATAATATTAAAACCTCTACAAACGCCTTGAATTGGTTACTAAAAATGGGTTTAAATGAAGATATAGTGTTTTTATTTATAGTTGTTCATTTTATGGTTTAATTTCATTTTAAAGCATTTTTTTAACCAAAGTACCGTTGAGGAAGGAAGTGATGTAATATGACTTTAAAAGATTTTTTAGAAAGAGTAAATAGGAATGATTTAGACAAAATGATGATATTTAGAGAAGGCAAAGGTTGGAGTAATATAAAAATTAAAGTTGAAGAAAATGAAATTTCAATATCTTGTGATAGAAATAGACCTTTTTCTAGTGATTAAAAACAAAGATAAAATAATTTAATAATTAAGGAGGGGCTGAATGGATAATAATTTTTATGTTTATGAGTGGTACAATATGGATAGTAAAGAAGTATTCTATGTAGGAAAAGGTAAAAATAAAAGATATAAAAACACGACTAAAAGAAATCAATATTTTAAAAATTATTATAATAAGTACGAATGTAGTGTAAGAAAAGTAAAAGAAAATTTAACAGAAAAAGAAGCCTTTAATTATGAAATAGAATTAATAGAAAAATATAGAAATATTAATCAATGTAAATGTAATTTAACAAACGGAGGAGAAGGAGCAACGTTTCCAGAAGGTAGTTGGAATGATTTATTTAGAAAACTTCAATATTTACATGATGTTAAATGTGCAATGGATGATATGGACAATGAAGAAGAATATGATATTGAAAATTTAAAAACAAAAACTTTGAAAGAACTAAAAGAGTTATATAAAAATTATATTGAATATAAAGATAACGAAAAATTAAATAAGGAGTATTTTAAATCTATTGATATACAAACAGAAGATTTAACAGGTTTTGAATTAAAAACACAAAATGAAGAAATAGTTTTATTTACAGAGTTGATTGCCAATGATATAGCAAAAAGTAATAAGGAATTTAGTGACTTTTTAAATTGGAAATCAGAAGTTGATTTTATTTGTATTAATTTTAATTCAGATAAATTTTTAAAATTAATGTTTGATAATATAGATTATTATAATGAATTAATAAAAGTAACTAAAAACATATTATGGTTCATGAAAAGTCTAAATCATAATCCATCTGTGCAAGTACCAGTAATAATTAAGAACTATGTTATTAAAAATAATTATATACATATAAAATTTAATACTCACGATGATAAAACTTTAAGACGAGTAAAAATACATTTATATGATATTGTATGGGGAATTTTAATGTTTAAAGATAAAGCATTATTTCAAATAATTTATAATGAAATATTTTTTGCACCTTTTGTTTAAATATATAAATAAGATAATTTAGGAGGGAATTATGCAAGATATGTCTAAAGCAATTATAAATCAAAGACAAATTTACAAAAACGCTTCAAGCAGATTTAAAGATTTTAATTGGGACTTAGAATTAGATGTAGAAACAGCTAAAAAAAATAAAGAGATAGTATCTATTAATGATAGTATAGCTTTAAGAATGATAAGAAAAATGACTGGACAAGAAGTTGATGAAAAAGAAATAGATAGGTTAAAACTAGAGATTAAAAAATTAAAAAAGAAGGGGAAAACCAAAACCAACATAGAAAAAATTAAACAAAAATATAAAGAATTAGAAGATAAAATTTTGGTTAAAGAATTAAATTCTATTGTTTTTGAATCTATAGCAGATTGGAATAGGGCAAATTCTAAAAAAGGAATTAAATTAAATAAAACTAATAGAATTAGGACAATAGGTACAAGTGGTGGTGTTAAAAAGGATACAGTCTTATTTTGTGATGAGGATATACATAAGGAATTAGATAAAAGGTTAAATAATGGAAGAAATGAAAAAATAAAATATGTACCTGCAAAATTTGAAGCATATAAGGCATTAGCATTTAGTGGTTCTACACCAGTAACACAACCAAAGGGAGTGTTAGTTATAAAAGATGGGGAACATGAAATAGAAAGGGATGTGTTGTTATTATCTGACAATGAAAAAGGAGGATTTGACTTAAACAAGAGAGAAAATTATAAAATTAATAGGCAATTTACTGATGGTTGTGGAATGATAAGTGAAGAATTGAGTAAGCAATGGGCGATTGATATGGGTTGCTATAAATATAATGATAAAAAAGAAAAAGAAGCAACTTATACTCCTAGTGGTTTTAATATTCGTAATGCCTTTTGTAAAGGTATGTTGTTTACTTTTCCGTTTCTAGAGTTTGCGGAGGATGTAGCACATAACTACATGGTAGAAGATGCTTGGGGCAATATGATAGACATAAGAAAAGTAGATATAATATTAACAACAAATATGTTAAAACTTTGGAAAGCTTATGATTCTATAGATCATTATCTTGAATGTTGCAAGGAAAATGATTTTGAATTTTGTGTAGCTAAAATACTACCTGAATATTTAGAAAAAACAAGAAATATGAATTATCAATTTTTAGAATCATACAAACTAACTGATAATGAGATCAAAGATTTAGTACAACCAACAGTAGATTCAATAAAAGGTGCTTTATCAGAAGATTATTTAAAAATGATTTTATTTTTGAAAGGTTGTAAACTAACGAAAGAAGATTTTTTAAAAGAAGATTATGATTATCTAAAAGCATTAATGATAGATAAAAGAATGAAAAAAGACCCTTTTATACAGCAAAAAGTATATAGAATGATTAGAAAAAAAATAAATGATTCTAAAAAAGGAGTAATAGAAGTACAAGGGTCATATGAAATAGTAAGTGGGGATTTGTATGCGTTATGTCAGTATATGTATGGTATGAAGATTACAGGGATACTAAAAGCTAATGAATTTTATTCAAGAACGTGGTTGGATAGAGATGTAAATAAGATTGTAGCATATAGAGCTCCTATGACATTACATAACAATATAAAGGTAATGCCTTTAATTGAAAATGAAGATACAAGAAAATGGTATAGATTTATGAAAACTTGTTTAATAATTAATGCTTGGGATTGTACTGCTGAAACTATGAATGGAGAGGATTTTGACGGGGACGCTAATATTACTACAGATAATGAAATATTAATAACAAACACAAGAGAAACATTACCTATCATATGCGAACAAAAATCAGCAGAAAAGAAAAAGATAAATAAAACATTATTAAAAAAAGCAAATAAAAATGGATTTGGTAATAATGTTGGTGATGTAACTAACAAGTGTACTGGTATGTATGATGTTTTAGTTAAATTTAAGGCAGATACTCCAGAATATGAAGAAATGTCATATAGAATAGCTTGTATGCAAGGATATCAGCAGGAGATAATTGACTCAATAAAAGGAATCATACCTAAAAAAGTACCTTCACATTGGTACAATTATAAAGAGTTGAAGATAAACTATGAATACAAGGTAGATAAAAATGGTGTAATTATAAAAGAAAAAGATGATGAAAAAACTATAGAGTGGAAGAAATTTAATCAAAAATTATTAAGTAATAAAAAACCATATTTTTTTATATATAACTACTCAAAATTAAAGAGAAAATACAAAAAATATATAGAAAATAATAATACAAACTGTTTAATAAAATTTGGTTTAACATTGGATGAATTAATAAAAAAAGAAAATAAAAGTGAAGATCAAGAAGAATTTATTAAATATTATAATTTAATGATGCCAGTATCTATAGAAAAAAGTTTAATGAACAGACTTTGCTGGATATTAGAAGATAAATTTAAAGATATTGAAACAAACATTAGACAAGAAAATAATAATTTTGATTATGATTTTTTAAAATTGAATGCTAAGTATTCAAAAAAAGATAAAGAGATAATTAATGAAATTTATAATGAATATAAAAAAGAAGCCAAGCTATATAAAATGTCCCAAAAAAACTCAGATGAAAACGAAGAAAACACAGAAGATAATAGACAAGTATTAATTGATAAGTATCAAAGAAAAATATTTGGAGTATGTAACAATGAGGATATGGTTTGTGATATATTATTAGATATTTGCTATGGCTCTAATCAAAATAAGCAATTTGTATGGGATATGTGTGGGGATGTAATCATTGATAGATTATTAAAGAAAAATAATCATTCAATAAATATACCAGTTGTAACAAATAAGAAAACTAATACATATTGGCAAGGTGAATATTATGAATTAGAAAATGTGCAAGTTGAGGAGGATGATATATAAATGCTAGATGAGATATTAAATGAAACAGAAATATTAAAAGAATATAAACAAAATCATCGTATACCTGAAAAAATTAAGATTACTGATATTATATATTTATTAACAAAAGATTATTGCTTACAAAACAAAGAAAGAAAAGAAGTTTACAAACTTATTATGGAAGACTTAAAGAAAACATTAGGCAATAAATTTATTTATACTAAATGGAATAAAACAGTTAAAGGCATAGTTAATAGATTTTATAGAGATAAATCAATTTATAAATTTGAAGTAAAAATGAATGATATAAATGAAATAAGAATTAGTCAAAATGAATTACAAACAATTAGGCAATTAGATAATTTAGTATTAGAAAAAATAGCATTTATAATGTTGGTTTATGCTAAAATTTCAAAAATGCAAATGCAGCGAGAAAATAATGATTATTGGGTTAATAAATCATGTTCAGTAATTTGTAGAGAAGCTAAGGTGGGATTAAGAGGTGATAAACAAAAAAGAATAATGAATGAATTATATAAAAAAGAATACATAACAACAAGTAATATAAATACTAAAACAAATATTAAATTAAATTTTGGAGACAAAGAAAGTGTTAAAAGGGAAGATGATTTAATAATTATTGATTTTGATGGAGTGGTATATCAATACTTAATATATAAAGGAGAGAAGTGGAAAAGATGTGAAGGTGAAAATTGTGAAAAATGGATAAGGATAAAAAATAATAAAGCTAAGTATTGTTTAAGTTGTGCTAAAAAAAATAAAAAAGAACAAACAAAAAATGTAGCAAGAGAAAGTATGAGAAGACTAAGAAATGAACGAAAAAATGGCGTGTTAAGAAAATAGAAAAATAGTTACAATATAGCTATATCAATGGTTATAGCATGATTTTAAATAAAATGTGCAGTTTGTTATAATGTAGTAGTAAATAATACTATTTTAATAAAATCAAGAATTTATAAATAAAACAATTTGACAAATAAATTTTAATCAGATGATTGAGATAGTAATATAAGACAAATATGAGGGAGTATGAATGACTCCCTTGGTGCTAAAATATAAACAACGGAGTAAAGCTCCAATTAATCAAGACAATTTTAAAAATATAAAATACGAGAGGTCTTGCGTTAATAGACGACTTAAAAAATTGACCCACTACGCCTCTTAACAATGCGAACCGAGTGCAGTATTAGTGGACGAAGTACAAGTCAACGCAATTAGCATGGTCTAGCCGAGAATACGGTCTGATGCTAGTATAAAATAATTTAACAATAGGTATATTGATATAGAACATAGTTCTTAAAATAAAAATATATTGGCATAGCCAGAAAGAGAGTGTTTAAATTATGGAAAAGAAAAATGTAAAAAGTGTATTCTTAGGAAGAAAGGTTAGAAAATATTGGAGCTTATATGAATCCGAATACAGTAAACCAAGCTTAGTGGAAAATACTGAAACATTAGAAAGAGTTAAAGTTTTAGAAAAAGAAATGGATTTTGAATTTGAAGTAAATGAAGAAATTTATTTAGAAGAATTAGAAAAGTATACAAAAATTCAAAAGAAAACAAGAGATACTAATGGAAATATAATTTACAATATTACATATGTTGCAGAAACAATAGAAGATTACGATGTAGATATAAAAAATAAATATAATGAGTTATTAGAAGAATGGAATATAAAATTTGAAGAAAATGAAAAGGAATATAAAAAAGAATGTGAAAAAAGAAAACAACAAGAAAAAGAATCTAATGAGAAATATAATAAATTTTTTCATGAAAAAGAAAAAGTAAAGAAAGATAAGATTATTATATTTGAAATACCAAGAAATAAAGATGGTAAATTATTAATGAATCAAAATGATGCAATTTCATTATGTGAATTAATAGAAATGAAATTACCTATGAACTACAATGTAATTACCAGTCCATTTAAAGTAGCTTTGTGTAATAGTGAAGATGTTGTTATAAATAAAAATATAAATAAATTAAATAATATAAAATAATTTGACAATAGGAAGTAACTTAATTAAATAGATAATTTTTTTCATTGATATGGGTAGATTTGTATTTACCCAATCCCTCCCTCCTATTTTAAAAGGGAAGGTATTAAAAAGGAGTGTTGAAAATGAAACTTGTATCAGGTGAGGAATTTTTAAGAGGAAATTAAAAAAAAGAGAATAAAGAATTAATATTTCAATTCCAAACAAATAATAAACTAAATAAGTTGGCTTATTTACTAATGAGTGACTTAAAAATAAAATAAATAAAGTATGTTATCTACAAGGATTTATATAAAAATAAAGGGTAGTGACCAATCACTAAAGGAGAATTTTATATGAACTGTTTTTTAGAAAGAGAAATCAAAAGTGATTTAGATTTGATAAAGAGACATATTAAAAAAGTCGAATATGAACTATTAACCTTTGATATGGAAACATATTATCCAGAAGAGTTTATTCACTTGTATGAGATATACCAAAGATTAATGCGTATTTACACAGATAATTATAATAGTGCAATTGAAAATGCTTTAAATTTCTATATAAAAAGAAGAAATGTATTATATAGAATTAAGTATAACTTGAAAAATAATATGAACTCTTTGTTTAATGGAAATAGAAAAAATTATAAAAAATTAATATATACTTATGAGAATATTATAAGGGAGTACAAAGATTTGTATGAATCTATTAGAAATATTCAAATAGATAAGATTAAAAAATTATTTTATTCTGAAATAAAGAAAATAGACCATATAGAATTAAAAGACATCGAAACACTTAAAGAAATAATTGATTCATACAATAAAAAAGAAGATAATATATATTCCTGTAAAGATAAGAATATTAATTTTATAAATTATATAAACAAATTAGAACTTGACTTTGTACAAGATACAGATTTAATTGGGCTTTATCATTATAATTTAATTTGTAAGGGTAGATATATTCCTATTAGATTTAATAAGGATATTGAATTTAATATTGTATTTAAAAATTAAAAAGTAATATCTAATGGAAAATATTAGAAGGAAATAAAGTTGCGATGGATTAAAATGGAATATATTTTAACAATAAATAAATGTAATAAATTCGTTATTTTATGTAAAATAACTTAATAATTTAAAAAATATAATTATAAAAAGGAGAGTACAATTATGAATAAAAAAGGTTTATTAATAAAAATGAGTGAGAAATCAGGATTAACACAGAAGGATGCAGAGTTAGCTTTAAAGGCATTTATAGAAAGTGTTGAGGAAGCACTAGAATGCGGAGAAAAGGTACAGTTAATAGGATTTGGTACTTTTGAAACTAGACAGAGGGCTGAGAGACAAGGCAGGAATCCGTCTACAGGAGAAGAAATAACTATACCTGCATCAGTAGTACCTGCATTCAAAGTAGGAAAAAAATTAAAAGAAAAAGTAAAAGAAGCACATAAATAAAATAAATATAAAATAATTTTTAACAAATGTATAATTATACATAAATAAACTTATATGTGAGAGAACTCAGATTCTCTCACCTCTGTAAGAAAGGGAGTATTATAATGGATAAAAATATCAAAGTGTTCATAGATACAAACATTTTATTACATACTAATAACTTAGATATATTATTAGAGGAATATGGTGAATTGTATTTATCTAGTATAGTTATTGAAGAATTAGAATCAATAAAAACAGACTCCAGAAAAGACAATGAAGTTAAATTTAGAGGAAGAATCGCATTAAGACATATAATTCACAACGAAGATAAGTATAAAATAATATTATGTGAAGACAAACATAGAAAGATTTGTGATGAAAAGCATTTAGAGCAGAGTAATGATAATTTAATTATTGCAACTGCTTATGAAGAAAGTCAGAGAAATGAAGTTAAGTTTATAAGTAATGATATTTTAGCTTATAAAATAGCCAAGGAAATGTTTCACTTAGACTCAATGAGACTAATTCAACAAGAAGATGAATATAAAGGCTTTAAAGAATTCATAGGAAATACAGATGATGTTAATAAATTATTTTTACAATATGAAAAGAAAAACAATTCATTGAATTTATTGGAAAATGAATATTTAATTTTGAAAAATACAGACTTAGATAAAGTTTATGAATATAGATTTAATAATGGGAAGCTGAATTTAATAAAACTACCTCCATCAAAAGTTATCAAGGGATGGAATAGTAAACAACGATGTGCTTTAGATTTGTTAATGGATAAGAATATTCCTATTAAAATAATAGCAGGTAATTTTGGGAGTGGGAAAACTGTTCTCAGTATTAGATCAGCAGTATATCATGTTTTAGATAAAGGAAATTATTCTAAGATAATGTTAGTAAGAAATCCTTTAGGATCAGGTGAGGAAATTGGTTATCTAAAAGGTACAAAGGAAGATAAAATAAGAGAATTTTACAAACCAATAGAACAAAATTTAGATGGTGGAGAATTTCAATTAAATGATATGGTAATAAAAGGACAATTGGAAATGGAAATACCATATTATATGAAGGGTATGAGTTTAAAAGATACATTTGTTTTAGTTGATGAATGTGAAGATTTAAATAAGAAAATATTTAAATTAATAGGTTCAAGAATAGGAAGTAACTCATGTGTGGCTTTTGTAGGAGATTGGAAACAAGCTGAGGCAAAATATGTGCATGATAACGGATTGATTCAATTTATAAAATATGCAAAAGGGAATCCATTAGTAGGGATAGTAGTGCTTGATGAAGATGTAAGATCTAGTGCAAGTAAGTTATTTGCAGATTTTTAATAGTATAAAATAATATTTTTAAGGGAGAGATTTTATAATGGCGAAGCAGTCAATAAATGAAAAAATAATAACAACTCATAAATTAGATATTGAAGGTACATTAAATGTAGATAGTCTACAAGAAGGAATGTTGATGGCTGAATTAGAAGACGAAGGGGAAAAAGATTTAAAATACTTAATAAATAAATTTAATGGTAAGTTTGTAAAAATATCAATAACTGATAAAGTTGAAGAGATTCCAGAAGAATAAAAGAAAAGGGAAATTATATGAATAATAAAAATGGTACAGTCTATTTTATATTAGATACATCTGCTGATCTAGTTAAAATTGGATTTACTAGAAATTTAAAAAGAAGAATTAAACAACTAGAAACATCTAACTGTAATTTGGAATTAATACATAAAATAGATAATTGCAATATGGATTATGAATGCAGTCTGCATAATTATTTTAGTTTAGAAAGAGTAAAAAACGAATGGTTTAATTATGGAGATTCCATTAAGCAATGGATAAAAAGAGATAAAATTGAAAAAGAATATTTTAAAAAGTTAAAAATGTAATATAGCTATGACTTGTACAAGCATAGACTAAACTAATTAGGGGTAGATAGTTATATCTGCCTCTTTATTAAATTTAAAATAATTTGTAGATATCATAAAATTCATCTTTTATCTTACATGATGGGTGAATTTTTAGTATTTATAGAAAAAGTATATGGGTTTAGTGTAATGTGTAGCACGACAGTCTCCAAAACTGTTAGTGAGGGTTCGAATCCCTCAGTCCATGCCAAATTTACATAATTTAATAATGAATTTTCAAAGCTATTTTTGAAGAGTGAATTAAACACTCTATCGCACTCCTACAGCGATTTAGATACTAAGGAGAAGGGATAGAACGGATTTAATTCCTTCTTCAAAGATAGCTTTTTAGTTATCTAATTTTTAAGCTGTAGGAGGCATAAGTATGAAAAAATTTAGTAAAAGATTTTTAAAAGAAGTTTTAGGTTTTAATGAAGAAGAAGTTAAATTAACAATGGAATGTCAAAGAAAATTTCCAGAATTATTAATAAATGAGGCGAAAGAAATTGACAGTGCTAGAGAACTATATCTTAAATTAGGTTTAAAAGAAACAAACTGGTCAAGATGGAGTAAGAAAAACATATTAAACAATGAATTTTTCAAAGAAAATATTGATTGGAAGTCACTCTTCTTTAAGACGAATGGAGACAAATCAAGGTCTGAAGGAAATTTTGCTAAAGATTTTTCTATATCTATAGAAATGGCAAAACATTTATCTATGATGGCAAGAACAGAAAACTCATATAGGTTTAGACAATATTTTATATTAATTGAAAAATCAATTCGAGGACTTCAGCAACATAATGAAGTTAGAGAACCAGAGAAAGAAAATTATAATTTAATGAAAGAAGCAATTATAAAAGATTATTCTAGTAAGCATAATAATGTTACTGAATTTGATATTAATTATTTAATGATTAGAGAAAGTAATATGATAAATCAAAATTTATTAGGATTTAAAGCAAATGAAGTAAGAAGTAAATTAGGTTATGTTGATAAAGAAACAAGAGAGCATTTACAAATAAAACATAATAAAGCAATAGATTTTTTACAGAATATGATAATCGGATTGGTTACAGCAGGAGTAATCTTTGAAGAAAGGTCTAAAATCATAGAAAATATTTGTAAAAGTCAATATAGTGATTTAAGAATGGATAAATAATTTAATAAATATAAATAATACATATTTTAAAAGGAGAATTTTTAAAAGATGAATATGAAAGAAAGATATGGACAAAAAATCAGATGTAAAGAATGTGGTAGAGAAATAATATTAGATGAATTTAGTACAGAAGCAATTGGAGTTAATACAGTAGTGGTTTATTGTGAAAATGGATGTGAGTTCTTATTGGATTAATTAAATATAAAATAATTCAATAATTGTATTTTAAAAGGAGAGAGGTAATGTCGAATAGATATTTAAAAAAAGAAAATGAAACGGATTTTGAATACGGGTTAAGACTTATAGAAATCAAATGCGAAGAAAACCCACAAGATTTAGATTGGCAAAGCATTATTGATTATTTAAATCTAAATATACATAGAGATTCTCTGAGAAAAGCCTGTAATACAACAGAGTTCAGTTCTTACAATGTAATGAAATATTTTAAAAATAAAATGAAGAATAATATAAAAGATGATGATATTTTAAATGAAATAGAAATGAAAAAGATTGAATTAGAAGAAGAGAGAAAAAAGAAACAAACTATATCTATAGAATATAATAAAATTCTCAGAGAAAAATCAAGAAATGATTTATTATTTGAAGAATTGCAAAAGTCTATAGGACGAGTGAATGTGCCAGAATTTAAACCAATAATTAAAGAAAATAATTCACCAAAAGAAGGAGTAGTTGTTTTAGCCGATGAACATTTCGGGAAAATATTTTCAAGTTTAAATAATAATTATTCTGAGGATATATTTTATCAAAGGATGAATCAAATTACAGAAGAAATATTAAATGTTTGCAATGAGCAAAAATTGAATCATATACATATTTTGAATCTAGGAGATAACATAGAAGGAATGTGTTTAAGAGTATCTCAATTGATGAGTTTGCAAATGGGGATGACAGATATGGTAATAAGGTATGCAAGATATATGGTTAATTTTTTAAATGAATTATCTAAGCATATTGAAATAACTTATCATCACTCTTATACAGGAAACCATAGTCAAATAAGACCTTTAGGTACTAAAGCAGATATGTTTCCTAAAGAGAATATGGAAAGAGTTGTGTTTATGTACATAAAAGACATGTTATCTGAAAATAATAGGATAATAATTCCTGAGTATGAGGATGGAAATATTAAATTAGACATATTTGGATATAAAATTTTTGGAAAACATAAAATAAAAAACATAGAAAAAGCAATACAAAACTTATCTATGCAATATAGGACTTTTATAGATTATTTGTACTTAGGACATTTACATCACAAAATGAATAAAACAGTTATGAATGGTATTAACAATAATTGTGAGATAATAATAACTCCTAGTATTATGGGAAGTGATGATTATAGTGATGATTTATTAACAGGTTCAAAAGCAGGAATTATATTTGATATTTTTCAAGAAGGTAGAGGTAGAAGAATTACATATGATATTATTTTAAATTAAAAAACAAAATAATATAAAATAATTTAATGAAATATAATTATAAAGGAGATTTTAAATATGAGATTAGATAATTATGATGAATTTATAAAATATGTGGTAGATAAGTTCACTGAAGAGGATGAGATACAAGCAATTTGCAACTATGAATTAGCAGATTTGTTAATGTATGAGTTTGGTATTATGGATTATAAAGAATATAAAGGAATTGACTTACAATCAGATGTGAATGAATATTATGTTACTAAATTTGGAGAGAAATGTTTCTGTGTCGAGCCATTAAAATCTAATAATAAAATAAAAATAACAAGTAGTAATTATTTTATTATAGATAATAAAATTCTAAAGGATAATCCTACTTTATTTAATTATTTAGAGACTGGACGAGACGAGGTAGAGTTTCAGGTAGAAATAATAGATTATGATGAAGACAATTGTGATTGCTGTGAATGTTGTGAAGAATGTGAAGACAATGAAATGGAGGAAACAGTCGACTGTTATTTAGAGTTAGCTGATTTGATAGAGGATTATGTTGGTTTAATATTGGATAATGAATGTAAAGAGGAAGTTTTGGGACATGCTTTAACTGAATTTGCAGGTATGGTTTTAGAAGAATTTTGTTTAGAAAGAACAGAGGAATAGGTTAAAATAGGAATTTTATTAAAAGTTAATTAATAACAATTTAATAAACAAAGCTACTGTCTAAATGATGGTGGCTTTATTTATTATTGAATATTTTTGTAAGTATTATAAAGCACATCAGTATTGGTGTGTTTTTATTATTTATAAAATAAGAGAGTGAGAGTGGATTATGTTAGAGACAAGCAATTTTAATGAAAGTAAATTTTACAATGATGAGTTTATTTTTCTTTATGATTATCAAAGAAAAGTAGTAGAAGATAAAAATTCTACAATGATAGTAAATTGATCAAGAGGTTTAGGAAAAACATTTACAGCTATGTGTAAAGTTTTAAGAAGCAGACCAAGGAGAGTTTTATATGTAGCTCCTATAAATAGTTTTTTTGTATACTTTTGTTCAAAAATAGATGAAATTAAAAAGTTATCAAACAATTCAAACATAAAAAATATTAAGACAAACAAAACAAATGATAGATATTATACATCATTAAGTATAGAATATGAAGACAGAAATATTTCTGAAATATATTGGTACAAAAATGAAGAAACAAGGAGTTTAAAGCCTCATTTTGATTTAATAATATTTGATGAAAGTTTACCTTATAATATATCAAATATTAGTGCAAATCAGATTATATCATTTAATAGTTTTAACAATGGATATAAAACTTTAACAAGAAAAATGTTTCCTACAAATGTTAGTATCCATGAAACTACAGAAGAAAATTTTAAACAATTTAATAAAAATGCAAATTGTAATTGGCTAAAAAAATTAAGAATAGATGATTTTATTAATTATTATGATGAATTTGAGATATATTCAATTCCTGAAATTGGTGATATAGATAATTATATGTTTTTAAAAGAAAATTTAAATAAACTTCAAAATGAATTTAGTAAAATACCTAATTGTAATAATACTGTAATGACTAGAGAAAAATTGCTAGATATGATTTTAAAAATTAAATACGAATTGAAAAAAGAAAATTAATTTTAGAGAGGTTGCTACTATGTAGCTTCTTTTTATTATTTGGGAAAGAAAGGAAGTGAATGGAAAATGGCTAGTGAACAAAAAATAAAATGTAAGAATTGCGAAGGCAAAATGACCAAAGCTGGTTTTTATTCAAGTAATTTACCACAGTATGAAAAACTATATAATGGAATTTGTCCAATTTGCAAGAAGTGTTTACAAATACTAGCTTGTGATGTAAATGGTGATATAGATGCTACTGCATTAAAAGATGTATTAAAAAATTACTTAAATAAGCCATTTTTTAATGATATATTTTTAAAAGTATTAGGGAAGAAACCTAAGAATCCTCTAGGTGATTATATTACAAGATTAAATTTAAATAGAGGAATAGCAAAAAATGCTACATGGAAAGATGGAGAAACAGAAGAAAAATTAGAAATTGAAAAGAAGAATATTAAAAGACAAGAAGGAATTCCTGAGATTACAATTAATTCAGATTTTAAAATTACAAAAGAAATGATACGTTTTTGGGGTAGAGGAAAAGATTACACACCCGAAGATTATGAATTCTTGGATAGTGCTTTTACGGAATGGACTACCAGATATAAATGCGATACATTAGCAGAAGAAAAAACATATAAATTTTTATGCTTAAAGGAACTAGAAATTATGAAGTCAAGAGAAAAAGGAGAAAATGTAGACAAGCTAGAGGAGACGTATAGAAAATTGTTATCTGATGGTGGGTTAACTCCTAAAGATGCTAATGTCGCAAATGACCCTGAAAATATGAGTGCTTTAGGACTATGGATTAAAGATATAGAAAAATATAAACCTGCTGAATATTTTAAAGATAAAAAGATATATGTTGATTTTGATGGATTCTTAGAATATTTAGATAGAATGATATACAGACCGTTAAAAAACTTATTAACAGGCTCAAGAGATTTTGATAAAGATTTTAATGTAGAAGATGGGAATGAAGATGAAGAAGCTGGTGATGAATAATGGCTTCTTACAAAAATTATCAAACTGAAAGAAAAAAGAATATGAATGTTAAAAACTTAGCTAAAAAGCCTAAAAATCACATTAAGAAAGTAAGTAAAAAAATAGAGTTCGAGAAAAAATTAATAGACTGGGTAACTTTTTATAGACGTAATTTACATAGATTTGTAGAACATTATTTACAATTAGAATTACATTTGTATCAAAAAATATTAATTTATTTGATGAATTTGTATCCTTTAATTGTAGTAGTAGCTTGTCGTGCTGCTGCAAAATCTTTTATAATAGCTATTTTTGCTTGTGCTAGATGTATACTTTTTCCAAATAGCAAGATTGTCATTGCTTCAGCCACAAAAGGTCAAGCATCTTTAATAGTAACGGAAAAAATACAAAAGGAATTAATACCTGATAGTCCAAACTTAGCTAGAGAAATCAAAGACATAAAAACAAGTTCTAATCAAACAGAAGTCATATTTCATAATGGTTCAACTATTACGGTGTGTCCTGCATCTGACAATGCTAGAGGTTTAAGAGCCACCGTAATAATTTATGAAGAATTTAGAATGATAAAAAAGGAAATTATAGATTCTGTACTTTCTCCATTTTTGATTGTTAGACCAGCACGATACTTGAAAAAGAAAGAATATGAGCATTTAAAAGAAGAACCTATGGAAATATATATATCTTCTGCATGGCATAAGTCACATTGGATGTGGGAACACATGAAAATGGCTGTAAATATGATGTATAAAACAAAAGATTCATTGTTAATAGGATTTGATTATGCTATCACATTAAAACATGGTATAAGAACAAAGAAACAATTAATTAAAGAAAAGAAGAAATTAGACAATATGTCCTTTGCTATGGAATATCAAAATCTTATGGTTGGTGGAGCTGAAAATGCTTATTATGAATTTAATTTATTAAGTAAGCAACAAACAATTAAAAAAGCATTTTATCCAAGAAAACATATAGATTTTGTAGAAAAGAAAAAAAATACATTTGATATATCAAAACAAAATGGCGAATTAAGGGTTGTTTCTGTCGATATAGCTATGGTTAAAAGAAAAGGTAATGATAATACCGCAATTTCTTGCATAAGGGCTTTGCCTGTAAAGGATTCTTATGAAAGACAAGTTGTTTACATTGAAGCTTTTAATGGTGGTAATACAACAGAACAAGCAATTAGAATAAAACAAATTTTTACAGATTTTAATGCAGATATAATATGCTTAGACACACAAAATGCAGGACTTGGAATAAGTGACGAATTAGGGAAAGTGTTATATGATGAAAAGAGAGACTGTGAATATTCTGCATGGACTTGTTTTAATGATGAAAATGTCGCAGAAAGAATCAAAAACAAACAAGCTTTACCTGTAATATATAGTATAAAAGCAAATGCTACTTTAAATCATCAAATACATACTTTTATGAAAAACGCTTTAGAAAAAGGAAAAATTAAATTTCTAGTAAATTCAATAGAAGCAAAAGATTATTTATCAAAGAAAAAAGAATACAATAATGCAAATCCAGAAGAACAAGCTAATTTTGAAATGCCTAATTTGCAAACTGATTTATTAATTAATGAAATGATAAATTTATCTTACGAATTGACAGGAGATAGTAAGATTAAATTAGTAGAACCTAGAAGTGGGACAAAAGATAGATATATATCAATTGCATATGGAAATTATTATATAACTGAAAAAGAAAGAGATTTGCAAAAGCCAAGAAAATCTAATTTAAATATATCAGATTTGTTTGGTTTTAAAGCACCAAATATAAGAAAAATTTAAATGTAAAATAATTTAGTGTATAAAAAGAAAGAAGGTGAAAGTTTGCCTGAAGTAAAAGTAACAGAAGTTTCAGAAGAAGAAAAAGAGAAACAAAAAATGCAAATATTCTTTTCTAGTTTAGCATCTTTAGTAGTACATGATTTAAACAAAAATAATAAAAAGAATAGTTTTTTTAAAAAATATAAAAAACAAGATGTTATAGACTATTTACAAAATCCACAAAAATATGAAAAAGCACTAAGAGAAATATCAAGATTTTTATATGTTAATTCAGCACATTATAAAAGACTTATTAACTATTTTGCTAATATGTCTTTATTTTATTATGATTTTAAACCTACAGGGATAATAGATTTTTCAAAAATTAATAAAAAAAAGTTTTTAAAAGAATATTATACGATATGTAGAAAGATTGATAAAATGAATCTTGCCCATGAGTTTGCAAAGATATTAACGATAGCATTTAAAGAAGATATTTTTTATGGATACGAATATGAAACGACAGATTCTTATTTTATTAAAAATTTAGACCCAGATTATTGCTCTATAAGTTCAATAGAAGATGGTGTTTATAATTATCAATTTGACTTTACGTTTTTTGATAATAAAAAAGAAAAATTACAGGAATATGGAAAAGAATTCGAAACAAAATACAATAGATATTTAAAGGATAGGAAGAATAACAGATATCAAGAATTAAATAGTAAAAAAACTATTTGTATTAAAATAAATGAAGAAATAGAGTATCCCATACCTCCTTTTGCCAATGTATTTGAAGCTTTATATGATATTAATGATTATAAACTGCTTAAAAAAGCAAAAGAAGAAATAGGAAATTATCAATTGTTATCAATGAATATTCCAATGAGTAATAAAGAACCTGATGTCCCTATGTTAGATTTTACTACAGCAAAGGATTTCTATACCCAAGCGTTAAATGTTTTGCCTGACCAAATAGGGGCTATACTAACCCCTATGAAGATTGATTCTATTAAATTTGAAAGAGATACTCTTAATAACGATAGAGTTATTGAAGCCGAAGACTTATTTTGGTCTAGTGCTGGAGTAAATGGAAATTTATTTAATTCAAAAGGTAATAGTGGTTCTGTTGTAGATTTATCTATAAAAACAGATGAATCTATTGTTTTTAAAATTTTAAAACAGTGTACTAGATGGATAAATAGAAAAATAAAATTTTCTAATAACCAATTTAACTATAAATTTAGTTTTTTGGACGTTACTATTAATAACCAAGAAAAAATGATAGACAAGCATTTCAAGTTAGCACAATATGGAGTACCTGTAAAAACAATTTTAGGTTCGTTGGTAGGACTTTCTCCTATAGATATGCAAATCAATACATGGTTAGAAAATGATGTATTGAAATTACATGAAAGTTGGTTACCACTTAATAGTAGCCATACTCAAACTAATGAAGAAAAAAAAGTTGGTAAGCCGAGGAAAGATACAGAGGACTTACAAGAAGCTGGGGAACAAACCAGAGAAAATGATTCTAATAGGGATAGATATTGCTGAGAGGAGGTGAACAAATGAAAAAAAAGAGACTAAATACAAATGTTCCAATTATCTTTCAGAAATTAAATGAGTTTGATGTCAAAGATACTCGATTTACAACAGTTAAAATTTGGCTTATGCATCTAGGGAAAAACTTAAATGGTAGTTATTTTGATGAAGAGGTTACTAAGAAAGCTATTCCATCATTAGCAAATACGCCTATATTGACATATATAGAAGATAATAGCGATGGAGAAAAAGATTGTTCTGATCATAGAGAAGTTTTAACAGTACAAAATGGGGAATGTAAAATTAAATATTTAGGACAGGCGGTAGGTGTTATTCCTGAAACAAATAATGCCAAATTGGAAAGTAGAGTTTGTGATGATGGTATAGAAAGAACTTTTTTAACTTGTGAAGGACTTATATGGAATAAATGGACTGATATACAGGACATTATGAATAGAGATGTAAAAAAACAGCAATCAATGGAACTGCACGAAAACTATGATGGTTTTTTTGATGAAGATGAGTTATTTCATTATACAAAATTTCAATTCTTTGGTGCTTGTATATTAGGAAAAGATGTACAACCTGCGATGCGTTCAGCGTCAGTTGAGTTGCAAGAGTTTTCATATAAAAATTTTGCAAAGGAAATTCAAAATAAGTTAGAAATGTTTAAAGAATATATGAAGGAAAGCGAGGAAGATAATGTGGGTAAAACAAAATATACTTTAAGTAATGATCAAATTTATGAGATATTAAGAAAAGAATTAGCTAAGAGAACAATTACAATTGAAGACTGGTGTGGAGATAAAATAGAAACAGCAGAATATTGTGTTTCTGACTTGATTGTTTCTGAAAATTTAGCAATAGTTACGGACTGTAAAACTTGGAGTTACTATTATGGTATTCCTTATACAATTACAGGAGATGTTGCCAAATTAGATTATGATAGTAAAAAACCTTATATGAGGGGTGATTGGAAGGAAATTGTTGGAGAAGATGTAAATGTAACTGCTGATTTTTCAAAATTAAAGAAAGAATTTGATGAAATAGTAAAAGACTTCTCAAGTAATTTAATTAAAAAAACAATTTCAAAATGTAATGTAACACCTACAAAAGAATATAAAGAATTACAAGTAAAATATTCTAATTTAGAAAATGAAAATAAAAAGTTATCCGAATTTAAATCTTCAAGATTAAAAGAAGATAGAAAACAAGCAGAGAATGAATTGTTTTCACAATACGAAGAATTAGAAGATGTTAAAGAATTTAGTGAACTAAAAAACACTTCTAATAAATTTCAGAAATTAGAGGATTTAGAAAAAGAATTAGCGTTATTATATGTTAAAAATCAAAGGAAGTTTTCTAAAAACTCAACAGAAGAAAAGAAAACTGTAAAATTCCAAGTGGAAAAAACAGAAGACCAAGATGATGGTTATGGTGGTTTATTAAACAAATATGTTGAAAAGTAAAACCATCTATTAAGTAAAATAAATTAACAAATTTAAGGAGGAAATAATATGGAAAAGAAAGGTATAGTTAGATTAGATAAAGTTAAAAGTTGTTATGTAGGACATATATACTCTGTTCAGACAAATGAAGAGTTACAAAATGGATTTATAGGACATTTAGGTGAATTAATAGATGGTGAAAGAGAAGTGTATTCTCTTGTAAAACCTACGGCTGATAGTATTAAAAAAGATAAGATAGTTCTTGTAGCCAATCCTGAAATAAATTACGAAGAAAGAACAATGAGTGATTATGCTTTAGAAAACTATTCAATACCAGCAAATGAAGCAAGTAGAGCTTATGAATTAAGTGAAACAGATATATTTTCTGTAAGTGATAATATGATAGATGTTATTGATAAATCAAATGGTGCAAAGAAGGGCAATTATGTTGTCGCACAAGAAGGTTCATTTAAGTTAAAGGAAGTGGAAGCTTTAGATGGAACAGAAGTGTTTGTAGCAAAAATATTATCGTTAGAATCAATAGGAACAACAACTGTAATTGGTATGCCAGGACATATGGGAAGAATGACTAAGATTATACCAGTTCAGGTTAAAAAAGCTTAAATAAAATAATTTTAAAACAAATTACAGAATTCAAGGAGGAAAACAAATATGAAAGAGTTAGCAAAATTATGTTTAGATACTTATAGAGGACAAGTCCCAAATTTTTCAGCAAAAGATTCAAGCGAGGTAATAAGAAAAGCTTTTGTTGATATGGTGGGTACAGACAAAATAGACTATAAAATATTTAGAAGGCATCAAAATGAAATATTTGAAGTTATAGAAGAAACAATAGACCAACTTATAGTAGAAGGTTGGGATCAGAATATGTTCTTTGAAAGATTTGTTGAAAGAAAAGATTTAGATTTTGGAGATAAAAATGAGTTTTATGTTGAAGATAGAAGTTTATTAACAATAAGTAGATTTAGTGGAAATCATTGGGATATAAGAAGACAAAAATTAAATGTTGGTGAAAGTTTTAATGTACCAACTAAATTTTACGGTGCTAAAATATATGCAGATTTTGCGAGGTTTTTATCTGGTAGAGTAGATTGGGTAGCTTTTGTTAATAAAGTAAAGAAATCTTATGATGATTTTATTAATGGTGAAATATATACTTCGTTCATGAACGCTTCATCTTATCTACCATCTGCGTTTAGAGAAAAAGGTGATTTTACTGAAAGTAGAATGTTAGAAATATGTGACCATGTTTCTAGTTCTTGTGGTAATGCACCTATAACTATAGTTGGAACAAGAACTGCTTTAAATAAAATGACAGGAACAATTAACAGTGAGTGGATTTCAGAAGGAATGAAAGAAGCTAAAAATCTAAAAGGTATAATCTCACATTGGGATGGTATAGAATGTATGCCTATAAGTCAGGTACATAAAGCAAATACATTTGATTTCTTATTGAATGACAAAAAGTTATTAATAATACCAAACAACATAAAACCAGTAAAACTAGTTAATGAGGGACAAACTATAATAAAGGAAGTTAGTGATGGAATAACCAATATGGATATGTCTATGGAATATGCTTTTCAAAAGAAATTTGGAGTGGGTGTAGTATTTAATGCTATGTATGGCTCTTTTGAAATAGCATAATATAAAACAATTTTAAGGGCTAGAAATAAATCTAGCCTTTTTATTTTAATATCTTTGAAAGGAGAATTTTTAAATGGCAACAAAAAAAGAAGTTAAAGATACAGATGCAAAAGTGGTAAACGTAGATGTTAAAGAAAAAACAAATACAACTACAAAGAAAAAGGAGCTAAAACCGCCTAATAGGGATGAAATGATAACATGTAGAAGTGTAGTCGTAGGTGGATTAACTTATGTATCTGAAAGAAGTGGGGCAACGTGGCGTTTTGATGATTATGGTGCTGAACAATATATTGAATATGGAGAATTGTTAAGTATGAAAGCATCTAAACCAGTTTTTCTATTTGAACCTTGGTTAGTTATAGATGATAACCCTTCTGCGATAAAATATTTAGGATTAGAAAGTCTCTATAATTCAATAGTTCCAATAGAAAATTTAGAAGAATTTTTTAGACAACCTTTAAACAAAATATCTGAAAAATTAGAGAAGCTTCCTTTAGGAGCAAGAAATATTTTGGCTTCAAAGGCTAGGAAAATGATTGAAAATAGAGAGTTATATGATATTAGAATTATAGATTTATTAGAAGAAAAACTGCAATTAGATTTAAGTGTAGTTGAATAAAGGAGGTGGCTAATTTGGCTACTTCATTTCAAAGAATTTATGATAAATTCTTAGCACAGATAGATGATACTGATTTGTTGAAATTAGAAAATGAAGACATAGAATCTTTCTTATTTAATTATTTAGAAAATTCAATAGTAGATTTTAAAAAATGTAAAAAAAATTTAATAAAGAATTTAAACAAGGAAAAACAAAAATTTGAAATAGAGTTAGATTTGGAAGAGATTTATATTCTTAGTTTAGGAATGGTGTTACATTGGTTACAACCACAAGTACAAAGATTACAACTTATAAGGCAATCGTTAGGAGATAGAGATTTTAAATTAAGTTCTAATTGGCAAACATTAGATAAATTAAACAATTTAGAAGAAAAAACTAGAAGAAACTTAAAAAATTATATAATTAGTTATACCTACAATGACTTAAAATATAAATAGGGAGGGGAAAGTACGAATATGGATTATTCTTATTTAAATAAGTATAGAAGAAAATCAATAGTATCCGGTATAACCTCCCAAGAACAATTAATAAAACAGGAAAAAGAAAATTTTGAATATTATTTAAATAATGCACCAAATAAATATGAAGTAGAAATGTATAAAGATAATAATACTTCATTAAACAAAAAAATTCTATGTACTATACAGGATTATCATTTTAATGATTCACAAAATATTGACTGTAAAATACTTTGTTGTAAACATGATGAAACAAATAGTGTAGGCGATTTGATACTTTGGAATAAACAATTATATATGATTGTTTTTGAAGAAAAAAATACAATATCATCTCATAAGACTTTAATAATTAAACCTTGTAATAACGTTATAATTTTTGAATATAAAAATAAAGTATATCAATATCCTTGTATATTAAGTAATGCAACACTATATTCGGATGGATTAGAAGAAAAACAATTTATACTAAGCAATGACCAAAGAAGTATTTTAATACCTTATAATGATTTGACAAAAAAAATACAATTACAGCAAAGACTTATGTTCAATAATAATAGTATATTTTCTGTTTCGTTAATAGATGATTTTACTTTTAAGCAAGTCAACGAGAAAAATGGTTTATTAAAATTAACATTAATTAGAGAGCAGGAAAAACATAATCTTGATGATTTTAAAAATAACTTAGCAGATAACTCTCATTTAAAAAAAGAAGAACCTATAAAATTGCAAATAGACAACAAAACTATTCAACTAGAAATTAATAAAACTTATCAATTAAATCCTAAACTATTTCAGGGAAATAAAGAAATATTATCACAAGAAGAATTAAATAAAATTACCTATAAAGTTGATGGTATAATTGCAAAAATAGAAAATGGAATAATAACAAGTTTGTCAAAAGGTGATACGAATATACAGGTTTGTTATGATAAGCAAATTATTAATATTCCAATACAAATTACAGATACAAGTGTACATAGTGGCACTTGTAATATTATCGGAAATGATTTTATGAAGATAGGGAAGTTATCTAAATGGACAGTAGAACTGTATAATAGTAAAGGTAATAAGGTTGATGGAGTAGTTGAATGGAGTGTTTTAAGTGAGAATACCAACGAGTTAGTTAAGATTAGAAATAAAACATCTAACAGTATAGTTTTGTTAGCTTATAATAAACAAGAAAATATAGGCAAAAAATTTATTATTAAATGTAAAACTCTTGATGGGCTAAGTTTTGATGAACAAGAAATAATTTTAAAAAAATTAATATAAAGCTCATATTTTATTACAAAATTACACTTGAAAAGTGAAGTAATATGGAGTAAATGAAAGGAAATAAAAGATAAAAATGCAAAAAAACTGAAAGGGTGATGATATGTCAATAAAGTTAATTGATAAATTAGAATTTGATAATTTTGACAAAACTACTTATACAAATGTAGCAGTAATTAGGTCTAAGCAATTAGATGAAAATATGAAATTAAATACCTCATTAGTTGATGGATTTATTGTGTTAACTAAAGATGGTGTACAAGTTACTGAAATTGAAGACGGTGCTTTAGATGATGAAAATAGCAAAGGTAAGTTTTGTTGTGGTTCAGATGGGAAAATTAAGATAATAGTAGATAAAGCTACTGTAGACACTGTTGAAAAGGCTAAAGAAGAGTTATCTAAATATCAGGCTGTGGTAGAAATGAAAGAAGATTTGTCTTATGAGAATGATTTATATGATGTCACTATGATAGATACTGGTTCTAATAAAAAAATCTTCAATACTGTTCTTTTAAGTGGTGAAAAAATGTTAGGCTATATAAAAAATAATATAGAGACTATTGATTTAAAAACAACTAATCCAGTTAAATTCATAATAGAGCCAAAAATAAAGTAAAACAAAGGATAAAATTACAATGAAAAAATATACGGGGAATAACAATCTCAATGATATATTTTATGAAATAGTTAATATATTACTTTTGGATGATAGTCAGGATTCAATAGACTTAAAGAAGCTTTTGTATTACGGAAATGAAACAGATAAAGATGGTAATATAATTTATGTCAATCCTTATGCAAAAGAAGAAGTTTATGAAGATTTGTATAATGAAAATATTTTTCAATATGATTATTTATTTGATGTGCAAAATGATTCGAGAAATATCATAAATATACACATTGCGGGTGGAGATATCAATAGAGATAATTATTGTATAGAAGATAATTATTTTATGATAGATATTTATGTCCATAAAAGTATGGAAGCGATAGATATAAACAATAAAAGAATTTCGAGAAGTATCGAGATTCTAAACAAAATTAGAAAATTACTTGATGGAAGGCAATTGAAAATCGGATTGAATAACTTAGAATTACAAGGTTTTGATTGTGGTAAGGTTCAAAATAGATATCTAAAAACCACCTGCACTTTTAAAATAATGAATATTAGGTAGTGATTTAAAATGCAAAATAAAAGTGATTTGCGAGATATATGGGGTGATTATAAATGTTATAAAAATATCAAAATATATCCTGTGTTAATGAAGGATATAGACACTTTTTATAACAAATCTTATTCTATTATGATAGATAAAGAAGGGTTTTCTGCAAGTTTTAATGACCCTACAATTTTAACAATGTCATATTTTGATTTCTATAATTCGTTGGTATGTATGGCTGTTAATGAAGATGGAGATAAATTATTGCCTAATGGATTAGAGGATTTATTTTCGGTGTTGAAAATAGCATTAAGAGAACAGGATTTTTCAATTGCTACAGATTTAAAAACAGGAAGACCTGTTATATTTGTTAGTGTAGAAAATAACAAAGTGATGACTATTAGAGGTATGGAATTTGATAAAATAAGAGAAATAATTTTAAAGCAAAATAATATGTATATAGACCAACCTAAAAACTTACATCCCGAAGTTAAAAAATCCATGGAAAAGGCAATTGAATATTTTGCTAAAAAACAAAAGGGTAAAATGGCTACACTTGAAGAACAAATAGCCACTTATAGTGTTGCAACAAAAACACCAATTGAAGAAATAAAAAAGATGACTATATATCAGTTTGATTTTAACATTAATCGTATGAGTTGGATGATGGAATGTTTTAAAATTTGGTCTATGTCGGCTTCTGGGATGATTCCAATAGAGGATATACCTAATTGCTTACAACATATTCCAAAAACAAATAAATATGATGAGATATTAATTTCTGGTAGTGAATTGAATAAATTCAAAGAAATTTCTTAACATAAAATAATTCAATAATAAAGGAGGAACAAATATGGATAATACTAAAGAATTTCTTATTTCAGTCGGGGATGTAATGGGGTTCGACATAACAACAAATGCATTGTTGTTCGACGCACAAACACTTATAAAAAGTGATTTCAAAATTAGTTCAAGTAACAAAGAGATAAAAGGAGGATACGGGTCTTTGACTCAGTATCAATTTGATTACGATAAAAAATGTGAAGTAGAAATAGAAGATTCACAGGTAAAAGAAGCTTTTATTGCTTTAACGAATGGTGTTGAAATAACAAGAGAATTAGATAATTTTTACAATAAAGACGAAGAACATATAATTGAAAATGGGAAAGTAACTTTAAACGACACACCAATTAGTGGCGAGGTATTTGTAAAAAATGCAGATGGGGAAATTATTTTAACAAAAACAGCTATAGGTAATAATTTAAATATACCAGAGTTTAAAGATGGAGAAACTGTATTTTGTACATATCAAGTAAGAGAGTCCCTAGATACGATTACTATTGATGGAAATAAGTTTGGTAAGACTATTAGATTAGTTATGTCACTAAAAATGTCTAAACAAGGACATGAAGGATACAAGGAAATAGAAATAGAAATTCCAAGATTCAAAATAACTTCTAATATAGAATTAAGTTTACAACATGACGGTGCGTCTACTTCTAAGCTATCAGGTAAGGCGTTAGCATTTGGAAAGGGTAAATATGCAAAAATTAAGATTAGAAGGGTTGATAAAGCGAATGAGCCTATACAAAAAATATTCACTGAATCTGAAATAATTTTAAATCCAAGTGAAAAAGCAATGTTGAAGATATATGGTATTAGAGGAGGAGTTTATGCTCCTATGATAGTTGACAACTCACAGGTGGATTTAGTTTTAGACAATAATAAAATAGCAAAAATAACACCTTCAGGCGAGGTTGAGTATTTAGCAGAAGGTAAATCTATGCTAACAGTAAAATTAAAAGATAACGAAAATGTAAAAACATTCTCACAAGTAATTTGTAATGCAAAATAGTTAATAAAGTTTATGTAGGTATAGATAAAACTATCTATACCTTATTTTTAAAATATAAGGAGGTTTTTTGATGTCAGTTATACTTGAAAACTTAGGTTTTAATCCTATAAAAGAAATAATAAAATTTAGAGATAATGAAGGGGTAGAGCAGACAATTACTATTTATAACCCTAACGAAGAAAAACAAAAAGAAATACAATCAGTATTATTACAGTATACAGATGTAAAAAATAAGAAGTTAGTAGTACCACCAATTGTGACAATTAAGGAAATTATCAGTAGATTAACAGATATAAAAATACCAAAAGATGAGAAGATTATTAATAAAATATTTGCTAATCCTAGTTTGGTATTACAAAAGACTATGGTTTCTGTAATAGAAATTATTGGGGAAATTCAAGAAGTTAATTTGAGATTGTTAAATGTATTGGATAAATTGTATGGATTATCTAATTTATCTAATGATGAAATAGTAGAACTACTTTCAAAACAAGATAAATTAGAAGGTATGATAAATGAATTTGAAATAAAATTAGAGAATGAAGATAATGACAAGGCTAAGAAAAATAAAAAAGTAAAGAAAGAAGCTAGTAAAAAGAAGAGTGATACATCGACTAAAACAACTAAAACAATTAAAGCAAAAAAGGAAGATAATTTCTGATGGCTAAATCATTAGAAGAGGTAGTTTCACAGATAAAAAAGGATTGTATTAAAATAATTGATAAAGATGTTTCACAAGATTTAAAAAAAATTGAAAGTGAGGTAATAAAAGAAGAATTAAAAAAATATAATCCAAGAAGATATAAAAGAAGAATAGTTGGTGGATTAGATGATGTTGCGAATATGAATCATAGTGTAAAAGAAAGTGGAAGTATTATTTCCATAAAAGTAACAAACGATACTCCTACCTTTTATAGTAGAGACTATAGATTGGATGAGGCTGTTGAAGAAGGTGAGTATTATGAATTTCCATTAAAAAATAGAAATACAGAAAAATATACTTATCTAAAAGGAAGAAAATTTACAGATAAAACACAACAGCAAATTAATAAAAATGGTGATAGGATAATATTAAAGAATTTTAGAAAAAATGGAATAAAAATAAAGTAGTGGTTTAAGATTTTAGTTTTTTTATTTTTAAATATATTTTTACCAAGAACTCTTGTGACTTCAATCACGAGATGAATTCCCAAAAGCATTTGACAAACACAAAATAATTTGATAATATATAATTATAAAAAGATGCGAAAATCCCACACCTGAAGGCATGGGATGGATAGCACTATTATGTTATAATTATAATATCATTTTATTAATTTGGAGGATAATTATGGCAGTCAAAAATAGATTAAAGAAAATAATAGATAGTAAAGGTATAAAACAAGTATGGTTAGCTAAAGAAGTAGGAGTTAATAAATCTACTATATCTAATATAATTAATAATAGATATAAAACTACTATTGAACTTGGGTTTAAAATTGCAGATGTTTTAGGAGTAGAATTTACTGATATATTTTATTATGAAAAATAAAATTAGTATTTTTATATAATTTTACTAAAATATTAATAAATAAGTATTGACACACGCAACTATAAGGTGTATTATAATATTTGTAAGATAAAACAAACCAATTAATCTAAACCTTACAAATATTATAATAGGGATGTGTTTAATATGATAAAAAACTTATTAAATGTATTAAGAAAAACTAGCTTTATAAGCTGGGTCACAAACGATGATGTACCTACAATGTATAATATTAAAATTCAAGATAATGATAATTTTATTACTATTAAAGGCGATGTTGAGACTGAATTTGATGTAGTACATAATTATAAAATTAAAATAAAAAAAAACAATTTAATTAAATTTAACAAAAGTTTAGATGATGTATTAACTTTAATTTGTAAAAACTATAATAAAGAATTAATATTAAGCTACTAATTATATAAAAAAAAGCTAAAGAAACATTAAATATTCCAATGAGGTGTGGGATAAAATTGAAGATAAATATGAAAATTATTGACATTATGTAATAAATAATATATACTATATACAATAAAATATTTCGTTTGGTCTCCGAAGTGTTACGGGACATTAATTTAGAATATAACGCTTATGCGTGTTTATCCTCCGCAATGACGGGGATGTAAAAATGTAGAATATCATTAATATTTCGTTTGGTCTCCGAAGTGTTACGGGACATTAATTTAGAATATAACACAATAACCTCTTTAGTTTTAAAGAGGTTATTTCTATGTTAAAGGTAGATGGGTACATTGAAGGTAAGAGTATGTTCTATTAAACAAATTTTTTATGATATGTTTGATGATTCTATTGAGTTAGAAAAAAATAAAAAAAGACCTTGTTTAATAATATTAAAATTAAAATATAAAGATAAAAAATATGATTTTGCGATACCTTTTAGGTCAAATATAAATGGCAAAGCAAGTAGGAAAGAGTTTTATCCATTGCCACCAAGAAAAACAACTCATAAACATAGAAAACATGGGTTACATTATATTAAAATGTTTCCAATAAAAAAGGAATATATTAGTTCTTATTATAAAAATAACATAGAAAATCAAGCAGATATTAATAAAATAACTAAAAATGTAAAAATTATAATAAAGGAAGCACAAGCATATTTGACTAATTATGCCAATGGAACAAGATATAATTATTGTGTCAACATAGATAGGATGATAAATATATTATTTATCAAAGAAAACGTTCAAGAGCAGATAGAGATAAAAGAAATAGAATTAGAGAGTCAAAAGAAAAGAATTTTAGAAAAAATGGGATAAAATAAAGTAGTACTAGAGACTTTAGCTTTCATAATGGCTTGTCTTTTTGAGGTAATTTCACGAATTAGCAAAGATACAGATGTTTCATATTGTAGATGTTAATTGGTAAAATTAGTTGAAAAAGGTAAGTTTTCTATGATACAATGGCTATATTGAACTCAAAAGAAGGGAGCTAGATTTTATGAAAAGAAAGAAAACTTTTGTAACTATAGTTTCAATAGTAGTCATAACATGTATTTGTTTTGGAGTATATTATTTAAAAAATAACAAACAAAAAAAGGCTATTGCTTCATCTACACAAGGTGAAACAACAGATATGGATAAAAAAGAAAAAAAAGTTGTGTCAAAAGAAAAAGAAGATAATAAAACGCTTATAGATGGTTACGATATAACGCCTTTAACTAAAGAAGAATTCTATAAAGCAATAGAGATTGGGAAGAAGTATAAAGATATTAAAGGTGGAGTAAGTAAAAAGAGGTTTAGTTTTAACTCGAATGATGACATACAGAAAACAAAAGCGTTTGTTTTCTCTTTTGACACGCCATTCACTGTTGTAGCAGAAGTATCTGAAAAAATTTCAAGAAAATATCTTGAACCAAATAGTAATAATGTCATAGAACATTTAAAAAAACATTATGATGGACTTAATAATTTTATAGCATACAGTGATGTTGGGGGAGATGAGGATGATTTTATAGAAGATGTTCATATAGTTTTAAAAGTATATACTAAAGATAATACAGAAAAAATTATACAGCCTAAAAATGTTCATAAAGACAAATATTATGATATTAAAGTAACAAAATTTTTCCCAGAATCACCTAAATATCAGGCAACTATACTTGGGGCATTTACAGCAGATGAAATAATGAATTTAAACCCTAAAGAATTAGAAGTAATTATTATATACCCTAACGGACATGAGGCTAAGAAAAAGTTTAATTATGAAAAATTAAATGATTTATAATCTTTAAGACAGGTATCAATGCCTGTCTTTTTATTTTATCAAAATAAAGAAAGGAGGATTTTTATGTCCTTAAATCCATATAAAATAGAGTTGGAATTAGATTTTGGTAGTTTAAATAAAAACCAAAATAAATTAAATACAATTATAAACAATTTGAAAAATAAAAAAATTGATATTAATACAAATATTGATGGGTTGGATAAATTATTTACACAACTTAACAAAATAGAAAACATAATGAACAATTTAGATGTGTCTATTTTAGATAGTCAAATAAAACAATTTTCAAATAATAGTAATAAAGGTTTTGATAGTGTTATAAAAAATGTTGAAAATTATTGCAGTTCTATAAAAAAAGTAAAAAATGATTTATCTAATATTGGTGAGGTAAAAATAACTTCAAATCAAATTGATACATTAACAAATGATATCTTAAAATTTACAGCAACAGTAAAACAAGCTAACGGTATAATTGAAAAGTTTGATTATACTGCTAAAAATCCAATGAGTTTAAGAAATGGACATTTTAAGGTTTTAAATGATGAATATACTTTAGTAAATAGGGGTATTATTGACAACACAGATAAAATTAAGAAGAAAAATAAAAAATTACAAGAAGGAATTCTGGAAGATACAGTGAATTTTGTTTCTAAATATAATGATAAAATTACTAATTTATATAAGAATAATATCTTACCAGAAAATAAAATTAAAAATTTTGAATCTAAGATAAATTTATTAAATGGAGATGAATCTAAAAAACAATTAGAAGATTTAGTTATACAATATGAAAAATTAATTCAAGAAGAAAAAAAATTAAAAGAAGCAAGTATAAATAGAATTAATAGCACTAAAAATGTATTTGAAGAACAAAGTAAAACATTGAATTATGTTTTTACACAAGAAGAAAAATTAAAAAATATGAAATCTAATTATAATAAAAGATTTGATACAAATAGTAATTTTTATAAACAACTAAATAGTCAATATAATTTAATTATAAAACAATTAGATAATTATAAAAAGAAAAGTAATGAACTAACATTAGAAGAAAAACATAATACTAATAGTAAGATTAATGATTTAAAGAGATTGATTTCAGAATATATATTGATAAATAATAATATTAAAAAGTATGAAAAACAATTAGATATAATATCTAAGAAATATAATGGTATAGCAAATCAAACTGATGTTAATAAATTAAGGTTATCAATAGGTTCGCTAGACCCTAAATCTTCAAATATAGTTAAAGATTTTAATGAAATTAATAAGCAATTAGATGCATATGAATCAAAATTAAAAGAACAACAAAGAATTATTAAATTAGGTAATAAAGTAAATGGAAAAATTAATATAAATTCTTCATTTAAAGATATTGAAAAATTTGTAAAAAAAACATATGGACTAAATGCTAGTATTTCGAATATAGCTAATAGTGTAGATAGTATGGGTAACAAAATAAAACAAGTTAATGTGAATATAAATGAAGGCGGAAAAAGATTAAGTAAATATAAGATGACTATAGATAATACTACTAAGTCAACTTATTCCATGGCTACAGGAATTGAGAATATAAACAAAAAACAGACTACGTTTGCAGAGAGAATGAAAACTAGTATTGAGCGTTTGGTAAGGTTTACTATAGCAGGAACAGCTTTATTTGGGGTTTTAAGAAAATTAAAAGAAGGGGTTTCTTTTATAAATGACTTAAATAAAGTAGAAACTGATGTTGGTATGGTGACAAATATGAACAAGGCTGAGATAGAGGAACTAACCGATAAATACAGTAAGTTGGCGGATGTATTGCATACTACTACTAAAGAAATAATGGAAGGCTCAGTTGAATTTTTTAGAGCTGGAAGAAATGTAGAGGAAACAGGAAAACTATTGGAAAGTTCTACAATAGGAGCAAAACTGTCTGGACAAAGTACAAAAGATGTGTCTGAACAACTGATTGCTATTACTAATGGATTTCGTATGGAAGCCAAAGAAACAATGAAAGTAGTAGATACTCTAAGTACGATTGATAACAATGCGGCTACTAGTTTTGCAGAATTAGCAGAAGGAATGAAACGTTCTTCGAGTTCCGCACAAATGGCAGGAGTGTCAATGGAAGGGCTTTCAGAATATATAGGAGTAGTTAGTTCTACAACTAGGAAATCTGCGGAAAGTATTGGAGAGTCTTTTAAAAGTATTTTTGCAAGATATCAGGATATTAAGCAAGGAAAAAAATTTGATGCTGAAAATCAGCCTCTTTCAAATGTTGAAAGGTCTCTTAATAAAATTGGTGTTGCAATTAGAAAAGATGCTACTCATTTTAAAAGTTTTTCAACAGTAATTGAAGATTTAGGAAATAAATGGGGTAATTTAAACGATTTACAAAAAAGTGATATAGCTAAAAGTCTCGCAGGTACAAGGCAAAGAGAAAACTTTTTAGTATTGATGCAAAATCTTGATAAAGTTGCTGAGTTACAAGAAAAAGTTGGAGACGCTAGTGGTTCTGCTAAGCAGAAGTTTGAAAGTTTTTACAGTCAATCAAATGAAGCAAAAATTAATGATTTCAAAAGAGCATTAGAAAATTTATGGAGAAATTTAATTCAATCCGATACTATAAATAATTTTATTAAAGCTGGTACTGAAATTATTAATACTTTTAATGTAATAACGTCTACATCAAAAAAATCAGGTGTTGCTGTACTTGGGTTGGGATTTGCATGGGTAACTTTATTTAAGCACACGTCTTATATCACTAAAGGATTAAACAAATTAAAAGGGGTTTTAAAAGGTTTTCTGTATACAGCCAAACAAAATGGTATAATAACAGCTTTGACACAAACATTTATTGCATTACGTAAAGGTATAACTGGAGTAACTATAGCTCTTTTGAAAAATCCTTTAACATGGTTTATAGCAATTTTAGGTGTAGCTACATATAAATTACACAAACATATACAGTATCAAAAAGAATTAAAAGAATCAACTGATTCGGTTAAAAGAAGCTATGATAAATTAAATCAGGCATTAAAAGATGGCGATAAAATTGAAATTGGATCAACTGTAGATGAATTAAAAGAAAAGCAAAATGAATATAAAGAATTACTTAAAGAAAGAAAAAAATTAGAAAAAGAAATAAATGAAAAAAAGAGTAACTGGGATAAAGGAGATTCATGGAATGTCTCCAATTGGATGATATTCAAAATGGCAGAAAGCGATTTAAACAACTTTAATAAAAAGATAGATGACCAAAAAAAAATTCTAACTGACGCAGGAGTAGCTTTTAACGAATATACTGGTGAGATATACAAGGTGACAGAAGCTACAAACAATTTGCAAAATCATGAAATTATTGAAGGTATACAAAATACTAACGAAGTTGAATTGCAATATAAGGATACAATTAAAGAACTTGGAAATGAGTATTTAGAATTAAATGATATAAAAAATAAAAATATAGAAGAAAAAGAACGTATGTCAGATATTTCAAATAAACTAAAGCCTATTATTTCAGGTTTGATTACAGTGGAGGACGAGGCTGGGCTTTCTAGTATACAAAATATGAATTTAATTAAAAATGAGATAAAAATACTAGGTAATAAAAAATTAACAGTTCAAGATTTAACGAAGGCAAAGTTAGAAGCGTCTAAACAAGATGCAATGATTCAAAAGGGCATAACCAAAATGACATATGTACAAGCTAAAAAACAAATTGAAGTGTTACAAGAAAAATATAATTTTTATATGGATAAAGCTAAAGAAGCAGAAAAAAACCCTTCAGTGATAGATATAGGGTCGAAGTTAATTGGCGGTCCTACTTCTGCGAGTATATTTACGGATATAGCTAATAAAAAAAAAGGGAAAGAAAATGAACTAAAAGATGAAATAGATAAAATTGACTTATCTTATGAAAAAGCTTTAAAAAATTTAGACAAAATAATATCAACAAATAATAATGAATACATACCTTCGTTAGATGATACTACAAAATCCACTGAGAAAGCTAAATATGCTACAGATGAATATGCCAATTCTATAAAAGCTTTAAAAACCGAGTTAGATAAGTTAAATTCTTCTAATAGTAAATTATATAAAAATTCATGGGACTATATAAAGGCGTTAGACAAAAAAGGCAATCTAATCAAGCAACAAATTAAATTGACTGAACAAGAAATTAAAAAGAATAATCAATTAGCAAGTAGTTATAAAAATGTTGAGGGTGCTAGGTCGGGTGTGGCTTCAAGTAGTTATAGCAATACACATTTAGATAATAAGTTACAAGGAGTTTTAAGAGGTCATGGACAAGACTTTGTTAATGCAGGAAGTAAATATGAAATAGACCCATATTTACTGGCATCAATTTCTATGTTTGAATCTGGCAGAGGTACTTCTCCAGCGATTAGAAATCATAATAATCCATCGGGTATTATGGATTGGGAAAATAATTGGAAAACAATAAAACATTTTAATTCTATTGCTGAGGGAATAGAATTTTCAGCAAGAAATTTAAAGAATCTTTATTTTAATCAAGGATTAACAACAATAGAGCAAATAGGTGCAAAATATGCTCCAATAGGTGCAAGTAATGACCCAAATGGATTGAATAAAAATTGGATACCTACTGTAAAATCTATTTATAATGAATTATCAGGTGGAGGTTATTCTTCTGGTAAGATATCTTATCAAAATAAAAACTCTGTAAAAGACGTGTCACCAGAAGAAAGGGCAGATAGAGCATGGAATAAAGCAGAGGATTTAAAGCAACAATTAATTGGATTAAAAGACCAATTTAACCAATTAAAAGTGGATAAATATGAATCAACAATCGGAATTTTTGATGATAAAATAAAAAGAACTAATGTAAATGCATCTATCTATAAGGACAGAGCTGAACAATGGTCTACAAGTGTTGTTGATAGTTTTAAGAATTTTGATAATTACACAAATGAAATTAAAGAAAAAAATAGAGTATTATTAGAAAAACAAAAGTACATGCAAAAACAAATATGGTATGGTGGACATACTTCAGACCAAATTGTTAAAATGAGATTTGACCTACAAGATACTGTAGGTGAAATTGAGAAGATGACAAAGGCTTTACAAGATGCGTTTCAAACTAAATGGGAATTTAAAATTAAATTTGATGATAGATATTTTAAAGAATTTGATAGTGAAATAACTGAAATGCAAGATAAAATAGACCTTTTAAATGTAAAAGACATATTCTATGAGAAAGACAAGACAAGATTTTTATCGAAAAAGGTTGACGAACAACAAAAATATATTATTTATATTCAAAAGGCGAAAATAGAACTATTAGCAGAAAGAGATTTGTTAAAAGAGAATACTTATGAATGGAATTTCCTTAATGATAAAGCCAAAGAATATAATGAAAAAATAAGAGATATTGCAAAATCTATGAAACAAAACAACGAAGAATTAAAAAATAATTTACAAAGCGAATTGGATAATTTAAAGAGTTTAGAACAAAAAATAATAGAAATAATTAAGAAAAGATATGAGACTGAATTAGATGAATATAAAAAACAATACAATGAAAAAAAAGATTTAGAAGAGAAAAGACATAAAAAATCAATTGATAATTTAAATGAAGAAAAGAAAGTAAGAGAAGAAATAATAAAATCACAATTAAAAGAATTCGATAAAAATGAAAAAACAGACAATTATGAAAAACAATTAAATACTTTAATAAGTGAAAAGTTAAAATTGCAATATGAATACAATTCTTGGATGCTTGTAGACACACTTGAGGGTAAAGTAAAAAAGAATAGTTTAAAAGAACAAATAGATAAAAAACAAGAAGAAATAGATGATTTTAGACATAAAAGAGAAATAGATTTAAGAAAAGAGAATCTTAATGATAAATTAGAAGATATACAAAAAGAATATGAAGAAAAGAATAAAGCAGAAAATAAAAAATATGAGGATACAAAAGAGAGACTTGATAAAGAATTAAAAAATACTGAAGAGTATTATAAAAAACTAATGCAGAAAGAAAATTTATATTCAGAAGCAAGAAAAGCTATATTTAGAAATCAAATTAAATATATAAATGGAGAAATGATGAATTTAACAGATGCTATATTAAAATATGAAGATGAATGGGGAGAAGGATTAAGTTTAATTGGAACAAAAATTAAATCCAACTTAATTGATAATTTACAAAAGGCGATAGATACTGCACAGAATTTAGATAATATTTTAAGTAAGATTAAAGAGATAGAAAAGCCTAAAAAAAACAATTCTATTACAAAAAGTGAAGATAAAAAAGTATATGCTCAGTCTGATGGAAATAATAAAATAAACGATTATATAATTGCACAAAAATATTTATCAGAATTAGGGTATGAAGTAATTGATATAACTAAACTATCTAAAAATGAATTAGACAAAATAAAATTAGATAAAAATGATTTAGTTATTGGAAATGCATTAAATAATAAAAATTTAAATGGAGCAGGAAGGTTAAAAGGAAATGATAGATATGAGACTGATAAAATAGTTTCTGGATATGCTGATTATGAAAAAAAAATGATCGCAGGAGATGTTAAGGAAATAAAAAATACTGTTTATGGTTGGGGCGAAGATTTAAAAAATGCTCAAAAGTGGTTATCTGCTATGGGGTATAAATTTGTTAATACGCAACATTTATCTTCGGAAGAATTAGAAAAAATTTTAAGAGAGGGGGATATTGTTTTAGGTGAAAAAGGAGTATCTCCTGTTTCAGATGATATATTGAGAGCAATAGGGGTGATTAGATTAGGTGGTGTAACTTCAAAAGAAACTTTGGAGAGGATTATCGCATGGGCTAGTCATGGAGGAGTACCACAATTTAGTGAAGGTGGAGTAATGGACTATTCTGGATTAGCAATGGTTCATGGCAGTCAATCAAATTCAGAAGTAATTTTTAATAGTAGTCAAGCAAAGAAGTTATACAGCGTAGTTAAGAATTTACCTAATGGAGATAATTTAGCGTGTATGTTTCCTAAAATTAATACAAACTCTATGCCAGAAAATGGTAATGGAGTTATAAAAATAAGGAATTTATTAAATGTTGAAGGAAATGTTGACGAGAATATATTTCCAAAATTAAAAAGTGTTCTTAAAAATGACGTATTAAAGGAATTAAGAAAAGCATACAACAAAAGAGGTATATATAAATAATAGAGTATTTTAATTTAAGGTGGTGATTTGAGATAAATGTTTATAAGTACACAATTTATGTACGATGGGATAAAAGGTTCTGATATGGGATTAACATTGGTAGATACAAATACAGATATGATAGAATCTATTTTTGGATACAAAAGAGAGAATAGAATAGACAAAATTAATGATAACATATACTCCTATGGTTTTAATACAGACCCATTAAAGTTCAAAATTACTTTAGCAAAAATAACTGATGATGATTTATTGTGGGATTATAAAACTAGAAAAGATGTAGTTAAATGGTTATTTCAAGATGACTATAAGCCATTTATATCACTAGACAATCCAGAAGTTATTTATTATTGTAAATTAATCGGGGATGCAAGAAGATTTGATACTGGAGCAATGCAGGGTTATATAACATTAACAATGGAATGTAACAGCCCTTATGCTTATTCTCCAACATATATATATACATGGGATTTTTCTATTTCTAATTCAAATATATTAGAAATAGAAAATTTAAGTAATGTTAAAAAATATTATTATCCTGAAATAGAAATAGAAATGGTTGGAGATACAAGTATAGAAATAGAAAATTTAAGTAATGCTGGTGAAATCTTTAAGATTGACAATTTAATAAAAAATGAAATTATATATGTTGACAATAATATGCAAAGAATTAAAAGTAACCTACCTAATACGTATAGATTAGATAATTTTAATAAAAACTGGATTAGGTTAGTAAGAGGATATAATTTACTAGAAATTAGAGGGGATGTAAGAGTATCAATTAGATGTTGTTATCCTATAGCAATATAAAAAGGAGGTGTTTTTTATGAGTTATGTATATCTAAATGGCGAAAGGGTAGATGAATGTCTAGTAAAAAATAAATTTGAATTAGGGAAAATAAATAGAGATTTAAAAACCGCAAAAGAAGATTTTCAATTAATTTTATGTAGACAAGATGATACTGAAATATCTATGTTAAAAGATGCCTATGATATATCTTTTACAACTCCTTTTAAAGATACTTATGAACTAAGTTTTAAAATACCATATTATATCAAAAGGCAACATGAGCAAATAAAAAACCCCAACATTGATGCTATTAAAGATGGAATGTTAGTTAAAGTAAATAATAAATATATGTTCAAAATCAATGAGTACGAAGATGATGACGATGAGAAATATGTAAAAAGTATTCATTGTTATAGTAGAGAAATAAACCTATCTAAAAGAAAATTAGTTAATTTTGTAGGGACAAGACAATTATACAGAGATGGTTCAGAGACATTAGTAAACAAAATAAAGTATTCTTTTGACGATATTAATTATGTAACTTATACAAATTCATTTATTATGGAGGAAGGCAAAAACTTATTTATTAAAGTTTATGACCATAACGATACAGAAATTAATACATATAAATGGAACTCAAAAGATAAATTACACGAATTAGAAAATATAGATGTAATTTATAAAGTAACTGATAGTATTAACTATAAAATAGAAGTGAGTATAAAGATAATATCGGAAACAGGTGATGGAATATTAAATATATTAGAAAATGAAACATCATGGGAAATAGGATATGTTGATCCTGAAGTAAGGGAAGATAGAAGCGATGGGCAAAATCATCGTAAGTATAGAGTATTTAATATATCTGAACAAGATTGGCTAAGCTTTCTTAGAGAAGACATCCAGAAATCCTTTGACTGTGTTTTACAATTTGATAGTTTAAGTAAAATTATAAATATTTATCATATAGATAATATAACTGAGGATAAGGGATTATATATTTCAAAACAAAATTATGCAAGAAAAATAAGTAGGCATGTGAAAGATGATGATTTAATAACAAGGTTAAATATATATGGAAAAGATAACTTAAACATAACAGATATAAATCCTACTGGTATGCCTTATATAGAAAACTTTTCATATTATAGAACATTAAAATACATGCCACAAGATTTATTAGATGCTTTGAATAAATATGATGTGTTAATAGAAGAAAAAACACCTATATTTTATAATTTATTAAAACAAAGACATACTTTAGATTCAAGAGTTGCAAAATTAGAAAATGATTTAGTTGATTTAAAGGTGAAATATGAGATTGCACAAGATAATATAGATAACGTAATACAATTTAACAAAAAAAATAAAGATGAGCCTATATCAAAAGTAAATGACGGTACTTTAGATATATCAGAGGAATTAAAAGTAAATTTATCTGATTTTGATAAAGCTAAAGATTTAACAGAATTAAATAAAATAAGAGATGACATAAAAAATAAAATGAAAAAAAAAGAAGAAGAGATTAAGAATGTTGTTTTAGACATAAATCAAAATAATAATAGTATAAAACAATTAGGTGAAAGCCTTAAAAAAAGCAATAATTTTACTACATCACAATTGAATGTGTTAGATGATTTTATAAAAGAAGATACGTGGAAAAATGAAAATTATTATGATAATAAAGATTTACTATCAGCAGGTAAAAACGCATTAGATAATTTGTCTCAGCCAATTATAGAATTAAGCTTAGATATAGTGAATTTTTTGAATTTAGTTGAATGTCAACACGATTGGAATAAATTGAAATTAGGAGATTTTATTCATATATATTCAGATAGAATGAATACCGAATATAAAGTAAGGATTATAAATATAACACATGAAATAGATAAAAATAGTTTAAACATTACAATTAGCAATAAGGAAGATGCAGATAATACAGCAGGTTACTTAGCAGACTTAATGAAAAACGTAAATGATGTGGCTAATACAGTTGATATGTATAAACCTATATGGAACTTAAGTGAGAGAAACACTGATTTAGTAAGTCAAATAATGAGTAATGTATTAGATAGTGCGAAAAATAGGATATTAAGTGCTAGGAATCAAAATATAAGGATAGACGAAAGAGGAATACATATGAAAGATATGTTTTCTGATGACGAACAATTAAGAATTGTAAATAATTGCCTTGTTATGACTAAAGATAATTGGAAAACAGTTTCAACAGCTGTCACACCATATGGAAACGTAGCTGAACAAATTTATGGCAAGTTGGTAGGCTCAAATAAACTTATTATAACAAATATGAACGATGAAGGAGAATCTTCTTTTTTAGTTGATAAAAATCATATGAAAGCTATAAATATGGATTTATCTTTAGAAGGCAACAAAGATAAAAATAGAATTTTTTTAAATCCTAAAGTTGGCATTAAACTTCAAAAAAGAAATGGGAAAGGATATCCTTGGGAGGATGTGATTTTTTTAGACGGAAATGATGGTTCTGTATGGGCTAAATCATTTCATATTTTAAATACACATTCGGTTCTAGATAACAAGGGATTGAGAATAGATAATGGATGTATATGGATAAATAATCAAAATGGAGACGATGTATTTAATGTTAATATAGATGGTGAAGTTGATGCTAATGGAAGGTTTAGAGTATTTAGATATAATAATTCTAAAAATAAAATCTGGTTAGCAGATTTATATAAAGATGAAGGTAATGGTGGAAAATTATTATTAAATGATTGGGATGGAAATATAAATGCTTTTTTAGGCTCTGCTCCTGATTATAAATATACGGGCGGATTTCTGAAACTATATAATGGTGATATGACAAAAGAAAGGATTGAGATGGGGACTCAATCCTTGAATGATATGGGGATAATAAGGATTAAAAATAATGAAAGTAAAAAAATAGTTGAATTAACTGGAAGTGATGATACAGGGGGGACTATTAGGTTAAATAATAAGTTGGAACAGCCTAAATTGTTTATGTCTTCTCAAGATGCGGAGTTGAATCAAGGAGTGGTTAAATTATATGGGGAAGATAATAATGTAAAAATAATGATTAAAGCAAAATCTTCAACAGATAATATGTCAGATGTAGTATCAGGAGATAGAAAAACAGGTGGGTTGTTGCAGTTTAATTCTTACGATAATTCACAACAATTTTTTATAACAGCCAATAACGAGAATAATTTTGGTATGTATGATAAGAATGGTAGTGCTTTTGAGTTAAATCAAAGTACAGGGTCTACTATTATGTCAAATAGAAGGCTTAGTAGTGTGAGTTTAGGCAAAGGTGGAATAACCTTAAATGTGACAGATTTAGGAAATCTTAGAATTGCATGGTTTAAAAAAGGTAAAATTCAAGGAGAAGCAGATTACACATACAGACTCCCTGCTTTATTTAAAGCAACGTCTAGATTTTCAGGAATGAATGGAACAACAATAACACATAATTTAGGAACATTAGACTATGTTGTTTCTGTAACTCCTATAGGCAAAAGTTCTTTGACATACGTAGGAGAAATAAGCATAGAAAAAAGTTCAAATTCAGTTACGATATATAATTCTGGTGGTTCTAACCCCCAATTTGATTGTATTATTTTAAAGTAAAGAAAGGGATTGATAAAGTGAACGTTTTACCAACAGATGCAAGTTTTATAATGACAACAAATTGCAATAATAGGTGTAAGTATTGTTTTGTACACAAGTTTGGACATGAGGTAATAAAAGACGAAGTAATAACAGATGGGATAGATTATTTGCTAAATAATGCTAAAAAGGCAGGAAAAAAATCAATTAATATTAGTATTTTTGGTGGTGAACCAACTTTAGTTCCTGAAAAAATTGATATTTTATTAACTCATGCTTTTAAAAGACAAAATGAAACAGGTATCCAATGTCAGATAGGATTAATTACAAATGGTGTATATGTAAGTGAGAAACTTAAGAAATTAATAATTAAATACAAAGACAAATTAAATTTTGGGGTACAGTTATCATGTGATGGAAATAGAGAAACACATGATATGTATAGGGTTAGAGAAAATGGGGAGGGTAGTTTTAAATATGTAGAAAAAAATATAAAGATATATAAAGAACTTTTTAAAGATAGTCCGCAACAATTCAGTGTTCATGGTTGTTTAAATAAACAATCTTTGCCACATTTATTTGAAAATTACAAATTCTTTAGAGAAGGTTGTGGAATCGAAAGAATATGGTTTATGCCTGTGCATGAGGAACAATGGGATATAAATGATGTAGGAATATATAGAGAACAATTAAAAAAAATATCAGATTACATATTAGATGATATGATAAAAAATAAAAGAATAGATGAATTAAAAAACTTTAGTCCATTAAGTAAGCTATTAGAAGGTAGAAGTTGGGTAAATCCTCCTTGCAATGCAGGTAAAACTTATATATCGATAATTCCTAATGGAGACATATACCCATGTCATCATTTTTACTTTAATGATTTTAAAGGTGAAATGAGGATAGGTAGTTTATATGAAGGTATAGACGATGAAAAAAGAAAACCATTCTTAAAGTTAAAGAATGAAGAGATGGAAGGTTGCGGACAATGTGAGTGTTATAACTGTTATAGGTGTTTGGGAGCTAATTATATGGTAAATGGTGATATAAAGAAACAGATAAGAGGACATTATTGTGAAATGGCTCACGTTGAACATGAAATATGTGAATATATGAAAGAGAAAGCTACTGAATTAAGTCTTTATCAAGATAAAAATTCGGTAGCTTCTTTTACTATAGACGAAAGTTTAGATGTTTTAGCACAAGCTATGAAGGTTTTATTTATTGAAGTAGATGAAATGAAAACAAATCAAAAACAAATAATAAAAAATCAAAATGAGATGTTAAAAATAATAAAAGGGTAGGTGGTCAATTATGCCTACAAATGATGTTAGTTTAGGTGGGGTTAGAAAATATATAGAAGAAGAAAAAGGTAGCTTAAGTAAGCCTAAACCTCATTTAAGCAGAGATTTAAATGATTTAAGAAATTTACTAAATGAATTGGTTGACACAAGAAAAGGGATTTCAAAAGTATATGGTTGCAATTGCCATGGAAATGAACTACATAACGGTTATAGAAAAACTACCTGTGCAAGTAATACTCTTACATCATATTACTCTAAATCAACAGTTTCTTTAGGAGAGTTATTAGATTATGTAAAACCTGCGAGAGTATGTAGATGTGTAGCAGTAAAAATAGAAGATTGTGGTTGTAACACAAATTGTTTTTGTAATTGTGATGTATGTCGCTGTAATTGTAATTATTGTAGTTGCAATTGTAATTATCATCCGTCTTCAAACTAAAAGAGGTGAGAGCATGGAAGGGATATTAGAGCTAAACAACGATTTGCAAGAAAGAATAAAAGAAATTAAAGAAAGGTATTTGTTAAATTATTGTGGTTGTAATTGCAACTCAAATTGTGAATGTAATTTAATATGTAATTGTAATGTTCAAGTACAATTCTTTAATAAAGAATTTATTATCAAAAATTGGTTTAAATAAAGAAGGAGCTGAGTTAAATGAATTATAAAATTGAGATAAGCGAAGAAGTTTTACAATACTTACAAATGTTTTTAAATAGAGTTCCTTTAGAGGGGAAGGAAGTTCCACTGTTTGTAGATGTAGTCAACTCTTTAAAAACTATTCAAGATGAATAAAATATACTCCATTAAAAGGAGGTGACAAGATGAAAAATTTAAAATATTATTTTGACGCTGTAAGATTTAAATTGAGAAAAGGGACAGATGATGATCCTTATGTTTTAAAAACAGGTCAGTATACAATAATTAATGGAAGGACAGGCTTAGATGAAGTTCCTGACATAACTTATAAGGTTAGGATTAAAGAATATGTGGAAGTTCCCAGAGAGAAATATGATTGTAGAAAAGTATTGGCTGAAAATGAGTTTTATGTGGATTATTCAAACGGGGAAATAACTTTTAGTCCTAATCAAAATGGGAAGACGGTTACTATTGAATATAAAGGGAAGGGCATTATTCAATATCCAGCTGGAAGAATTTATGTACATAGTCCTAACCCATGGGCAGTTGACAATTTACAAGAATTAATAGATTTTATTTATCAAAAAGAGCAAGAATTAAAAGAATCTGTGGCAAAAGCAATAACATTTATTGAACAAAAGACAAATGAATTTACTATTTTTGTTCAACAGAAGACTGATGAATTTGTTGCTTATGTAAATACTTTTATTGAAAAAGCAGAGTCAAAAATTAGAGAAGTTGATGTTCATATTGAATTGTCGAGGAAGCAAACTAATGAATGTAAGAAGATTACTGATGAAACTATTAAAGTAAAGAATGAAACACTTATAGCAAAAGAAAAAACCGAAATAACAACTAAAAACGCAATTAACGTCACAGATAAAGCAAATCAAGCAACTCAATTGTCTATAGAAAAAACAAAAGAATGTATTGATGCAACAGATAGGGCGAAAGAGGAAACTGAAAATATTAAGATAGATAGACTCAATACTAGACTGATATGGAAAGAGCCTGTAAATTCCTTTGCGGAGATTGATATTAAACATCCTAATCCAGATATTGGATGGTTAGTGATGACTATGGACAATGGAAACTTATATAGATGGGATAATGTATCATGGAAATACATAGGTAACATGAAAGGTGGAATACCATTAGTAAAAAAAGATATGGATGGACTCATGAGAAAAGATGATTATGTAAAATTAAATCAAATAGAAGATAAAGCACAGAAGAACTATGTAGGAGAGGATGCTAAAAACGCATTACCCGATTATGTTCATACAAAGACAATGGTATTTGTATTATCAACAGATAAACTAAAACAAGGTGTTCAAAATGTATTAATTACATTTCCTAACGAAGGGGTAATAAATACTATTGAAGGAATTTGCCAAACCACTGGCACAGAACACACATCTATACAATTAGAAAAAATATCTGAATTGGATTTTCAACATGGTATAGATACTTGGACAGGTGTGTGTGAAGAAAATAAAGAAATCATATTTGATTATGGTGAGTATCAAGCTAATGTAGGAAATATAGTACATCTTAAAGTCCAAGCTAATGACGTATTTAGATTAAATGTTAAACATGTCGGCTTTGGTATAGAAAATATAACTATAAATGTAAATATATTAATTTAATTAAAGTATAACAACAAATACATTATCAGGGAAAAGATACTTGATAATGAAGATAATAAAAGGAGTGATAGTATTATGTCAACAGCATTAAAACCGATAATAACATGGTGGGAAGATTATATAGATGCTAATGATGGGCAGTTGAAACAAAGACCTGTACCAAATAACTTATGGGATTTAGGAGTAGTAGATGCGGATAATAACCCAGATTTAACAACGCATACATTTTATATATGGAATAATAAAAAACCATCTAGCACATCTGAATATAACAATGTTCCAGATATGGTTAATTGTAGAGTTACAACTAAAGACGGAAGTTTTGAAGACTATATGGCAGGAGAAATGAAGTCACCTTTGGTTATAGAGCAATGGGTAAGGATTAATAATGTCTTATCAAGCGACTCATCAGATTCTGAAATATATATACCAATAGGTTCTACTTTTAAAAATGGTGTATTAACACAGAAAGATATTCAGATTACAGCTATGGGGAGTACAGATGGTACGGGAGTGTCAACTGGAACAATAAGTGGGCAAATGAATGATGGTAAATTCAAAACAGAAAGTTCTAAAAATAATTTTGCAAAAATAAAAGCACAAGTAAAAGTTCCGCCTTCTGCTGATGCAGAAAAAAACAAATTTATAGTTAGAGTATATTACAACGTATAAAGCAAAAACTCAATGCAATGAGGTGGTAAATAATGATGTTAAACAAATATGAAAAAGTCCATCCTTATTCCTTTAGTAGAGAAATGGACTATATGTTTGTAGGAGAGTATTTAAATAATACTTTCCTTTTTGAATTTAATCCTGAAAAAAAGATATATAATTCAGTAAAAGAAATAGATAAGAATAAATTAATTAGATTTGGATTGGTAGGCAACGGATTAAGAACATATTTTAATGCATTAACAGGTGTTTTTACGTTTGATAAAAATAAAATAGAAGTATTTTATAAAACAAAAGAAAAAGAATATAATTTAATGAGTAATGATACTTATTATAATGATATTATTTATTTTAAAAATGCTTATTCTCAAATTAGATATGGTGGAATGAGTAATACTAATTTTTGTGGATATAATTATGGATATAAAGCTAAAGTTTCATTTGAAGATGGAACTTTTTTTTATTTTAAACCAATTATAAATATACCTATGGGACAACCTACTAATTTTAAAATATGGTTAGTTTCAAACGTAGACTTGGATGGCGAAATAGTTATAAAAGTAAATAATCTAAAAACATACAATATCCATGCACCACTAGAGAAAAATATTGGCGGAGAATTAACATGGTTTATTAGAATATAAGGAGGTGGAGACAATTGGCAAATGTAAATATAAATGTAGGAAAGGGAAGTTTGCTAGTCTATAAAGGAATAGATTTTGATTTTACATTTGAACTAGAGCCACCAGTGGAATCAGAAGATGATTTGACAACTAAAAAATATAAATTAGATTTCTATGAGGATTTGCAAAATAATGAAGTCTATAAAACTTCATTATTTAAGAAAGATTGGATAAGAGTAGATAAAATTCAAAATGAACAAGATGGCTATTTAAGTATTACAGGTATTCCTAAAGCAAAGTTAAAATACAAAGTAGAGTTATTAAATATAAAAGGAGAGGTTATTAAAACAATAAAAGAGTGTCAATCAAAGTATATAAGTATTGAACAAAAATTAACAGAAAAAGTCTTAGTACCAATTAATCTAATTACTACTTCTACTAACTCATATAATATTATAATCACTGTATCTTTTGAAAACCATCAAATACAAAGTTTTTCAAAAGAAGTAATATTATATAATCAAGCTCCTACTATAATTGGAAAAGTAAACGGAGATAAATTATTTGTACAAATAGGAGATGAAGCAAATGACTTAGTTAAATATAATGTATTTTTAAACAACAATAAAATATTCCCAAAAGATTCTGAATACACAGGTTATGAGCCTCCTTTAAATAATATTATCAAATTGAAATCAAAAGATATAATAATTAGAGAAAGAAATAAAATTGAGATTAACGCAATCGATAATTGGGGCGAAAAAAACACGTTTATATATGAATTTATAGGAGAACATATAGGGTTGTTATTCACTGATGAAAAAGGAGATTACTATTCAACAGATATAGGAGAAATTCTAAAAAGATTAAATTTTGGACAAATTGTTGCTGGACATTTAAGTGATATAAAAAAGGTTATGATTGAAAATAATACAGGAGTAGATATAAAAAATTTAAAAATAAGCATAACACCAGAAAAGAAACCAGAAAAACTAACAGTATTTTATGGTTTTGAAAGTTATACATTGATAGAAAGTGATGAAGAATTAACAAATAATAATATAATAAAGAATAAAGATAAGGTAGAATTATTCTTAAGGATATACCCAGATGTAGAATTTGAGTATAGAAGAGCTAAATTTGAAATAAAAGCAGAAGCACATCCCGTAACATAAGGAGGTTGCTTTAATGGATATAAGTACGATGGAAGCTGAGTTTGAAATGACTTGGTATAGGAATGATGGAATAGATGGAAATTTAGAGGTTACTAATCAAGAAGATAGCCTTACGGGGGTTATAGAAACAAAAAAAACCTTTTCAAGTACAATGGAGTCAGATTTTAATGTAACTTGGCACGAAGACACTGAAATAAATGGTGTGATTAATACGAGTGAACAAAGCGATATCTTCAAAGGGAATATAGAAATATATAAACAACCTAAAAATAAAATGGAAGCCGAGTTGAGTTCGGTATTACCAGAAAGAAACACTGTGGAGTTAAAAACTATAAAGGATACATATGTTACAGAGTTAAAACCTAGCTTGAATTATGGAAAAAGCAGTATCATGAAAGTTGGTACAGATAAAAACAATTATGTTTATAGAGGTTTGTTAGAATTTAAAATCCCTAAAGACTTACAGACAATGTATATAACAAAAACCAAATTAAAACTTTATTCAGACGATATTAATAGTTTTAAAGATTTGGAAATATCAGTACCCAGTAAGGCTTGGGGGGAATACAATGTAGTTTGGTATGGACAACCCTCAAGAAAAAGAGTTGTAAAAATATCTGATTTACCAGAAGGTAAATATGAGCATATTATAGATATCACTGAATTAGTAAAAGATATATGGGTATTATATCCATATGAGAATCAGGGATTAATATTAAAATCTAAAGATGAAACAATTAAACAAGTTAAAAACTTTGGGACTATGGAAAGTGAAAATCCTCCTAAATTAGAAATTGAATATTTTGATAAAGATTTATTTTTAACTACAGGCTCAATAATAGGTGGTAGCGTAAAAGTGCAAAGAACAGGAAATGCCGATTTATATGGTGGCATATCAGTATTTAGACATTCGGGAGAAAGTTTGATAGATGGTAACATTCATGTTCATAATATGAATATGTTAGAAAGTAAAGTAAATGTAGCACAGTTCAAAAATATGAATGGAGTTATAAAAACACAAAGATTGAGAAGTGATGTTAAAGGTGAAATATTCTCTAGTAAAGAAAAATTACATGGAACTATTTGCTCTAGTGCTTGTAAAGACTTGTATGGCTATATACAAACTATGCCTAATTCTAATATAGATGGATTGATAGATGTAAAATATAAATCACAACTATATGGCAGTATAAATAAAATAAGACCTTTAATGGAACAAAATATAAATTCTAAAATCCAAGTTAGTGACAAAAATGATATGTCAGGAAGATTGAAAGTTAAATATAAATCTAATATATTAGGTGATATAAATGTTGTTCCTATGAAAAGAAAAGATTTACAGAGTTTTATCCAAGTTAGTGACAAAAATGATATATTAGGAAGATTAGAAGTTAAATATAAACAAGACTTAAATGGACAATTAAAAGTAATGTATGTAAATGATTTAGAAGGATATATACGACCAACTTATAAAGATATATCAGAAATGGAAAGTTTGATAAATACAATATTAAGATATGACCTTCAAGGAAGTATAAGAGTTAATCCTGTTGGATTCAATGGTTTAGTAAACGTTAATGCTGTAAATGATTTAAAATGTAAAATAAACGTAAATGCTTTAAGTGAACTGTATGGGAATATTAAGACTAATATTAAAAATGATTTAGATGGATGCATGAAAGTACAAGCTATGGACATAGATGATTTGAATGGTTTAATTATAATTGGTGAAAATTCAAATATAGAAACTGGCTATATCTATGCTTTTATAATGTAATAAGAGGTGAAAAAATGGATAAAATTATAAAAATAATTAATATAGAAGTAGAGGGTGATTTGGGTTGTAATCACAAGTGGTGTTGTAATCCAGTCAACAAAATGATGGTTAAAAAAGATAAAATGATTTTTGTATATGATAGGGTGTGTGAATTTTGTCTTAGGAAAGAAATAGTAAAGTCTAATAGAAAAGGTGAAAATTTTAAAAGATATAAAAAATTATTATAGTAGTCATATTTAATATTATGACTACTAATTCTATTTGTTAACTTAACAAGAGGTGGTAATTTTTAAAGGTATGAATGAGGTGAGATAATATGGCAAAATTAGGCGAACAATTATTACAACCAGAATTAGGTTGGATGCGATATGATGATACTAATAGTAATATAGAATATATAAATATGAAAAAACCAAAAGAATCCTCTGCGTATAAAGGTGGTTATCATCATGAAGAAGATAAAGATATTAATAGCATTGTTAGATTTAATTTTATTGGCGATAAAATAAGAATTATTGGTGTGTTATCTAGGTTATGTGGAGCAGGAAATATAGAAGTTATTTTAGATGGCAAACATATAGGCAATTTTGGTCAATATAACAATAGTACAATATACCAAGTTTTAAACTATGAATTAAATAATTTACCATTCAGAGAACATTTTATTCAACTTTGTAGATTGGGTTCAGAAAGTTTTTATATTGATGCTATAGATATAAATGAAGATGGAGAATTAAAACCATATAATCCTGATTTAAATAAATTTCTAATAAAACAGAAGAGTGATTACTATTCAATTAAATCAGAATTTTATAAAAATGGCAATTACGTTCCTATTAAAGAGTTAAGAGATAAAGATATACTTACTCAAAATGATTTTAAAAATTATGGCGTGAATAATATAAATACAATATTTGAGACTATTAACACTAGAAGTGTTAAAGGTATTAAAAAAGGAGAACTGGGAGAAGGTAAATACTTTGAATTTAATTTAAATAATGATTTTATGAGTATGAGTGAGGTGAGATAATATGGCAAACGGAAATTTTGCAGGCGGAGATGGAAGTGCAAATAATCCATATTTAATAGAAGATGTTTTTGATTTAGATGCAATTAGAAATGGATTAGATAAATGTTATAAATTAATTGATGATATTGATTTAGATATAAAACCTTTTAATGAAGGCGAAGGATGGAATCCTATTGGTGGCTATGAAAATCCTTTTAATGGAAATATTAATGGGAATAACAAAATTATTAAAAATTTATATATAAATAGACCACCAAATACATTTCAAGGCTTATTTGGAAGGACTAGTAATTCAACAATTTTAAATTTAAACATAGTAAATGTTGATATTTGTGCATCCAATCTCAGTGGCACAATTGTGGGCGAATCCACATGTTATACAAATATACTAAATTGTTCTGTATCAAAAATAAATGCCAGATTTAGTAAATTAAGCGCAGGAGGAATATGTGGTGGCGTGGGTTATTCCTGTAATATAAAGAATTGCTATTTAAAGAAGGGAACTATACAATTTAGTCAAGAAAAACAGGTGTCTACTTTAATAGGTTCTATAGGTTTCGATTGTAATATTATAAATTGTTTTGCCATCTGCGATTTAATCACTTCTAAACCAATAGGCGGATTAATTGGTTTAGCAGATGGTAGAGGAGGTGTGATAAAAAATTGCTTTTGTAATGGAACTAATACAGTAGGAATATTAACAAGTAATATTAATGGAAATAAGTCAATAGTTAATTGCTTTTGGAATAAGGATTTATCTAATCAAAATTCAGATAAGGGGAAGGGTATAACAGAAAAAGAATTAAAAATAAAACAAACCTTCATAGACGCTGATTGGGATAAAGAAAAACTTGAAGATGGTACTTCTGTTTGGAAATTACAAGATGGTGAATATCCTAGGTTATGGTTTGAAAAAATAGAAAAATATTTAATTCAAGATAAAACCAATATTTTATATACACTAAATGAAAATAATTTATTACAATCTCCATCGCAAATATTAGATGAAAATAACTTTATAAATAATGGGTTTACAGATATTGATTTAGTAACTAGAGATTTATTATTGAGTAAATTTCAAAGTTTAGAAGGAATTAAGCTACTTGTATATACAGATAATTTAGAAAAAAAAGAATGCGAAATGATTTATAATTGTGAACGTTTTAGACCAATAGATAAGTTAAAAAAGAATAGTGCTACTTGTAATATATTATTTAAGAAAGTATAGAGGGTGATGTTATGGTTAAATTTTTAGGAGTTGTGAAACTAGGAACTTTTTATAAAAATGGTGAAGAGTTACCTTTACCTACTAAACCTTGGCGTTCTGGAGGTCATCCTTACAAGCTTCCTAAAAAAGGAACGGGAAACACTCCTATATTTACAGATATGAAAGATATGAATAAATGGGTTATAGGAGATACTTCTGAAAAAGAAGAAAATAAATTGAAATGGATAAAAATTAAAGATGGAAATAAAATTATATATATTTGTGATAGAAATATTTTAAATAGGCTTTCATGGAATGATTTAAATAACGCAGGATATGTAAATGGAAAAGAGATTGTAATAGATGGAAATAAATACTTGTGTAGATTAATTAATGGTGGAAGTGATAGAAGAAATGATGATGCATACGCTGGAGGATTTCCAACAAATAATGAGTGGGATAGATTTATAGCAAATGAAGATAATATATTAGGTTTACCTAAGCCACAAGACTATGATTTAAAAAGGATAGATAACACATATAAATCTTTTGATAGCGAACATAACCACCTATGGAATTGGTGGGGAAATGGTTCTTGGTATAATGTAGATAAGCGTGATGGAGATAATCAAATATGTTTTTTTAGAGGACGTTATTCGGCTAAATTTTGTAGTTACGTAACCTTTGATAAGAGATATGATTCTGCTAATGATAATTTTGGTTGGAGACCAGTTTTAGAACTAAACGTATTAGACAAATTTCTAATAAAACAGAAGAATAATTACTATTCAATTAACAACAATTATTTAAATTTAGGAAATATAAATAATAATGAAGAATTAAATGACTTAATTAATACTTATGGTTATAATGACTTATCTATACTCACTAACGAACTAAATAGCAAAAGAATACCTGTAGTATTAAAAGATGGTTATTATACTTCATTGGATGTTAATTTAAATGATTTAGGAAGCAACATAAATATTACAGAAGAATATAATAAAAAGTTTATTCAATATGATTGTGGTAAGTATAAAATAATAGATAAAATTAAAGAAAATAACAATGGTAGATTTGAAGTATTAATGAAAACTATTTTATATTAAAATAGTTTTTAAGTTCACAGAGGAGTGTGGTGATAATGAGCATAAAATTATTAGATAAAAGACCGTTTAATCCCGATGAATGCTATCCTTGGAAAGGGATGAGAAGATGTGCGTTAACAAAATCAGGGACAGTTTTCAAGTATCATAATAAGGATAATACAAATTTATGGGAAGACGGGACAAAGGTTGATTGGCTTGATTATGAAAAAAGTGGATTGAATTGTATGGTAGAAATACCTAAGTTTTATTTTAAAAAAGTAGGATTTAATGAAAATGACACAGATTTTGAAAATGGTCATGCTTGGTATATCAGCAGTATCCCTGATGATGGGTTTGAATTACACCCTGCATTTATGAGGTGCAGAGATAAATTATGTGATGACCCCACAGGTGAAGTAAAGAAAGTAGAATATAGATACGCTCCTGCTTTTTTAGGTAGTTTTATAAATGGCAATTTAAGAAGTTTACCTAATAAAAATCCAAAGGTGGAAATAACTATAAGTCAATCAAGAGATTATGCCAAAGCTAATGGTAATGGTTGGAGTATATTAGATTATAATTTATATTTTGCAATCCAGCTATTGTACTCTATAGAATATGGAGATTATGATAGTCAGACCGCATTAGGTAGAGGATATGTTGATGGAAATTTAGAAACTGGAAAAATAAATACTGGCGGAACTTTACAATATGGTAATCATAGTTATGGAGAAACTACAGGTAAAAAGCAAATGTCTTATAGAGGAATAGAAGATTTTTGGGGTAATTGTGCGTATTGGATGGATGGTTTTTTTAGGGGTTATAATAATATATTAATAAGCAATAAAGGATTTAATAACACAGGAAGTGGATATAAAAATTTTGGGGTAATTGGTACCTTTGTCGGTTATATTAGAAACATACAAATTAATAAAAATTGTGGGTTTATTCCGTCTAAAAACAACAAATCTGATCCAGGTAATTTATATGATTACGGAGTTTTCACTTGTAGTGGCTTTGCTATAGGCGGTGGGTGTTGGTGCCATAAAGATAATTCGGGCGTTTTCCAGTTTGATATTAATGGTGGGGCTAGTAGTATGAATGATACTACTGCTTCGGTTTCTTTTTAGTTTTTGTGATTATTTTGTTTATATAAGAATTCAATAACAAAAATTAAATAAGGTGAAAAAATTTAAAATAATAAAAATAATAATTTATATAAATAAATGGAGATGGTTTTATGATTTACGGGATACAATGGGATAGAAATGCATTAGATGGTAATGGACAAGTGCAATGGGTAAGGTGTAAAAATTTTAAACATTTAATAAAACAAAATAATAGTTATTACTCAATAAAAAATAACTTTATTACTCTTGGGAAGCCTATAGATAAAAATCAATTAAAAAACTGGTATTTTAAATACGGTGTAGATGAAATAAATATCTTAACTCAATACTTAAACAGCAAAGAATTTCCTATGACAAAAGATGAAAATGAAATATGGAAAACGGATTTTGAATTAAATTCAAACGATATAAAAGATAATATTATTTCGATGGATATTGATGATAATAAAAAACTAATAAAATATGATTGTGAAAGATATAATATATATGCCTTATTAGATGAGGGATTTGACGTTATGTCGTTAAAAAAAATATAAGTAAAATATTTCACAAAATTAACTTTAGAATTTTTTATTCGTTTAGTTTAAGGACATATAAAAACAAATAAAATTGTCAATAAAACTGTGTATTTTGGTATATAATCTATAGTTTTATTCATTTATATTGTCTATATTTTTGATACGATTTATAGTTAATCTAATTACAAAATATGGTAAAATATAAAGTGTGGTCAACTATTATTATTAATATTATTTATAGATATTGATAGTAATCGTTCGACAAATTATTGTATTCTGCCATATGGGGTGATAAAATGAACTTAAAGAAATGGAAAAATATTAATTTAGATAAACCTATAAAAGTAAAATTGTATAAATTAAAACAAAATGGGGGAGAGAATATGGAATCAGCTATATCTAAAAGAATTAATATACCTAAGTTCTCTAATAAATTGCATATAAAAAATTTTAATTCATGTATTAAGAACTGTTCTTTAAATTGTATTAAATATTTAGAAAATGACGGAAGTACAACTTTATCATTACAAGATTTTGATATTGTAGTGAATGAAGATAATTTTGAGAATGCAATTAAATCTATAATTAATGAATTAAAAGAATATGTAGAAGATTATATGAACGAATCTGAATATTGGTGTAGAGATAAAGAAAGAAAGCAGGAAGTAGATTTTTTATATAAGCTGTTTAAAAAATTTAATGATGATGAAATTAGAGATATAATAAGATGCCAAAATGGAGAGAATTAAAAAGATTTTGTGATAAGGACGGTTGGGAATTATATAAAAGTACTGACCATTATTATTACAGAAAAAAAAGTAACAAAGGTAAAATATTAAAAACAAAAGTATCAAGAGGTACAGGTGAAATAAAATATCATATGTGGAAAGAAATACTTAGGAAACAGTTGCAAGTTTCAGAAGAGTATTTTAATAGTGTTATTTAAAAACTTCTAATTAGGTAAAGATTAGGAGTTTTTGTTTTGTACAAAATTATAATAAATATATGGTGGTGATTAATATGAAATCTGAAGTAATGGAAATGAAAATCAACGAGCATACAGATACATTAAAAGAACATGATAAAAGATTAGATAAAATAGAACAGGATGGTAGAGAATTTAGAATAGAGATTAAAAACTTATGTGAGAATATAAAAGGATTAACAAGTGCTATCAAATGGTTAATAGGACTTGGAGCATCAGGTTTGCTTGGGTTCTTTTTTTATATGGTTCAGTATGGATTGCTTAAATAATTTATAGGAATATAGTGTAGGAAGGATATGATTAAATGTTACCGATTAAAAAAAAACTAATTAAGTACAATTATTCCAGTGGTAATAATGTCAAGTATATTGTTATACATGACACAGGTAATACAGATAGAGGAGCTAATGCAAATGCACATTATAATTATTTTAATGGAGGAGATAGACAATCTTCTGCACATTATTTTGTAGATGGTAACAATATTATACAAATCATAGAAGATTGGAATAAAAGTTGGCATTGCGGTGATGGAGGCGGAATGTATGGTATCTCCAACGGAAACTCAATTGGAATTGAAATTTGTATAAATTCTGATGGTGATTATAATAAGACTATTTCTAATACAATAGATTTAGTTAAATATAAGATGAAACAATTTGGTATTCCTATCAATAAAGTGGTAAGGCACTATGATGCAAGTAGAAAAAAATGTCCTGGCAGTATGAGTTCGAATAATTGGGCAAAATGGAATTGGTTTAAATCACAACTAGGTAGTAGCGTTTCCAGTCCAAATCCATCACCATCTAAGCCAACAGCAGTGGTTACAGCTAGTGCATTAAATGTTAGAGAGAAAAAGTCTACTTCTTCTAAAATTTTAGGTGTATTGCCTAATAATAAATCAGTTGAAGTATATAAAGTTGAAGGAGATTGGATTCACATCTATTACCCGCCACATGGAGGTTTTATTAGTAAAAAATATGTAAATTTATATAACATATCTGATAATATAGTTCAAAAACTTAATAAGCCGATAAAAAAGGAGGAAAAGAAAATGGATTTAATATTATATTTTGGTTCAGTTGATGAGTATGGTGCTAATTTATTAAGAGACAAATTAAAGCTACCAGTTTTAAGTTTGGCAGATTTTAAAGTCAATTCAAATTTAAAGAAAAATGTGGGAAAAATTTATATGGTAGGTGGAAGTGAAAAGCCTATATCTAATACTATTTTAATTTCCAACGGTGGTAGATTTGATACTGCACAAGCTGTGGTTGATTATATTAAAAAAATAAAGTAAATTATCATAATATAAAATAATTTAATTAAGGAGATGTTTATATGGATATAATGAATGGTTTTATTACTAGGGAAATGTTAATTCAACCTATGTGTTGCATTATGATTTGTTTCACATTAACTCAGTTAATTAAAGAAATTAAGTTTGTAAAAAATATACCTACTAAATTTATAGCAATTATAGTAGGTATATTAACTGTTATTTTTGGACATTTAGTAAATGATTGCTTTATGGTGAAAGATTTATACATAATGTTTATGAATGGTATATTTGTTGGATTAAGTGCAATTGCATCACACGATTTTCCTAATATGTTAAATAACAATAAAAAGAAAGATGATGATATACAAACTATAAACAATTTCTATAATACACCAATAGTAGAAAAATCAAATATAGCCTCAGATACTAAAGAATTTGATTAAAGCACCACACATAGTTATCGGGTTTCTATAAAGTATAAAATGGATAGGTATACCCCCTATCTGTTTTATGAAATGAATGTTTAATTATTATTTACATTTTAATATTCATTTATTTATAAGTGAATCAAAAACTAAAAAATATAAGTAAAAATAATATATCGATTCTGTTAAAAAATATAATTTTAAAATTTATTCAATCATGTTTTTATATTGGTATATTGTATTAAAATTTAGTTTTAGATTTAAACCAGCACAATAATTTAATAAAAATAGTGTTTTATTGAAATCTTCTAAAAAGTTGCAAATCGACTTTGTCAACAAACAAATATGTGACAGAATGTATATTTTGTAGTGTTTTTTTTAATACTCTATGATATAATAATATCAAGCCTTGTACATATGTTGTCAAAATAAAATACTTAGGGTGATATTTATGGATTATCAATTAAATCAGTTTAAAAAACATTTATTGAAAAATAGAAAAAGTGAAAAAACTATAGAAGTATACATTAGAGATATCAAACACTTCTTATTTTATTTTAAAGATAAGCAATTAAAAGATATTACAAATGATGATATAGATAATTATAAAGTATTTATAATTAAAGAATTAGAATTAAGTATAAAAACACTTAATAAAAAGTTAGTAGCAATTAATCAATATTTAAAATTTAATGGTATTGCGGTAGATATAAAACAAGAAAAGGTTCAGAGTCAAAACTTTTTAGATGATATATTCTCATCTTCTGATTTAGAAAGAATTTTAAGGGCTATTAATAAGAAAAATGATTTGCGTGCAAAAGCAATAATCATGACATTGCGTCTAACTGGAATGAGAGTTAGTGAAATGCTACAATTGACAAAACATGATATTGACAAGGATACTATTATTATATGTGGTAAAGGCAATAAATATAGAAATGTTTTTATATCAGAAAAATTAAAATTAGTCTGGCAACAATATGTTGCAGTTAGGATTGATAAAAGTGAAATGCTCTTTACAGGTCAAAAGGGAGCTATTACAAGACAGACAGTAGATAAAATTATAAAATACTATACTGGACAAGCAAGAGTAAAAAAATCAAAAGGACATGCACATAATTTAAGACATAAATTTTGTAAGGATTTAGTTGACAAAGATATTCCTTTAGATTCTATTGCTGATATTGTGGGACACGAGAATATTAATACCACACGAATTTATACTCGTAAAACAAAAAAAGAATTATTAGATATAATTAATAATATTTAAAGTTTAATATAAAACTTAATGATTTTGAGTAGGTAATGCCTACTCTTTTTTTTATTTTGTATTTTTAATAAAAGTGATGATAAAATGCAATATTTATATTTGATGAAAATGGCAAATTAGAAAATGCTTTAGAAGAATGGACAAGATACTTTAGATTGGGAATTTATTAGTACGATTTTAATTTAAAAACAATTTAATAATTATGTTATTTTACAAGGAGGAAAATATATGGCTAAAGTTAAAAGAATTAAATATTTTACCAAAGAAAAATTAGATTTAATTAGTAAAAGTAATTGGGATAAATATGAAAAGTATTTAAGAAGCAATATAATCAAAAATAAAGATGTTAAAAATACTACATACAAGGTATACAAAAATTATATGCAACATTTTTTAGTGTATCTAGCAGAAGAATGGGATAATGTTGATTTATATGATGCAGATTTTATGGAAAATGCAATAGACATAATGGAAGGTTTTATATTATTTTGTCAAGATACTTTAAAAAACAATAAAAAAGTAATAAATACAAAAATATCTGCTGTTTCTAGTTTTTATTTATGGAGTATGAGAAGAAGACATATAGAATTTCATCCGTTTGACAAAAGATTAGAAAGAATGAAAGGAGCAAGGGAAGAAAAAATTATAAATGCTTATTTCTTAACAGAAGAACAGGTAAGACAAATCAATAAAGGATTAATAGAAAATAAAGGTAATAAATTTGATTTATTAGACTTGGTATTATGGAATGTAGCTTTAGATAGTGCTAATAGAATTGGAGCATTAAATAGATTGACTTTATCTCAATTAGATTTAGACAATTGTTGCTTTAAAAATATTCGTGAAAAAGAAGGTTATATAGTAGATGTAAGTTTCAATGAAAATACAAAAGAATTAATTTTAAAATGGTTAGAATATAGAAAAGAACATATGGATAATCTTGAAATAGATGCATTGTTTATATCAAGATATGATGGGAAATATAATAAAATGACTAAAGGAACTCTACAAAGAAGAATAAAAAAGATTGGTACTATAATAGGATTAGATGACTTTCATGCACATTGTATCCGCAAAACAAAAAGTAATAGTTTGCTAGATACTGGAATAGACCCTAGCCTAGTTAGCCGATACTTAAATCATAAAGATATTTCAACGACTTTATCATTTTACCAAAAGCCGAAATCTTCTACAGAAATTAGAGACGAGATCAAAAATCAAATTAAGAATTTATCTAACATAAAATAAATTTCACTATATTTAAATATTTAAGAACAAATAAATAAATTTATAGTAGAATATTTAACTTATTCATTTTTTTTATTCTAAACCAACAGCAAAATTAAACGTTTACAAAAGAGGGTGAATTTAATGGACAATAATAAAATAAATATTGAGAAAATTAATCTTCCTAATACCCATATAACTAAAACTCAAGTTATGCAAATACTATATAAAGATTTACAAGACACACATACAGAATTCCATAATACACATACTTTTGATTTTTCTAAAGGATATATAAAGGGAAAAGAAGATACTATAAGAAAAATAGAATCATTGTTGCAACTATTAGATAAAACAAAATAATTATATACTTAATAAAAATAAATTATATAAACCAAAACTATAGAAAAGAAGAATAAGTCCAATGGGGTTGAAAATATTACTTTTTATAGTTTTGGTATTATATACAATATAATATAATTAGTCCCTTAATTATACAATATCTTTAGTAAAATGTCAAAATATAACCAATATTATTCTTTTATAAAATTATAAATTTGATTTAAAATAATTTCAATATTAATATTACTTTTCAAATACTCTAATCGTAATCCCTTCTCTCTGATTATATTTATAATTTTATAATACATTGCATGATTTAAATAATTAGTATATATAAATACTACATCTACACTATTAATTATTTTTGTATCGAATTGAAGCATATCGATGCTTATAAATTTACAATTAGGCAAATATTCTTTCATTTTATTTTGCCACTTAGGATGTCCTCCTACAATTATTGCGTTTAGTGATTTCAACTTATTATAGTCTAACATTTCTGTTTTATAGTCTTCGATATCATCTAAGTTAAAAATAAATTCCCTTAAAGGTATTATTTCAGATTTATAATCTTCTCTTTTATTAATTTCTAATTTTAGTTTTTTATTTTCTTTTTCTAATTTTTCCAATTCTAATTTCAATTTTTCGTTTTCATCTTGTAATATAATATTATTCTTTTTAATTTCTTTATTTTCAATTTCTTTGTTACTTATTTCATTATATAATTCTTCATCAAAGTTTTCAAAAAAATATTTTTTGGCATTTCTATATTCTCTATATAAATACCTTAGTTCAATAGCCGGATATATATATCTAAAAAAGTCATCATAGTTTATAGTTTCTTCATTTTGAAATTGACTATAAGTATAAATTAATTCTTGAATATCTCTTTGTTTAAAGTAATCATCGCCTATAATGCTTATCAATGAAATATTTTCCAGTTCTCCAATATACTCAAAAGGTAAAAAATTCTTATCATCTTTTGTTAATTTAGAGATATCTACTAGTAGTCCTTTTTGTTTGTCTATATCTAATCTGTGTGAAGAAGGTGTAATAGGAGAAATTTTTTCATGTGCTTTTAATTTTAATTCTAATTTATTAATCAATTCCTTTTGCTCTTTAGTAATATTATTTAAATTAATTCTATTAAAATTTTTATAATGTTCTAATCTCATAGCACAAGAATTAATATAAGTATTATACATCTCATCTTCTCTGTTGATTTCTTTTTCAAAATATGTAGATAATATCAATAATACTATCACATTAGAGTTAAGTTCATCATCAGATAAATTATCGATGCCTTTATATTTTTTAATCAATCTATTTAAGAAAATACTGACGTTTACTTGACTATGATTACAAACATAAGTATAAGTATATCTCCAGCCTTTTTTTAATATCAATAACACACCCTCTAATACATCTTCATCAAAATTTGTACCTTCTAATATACCTAATACTTTTTTAAAATAATATTCTTGCTCAACATTACCTTCTTGACTCATAACGTGATTGTAAAACTCGTTATGCTTAGCTAATTTAATAAATTTTAATTTATCGTTATTATAAATCTTATCGATATCTTTATATATTCTTTTATTTACACTTAGTGCTTCAGCAACAAACGGTATCAAGTTAATTTCCATTTTAAAAAATCCTTTCTTTTAATATTTAAAAATGACCATATATTAGTCATTATAACCAAAACATAGTCATTTTTAAATATTAAATATGTAATTCATTTATTTTTGTTTAAATTTTAAGCACTTCTTTTCTCCGGTGTTAAAATTAATTTCTATGTCATCAATAATTCTACTTTCTAATATTTTTTTATATATAGAACAGCCACCCTTTTGTCCTATTTTATTTCCTTTTTTACAATTGTTGCAATATGTATTTATGAAATTTTTATAATCTTCTTGATTATCAAATATACCTATGTGATCTGATACGGTTACATTTAATTCTATTCTAGGGTTTTCACTATCATAATAAATTCTATGTACTTTTTCTAAGACAATATTATCGTCTTCCCAAACACCACTAGATGTTAAAATATCACTTAACGATTTGAAAAAGTTCTGTGCATCCATATCTACTCTAGGAAAATAAAAAACAGTATCTAAATTTATAAATTTATCTTTAGGTGGTTTAATCCATCCTTGTTTTTTAATTTCTTGCTTGACATATTCACCAAAAGATTTTTCAAAGTCCTTAGTTGTTTTAGGTTTATATGCCATAACCATATTAAACTTGCCCTTCTTAACCGATCTATATGACATATAATGATTTACACTTATAAAATCTTTACATATCAATTTTAATACTTGCTTAGCGTTACCGATATATATCACTCCTTTGTTGGAATATTATTAAATTATTTTATATTATTAATTATTCAAATAACTTATCTTCAGGACACCATAATAGGTATTTACAATGTGGAACTAAGTATTTTTCTAATTCTGGTAAATCAGCTATTACCTTTTTTCTTATTTCAGTTGTTTGCCCTATGCACTCTATTAAGTGGTTAGCCTTCTTAGGATCATTAATTTGTTTTATTTTATAAATCCCCTATTTCATAGTTTTTCATAGGTTTAATAAATTTAAAAGTATCTAATATTTTGGTTTCTAAATTATTTAATCCATTTTCAGATTCTATGTAATGGTCGAACGTATAATCATCCAAAGCAATTTCAGATATATGCATTTGCTGTTTTTTAGTTAAAGGACTAATGAAGTTTTTTCTACTTACTCTTATTGTTTCTACCATGGTAGGGAATGCTTGTTTGACTAATTCTATTTCATTAGGGAATCTGGCATCTGTAATAAATATATAATTATATTCATCCCCTACTATTCTTATAGTATCTATAACTCTATCTACCCAATAGTTAGGTTTATTTAGTTTTTGTCTAACTAAGTCAGTCCCAATATATTGTAAAAGCTGTCTTCCCTTTTCATTTTTCGTACCACCCCATCCAAAATATTGTTTTGCTATGAATTTTACACAATCTCCATAAGCCACTCTTAAACATTTTTCATTGTAATACTCTAAGTGTTTTTTCATGATTTCATACGTAGAATCTTTTCCATTTCTTGCTTTGCCACTTATAATAAATATTTTTTTCATTTAATTATTTACCACCTTTCTTAAATTGTTTTATATTATGTTTTAATTGTTCTATAATTTCTTTATCTATATCATATTTGTAATTAGTTTTTTCTATAAGTTCCATAGCTTGTACATCACTTATTTTTGGTATATGTTTTTTTATAATCTTTATGTATTTATTTATATTCATAATATAGTCACTCCTTATATTTTACTATTAGATTATTTTTTATTATCTAACATTTTAACATAGATAGCCTTCATATAGATTTTCTTGTTTATCAGTATAAAAACCACCACATACACTATGATAGTTACTATCACAACAAATTTCTTCCCAATCTTGATACCCTATGTCATTGTCTTTTGCATATTGAATAGCCGTTTCTTTATCGTCGAATCCTTCACAATTAGGACATCTATAAATATCTCCTGCTTTTCCATTTATATCTCCATGACATATATAATCATAATTCCCATAACTATCTTGCCATTCTAATTCAGCATTACAATACAAACACTCCATATATATTCCTCACTTTCTTATAATATTATCATTTTATTTATTGTTGTTTAGATAAATTTGCAACTTCTTTTTAATTTTTAAAGTATTTTCCTCCATTATTGACAATCATATTACTTAATTTAAGCCATTTGCAGAGGTTTCAAAATTATATAATTTAGTGATTTTGGGTAGATATTATCTTGTCTTCAATAACATCTATATAGTCTTCCTTATCTTCTATATCTAAATCTTTAAACAGCTTTAATATATCCTTTGCCTTCTTTTCATTAGGACTATTTACTGTGTATTCATCTATAGCATCCAAAAAGTATTGCTTATGAATTTCATCTGACCATTCTGACAATCCATAATATTTGCTATCATAGTATTTTACAAAAGTTTTACTTACTTTATCTTTAGCCTTATCTTTTCTATAAGCATTCCAAGTATAAGCATCTGGGTTTAGTGCTTCTTTTACTATATCTTTCGTCTTTATCGTTTCTTTGTATTGTCTATAAACATCCACTAATAGAGTGAATGTTTCATTATTATTCTCAAGAAAATTCTTTATATCATCTAGATCATTAACACTTTTTTTCTTTTTTAATTCTATAATTATAATTTTTCTTAAATAATTATTAATCACATTACAGAATTCTTTTAAACTATAAAACTTCAAAGGATAATTAGAAAACTGCTCTTGAGAGTATTTCTTTCTTACTAATTTCAATATAGTTGAATTAATTCCATACTCTTGAGAAATTTTGTCAATATCTTTTCTGTTTTGGATATGTTCATAAATTAGTTTTTCAGGTGTAATTATTTCCATAACCTCATCTATGCTTTCTTTTATTTGATAATCCACAGATTCCTTTAAACTTTCAAAATAGTTATCATAATTAATTTTTATACTTTTTCTTTTAATTATATCTTCTACCATTTTCGTGCTTTCTTCTTTATCTATGCTTTTTAATATTTTTAATCTTACCGAACAATCTACTTCATATATATCATATACAATTAAATCTGAGATAATGGTCAAATATAATATATTTAATTCAATATCCAGTTTATTTTCTTCAAATTCTATATAATTACTTATATAAAAGTCCTGTAGTTTCAAGTTTATTAAATTATTTTGTTCCTCAAAAATTTTGTTAATTAATTGATCAATTAACTTAACTGTTTTTTTAGATATATTTAGTTTAATTGGCAAATTATCAACAAATATAGTTTTAACTTGTGGGAAATCAGAATGACACCTAATTTCCCCACCGGCAAAAATATCATAAAAAAACTTGAACAAAGAACTATTTAATAAACATGCTATATACTTATTATTAAGTGTTATATCATTAATTCTAATTGCATGAACACTTTTGTCAAAATATCTTCTACCATCATCAATTGTTGCTATAATTCTATCTGCTGTTTGTCTATATATAATTTTAGACTCTAATTCATAAACATCTTCGTTAACTTTTATATATTCACCCTTTTGAATTTCTTCCTTATAATTTTCTAATAAATACTTATCAGCACTGTAAGTTACAAATTTGTTTATATTCTTTCCACTTAAAATTTCATGATCATTAATATTACTTTTTTCACCTTTATAAAATACCTTTTCTGAAACTGATTTCTTATTATAATCAATTCCTGCATCTAAAGCCTTTCCAATATCAACTATCTTACTATTATTTTTGTAAATATCTAAAAATAGTATAATTAATGATTCTTCTAAAAAAGTATCTAAAATCATTAGAGGCATTTGTTTAAATATAGATTGTTGCACTTTCTTACATCCATTATTACTGAATAAATCACTTTCTTTATCATTTATTCTCTTTATTTTTGAAATGTCTTGTGTTGTACATAAATAATTTTCATCTATTCTTTCCTTTTTAAATATAAGTAACATTGTATTTTTTCTTACATCTTCAAATACTTTTTCACCTAAATTTACTATATTCTTAATCTTAGTATCTTCTATTATCTTTTTGCGTATATTTTCATTATTTGGATGGTTTAAAAAAGTAACTGGAAATATTAATCCACAATCTCCTTTTAATTTCAATTTATTGTAAGCCAACTCAATAAACGCAATAAAAATATCTGATTTTCCCATAAAACATTCATATTTATTCTCGATATATTTTTTATCTATCTTATTGCCAAATCCTATATACGGAGGATTCCCAACTATATAATCAAATCTATTACTCCAAAACTTACATAGTTGCAATATTTCTTTTGCTTCTTCCCTATTAATTCCTTTTTCTTTTTGTACTCCTGATATATCTTTATACTTTAAATTAAAATTTTCCTGATTTTCTTCTGTTCTTAAAAATTCTTCTTTATTACCAAAGAAATCTTCACTTACACAAGTCTTAGTTACATATTTATCTTTTAACTGCTTCTTTAAATCTTTCCAATCATAATCTTCTTCCCATTTTATCAAACTATCACATTCAATAATGTTTAGTTCATCAGTAAAATTGTCCAAATCCTTAAGAAGTAGATTTATAGTAGTTAATTGCACAGCAAAACTATCTATATCCGCACCATAGATACAGTGTTTTAATATATGGTAATGAATATATTCTTTTACCCAATATTCTTTTCCTGTTAATTCTATTTCTTTTCCGTCTTTTTTTATTGTATAAATTTCATCTGCATATTTTTCTTTTAATACATCAAGATTTCCTAAGAATTTTTCTCTTAAAATATCATAAGCCATTATTAAAAAATGTCCAGAACCACAAGATATATCTGCAACAGTTACAAAAGGCTTTTCTACAACATCTGCTTCTTCTACTGTATTTTTTAGTATGTATTTTATTACAAATTCTGGAGTATAAAATTGACCTATTGCTTTTCGTGTCTCTTTATCCATGAACTTTTCATAAACATCCCCTAAAATATTTCCATCTGTATACTTAAAATTAAATTTATTGGTATCTAGTTTTTCTATAATACTATTTAATAACTTTTCAAATTCTAAAACTAATTCTTTAGTACCCTTATCTCCCTCTATATACATTAAATTAAATACTTCATCTTTAAAATTAAGTATTTCATAATCATCTTTCTTATATAGATTTATGTTTTTATAAGATTTTTTCATATCATCAAAAGCAAATTTAATTAGTTCACCTAATGTATAATTGCTAACTAAATTGCATATATAGTCACTTGTACATTGTATAAAACCTTTATCTTTACATATTCTTACAAATAATATTTTATTTAATAAAGTATACGAGGCTCTATGGCAGAAGTTATCATTCCATGCTTTCTTTCCTTTGCTTGTTATACCCTTTTCTTTATATTCCTTCTCTATAAATAATTTAAAATTCTCATCATACTTATATTTAAAATCAAATAGTTTTCTATATACTTTAAATAATTCACTATGAATATTTTTTAATTCTGAGATTAATTGTACTTTATCAACCGTATTCTCAATATCCATTATTTATACTCCTTTATATATTGTTTTGAATTATATTTAGTAATCTTTCTTGTTACAGATACAATTAATATAGTTCTTCTGCAATCGTTGCTTTTCTAAATTACCACATTTAATGCATAAACTATCATATCTACCTATTGTTGAATGATAATCTTGAATAACTACATTATCTTTTTTGCAGTGTTTACAAGTCCCATAATCAGCCTTATATGTACAATAAGTTATTGAAACATCCTTGTTAGTATAAAACTGTTTCCCACATTCATTACACTCTATTAATCCCAATTCATCTTCATAATTATCGCCATATTCCCAACTATCCACAAATTCGTACCCACAAAATGGACACACAATCTCATTTGTAAATAGGTGATTTATTTCACTCATAATGAACACCTCCATTAAATATTTTATGTATTTTCAATTCTTTTTTAAAATCATTAATATGGTTTAAATTTCCCACGCCTTACACTTTGATATAGGTTTCTATGAGCATAAAAAGTATTAATCATTTCAATTATATACTCAAATTTATCCTGACAAGCAGTATTGTTATTTTTTACAAATATAGTTTCATTTACAGCAGAAGTTATTTGTTTGGTCTTTATTCCTAAAATTGTAGCAATAGTTGTAATACTTGCATATGAGATATCCACTAAACCTTTCTCAATTCTAACATATTTTTGTATAGTACAATTCATTTTTTCTGCAACTTGCTCCTGTGTCAAACCTTTAGCTTCTCTTAAAGCTCTAATTCTTGCTCCTAAAATTGAGTTCATAAATATACCCCTCTCAACTATGTTTTATTATAAATATTTTGATGTTTTGTGCAAATATTATTGCCCTTTGATTATATGCTTCATTAATATTTGTGTAGTAATTAATCCTGTTCCATTTATTTTAGGAGTTATCTTTAAATTATCATAGTTATATAATTTATTCCCAACATCACCTCTACCTATATCAATAATTATTTTTTTACTATTGGAAGGTATATTGTTAATATTCAGTGTGTCTTTACATCCAGTTGCTGATATAATTACATCTGCAATACTTAATAATTTACTTACCATTGTTTTAGATGTTTTTGAGTGTATTTTACTTACTGTTGCATTATGTATTTTATTTGATAATAAATTACATACCTTATCACCCTCCCCTCTTCCTATAATTACAATATGATTTTGTACGGTAGAGATATTATAATGTTTTAATATACTTAGCACTCCTTCTGCTGTACAAGACATAAAATCTGATTGATCTGTAAAATCATCTATATCTTTCTTTATTGATATACTATCCTTTAATAATTTTGCGGTTACTTTATTAAATGGTTTTACACACATTATAGAATCATATAATTGATTTATTGCAAAAATATCATCTTTATTTAAATTACTTTCTTTGACGTTCCACAAATCATATTTAATATTATAGATATTGCAATATCGTATAATATTTTTTATGTACGATTGTTGTCCATTTTCCTTACCCTCATAAATTATAGCTAACCTTTTAATAACTCTGTTATTTTTTATATATTCTTGTAATTCTAATGTAATTTTATTTGCTATAGGATTACATTGTAGTATTGCCATTCAAATCACCTTTCCTTGCTTTGTTTTATGGTTAAACACTCTAATTTTTATATCACTTTGAACATGTTTTTCAACAAACTCAAAACTTCTTTATTCTATAAGTTTTAATATAACACTGTCCACATAACATAGGTGCGTTTTGAGTTATTGCTATATTGGACTCGTCAATATAGCAATAGCCATGTTTTAAACAAATGTCCTTATTACACTTACTACACTTCATTACAGCATCTCCATCACATAACACACACTTCTTATGTTTTTTATTAATCAAGCCAACATCTCCTTTGTTTTTATAAATTAAAATGAAATTATTTTACATTAATGAAATAAACAACTATTCTCTTAATTCCATTTTAATTATTTTATCTTTTTTCTGCCTGGTATTGTACATGAAGTTCCCTTGATTTCCTCTTTTCATAGTTAAATAATCTTTCCATGATTTTTCTATGTTATTGGCTACGTCGTCAAGCATATAATCAATTTTCTTGCCTTTCTTAGTATATATAGTGAAATTATCTTCTTTACAATCAATAATAGCACCTATGACCTTATTATCTCCTTTTAATCTGATACCTACTACACCTTTTGTATCCCTTGATTTAGTTGGTCTTATTTCAGACTTTTTAGTATTAACTATTAATGCTTTGCCTTCATCAGTTAATAAAAATATATCAACATCATTTGTAGTTACTTTAATATCTATTAGCTTACTTGCTGTATTATAAGCATCCATAGGTACTTGTCTATTAGTTTTTGTTTTATATTTTTTTAAGTCTGTACAAGCAACATTTCCATTCTCAAATACAGTAAGAACTTGCCCTTTGTAGTCTTTTGTAGTTGCCATATAGATAATTTTTTCACCTTCTTGTAAATATTCACCTAACCAATTAGATATAAATATACCATATGATGATGGTAAACATTCATCTAATTCATAAGTTTTACGTAATAATACATTCCCCTTATCAGTGAATAAAAGAATATCTGTTTTATTTGTAGTTTGGAACATTTGTATAATTTCATCTTGTTCTTTTAGTTTTTGTGATTCTGAATATTTAAGATTCTTTTTTAAATAACCCTCTTTGGTCAATACTAATGTCACAGTATTGTCTTCTATTAAATCTTCAGTGGTTATATCTTGAAAATCAGAAGTATCCAATATTTCTGTTTTACGTGGTTTCCCATATTTTATTTTAACTTTTTCTAAGTCTTGAATTATTATATTGTTAACAGCTTTTTTAGAATCTAGTGTATTTTTTAACTTAATTATTTCCTGCTCTATTTTATTTATTGCTTTTGTTCTTTTTATTATATATTGTTGATTTATATTTCTTAGTTTCATATTAGATATATCATTAGCTTGTTTCCCATCAATGTTAAATTCCGTAATAAGATTATCAATAATCAATTCATCACTTTCGGAATGTCTTATTATTCCAATAGCTTTGTCTATGTTTAACAATACTCTTTCTAATCCTTTTAAAAAATGAAGATTTTTTTCTTTTTCAGATATATCATATTGTAATGACTTTTCAATGCAATCAACCCTAAATTTTAACCATTCATCTAAAACTTCCTTAACTCCCAACACTTTTGGTTTATAGTCAACCAAACAATTAAAATTACAGTTAAAAGAAGTCATAAGTCTTGTTTTTTTATATAAAATTTTCATTACTTTATCAGGATTAGCATTTCTTTTTAATTCTATTGTTATACCTACTACTTCTTTTTTATTTTTTTTATCATATCCTGTAGTGTCTTTAATATCGCTTACGTCTTTCATTTTACCAGAAGAAATCAATCCATTTACATCTTTAATAATATCCTCAACAGTGGAGTTATAAGGTACTTCATAAACTTCTATTGTATTATCTTTTTTATTATATTCATATTTCGCTTGGAGTTTAAAGCTCCCTTTTCCTGTAGAATATATTTTTTCTAAATTATTAGAATTAGTTATTATGTAACTACCTGTAGTAAAATCAGGTGAGGGTAAATAATCTATAACTTTAATATCCTTATTTTTTATATATGCTTGAGTTAAATTACATACTTCTATTAGATTAAAACTACACCAATTACAAGCTTCTCCTACCGCAACACCACTATTAGGTTTAATTAAGATATTAGGGAATGTATTACTTAAAAATAAAGGTTGCATATGATCCTTATCTTCACCTATAAATTTAACTATATTTTTGTTTATATCTTTAAACATTTCTTCTGAAAATTCATTTAATCTAGCTGATGTATATCTCATAGCAGAAGGTTTGTCTTTAGAGTATATCTTTCCAAAAGCCCCTCCTCCATCTATAAAAGGACAAATCAAACTTTCATTTTGTTCTGTTAGAAGTGCTAAAGCTAAGTATGCACTAATATCTCCATGATTATGTATTTTAAGCACATCACCAACTATCTTTCCGCATTTGTCCTTGGGTGTATTATATTTTGAACCATTTTTCCATAGTGTCCATAAAATACGTCTTGCTATAGGTTTTAACCCGTCTTTTACATCGGGTAATGCCCTATCTGTTATTACTTTCATTGCATAAGGCATATAGTATTCCGTTAACGCTTTGTCTAAATCTGATTGTACTATCATTCATATCTCTCCTTAATCTTCATATATTGAATAATCGAAATAATTTTCACCAAACTCTTCTATATATTTCTTTCTATCTGTAGAATCATCATCCATAAACATTTCTAATGTATTTTTTGCTTTTTCAACGTCATTTATAGTTATTTGTGTCAATTTTCTATTTTCTATATTCATAGCTGTTTCTGATAATAAATCTACAGACAAACCTCCTAAACCTTTAAATCTTGATTCTGTGAATTTTATGTTGTCTGTATTTAAATTTTTAATTATATCATTTTTTTCTTTTTCACTATAAGCTAAATATGTTTTATTTTTTGTATCTATTTTATATAAAGGAGAATCTAAAACATAAAAATATCCCTTTTCTATTATTTCAGGTGCTAACACATAAAAAATACATATCAATAATGAACGAATATGTAAGCCATCTTCATCTTCATCACAAAATGCAATTATTTTAGATACACCTAAATCACCTATATTGAATTGTTTAATTCCTTTAATTGGCTTCCCCTTATATTGCATACCACATTGTAGAATTTGAAATATATCCATAATTTCTTCATTTTTCAATATTTCATCTAATGATTTCTTTAAAGCGTTTAAAGGTTTTCCTTTCAATGGATATATAGAGTGGATGTACTTGTCACGTGATAGTTTAACTGAATTTAAGCTTGAATCCCCTTCTATTAATATCAATTCTTTCTCATTCTTGTTTTTAGATGTACAAGGTACAAACTTATTAGGTCTACTTGTAGATTTATTTACATCTTGTTCTAGTTTTTTCTTTGCTTCTTTTCTATTTGTTTCAGCTTTTTCACGACTTCTTTTATTAATTAATAATTTATCGGCTATTTTCATCATTTCATTTTTATTTTCAATTGAGTATACTTCAAAAAAATCAATGATAGATTGAGTAACAAGTGGTTTAAAATATTTAATTTGTGTTTCAAATTTTGTTTGATTGCTATACATATTTGGATGCAATGATTTAAAATCAATTATAAAATTTAATCCACATAATATATCATCTTTGTTTATGTTAGATTCTTTTTTATTGTACATTCCTTCTTTATATATAAAATTATGAATGCTTTTTCTTAAACCATCTACTAGCCCTTCATAGATTGTTCCATGATGTATTAATTCACTCCTATTTAAAAAATCCATATTCATAGTGTTTTCATTTTTACTATAATTTAATATAAGATTGTACTCCATATTATCAATATAATTTTTATTATCGAATTTTACATTCTTACTAAAACTGTCTTTTATTATTATGTCTTTACAAGTATTTTCTTCTTTGTTTACAAAAACATTAAATAATTCTTGTAAACCATTTGAGAGACAATAAGTTTTTTCTTGATTATTTACTTTATCAATTATTTGAATAGGTTTTTGTATTAACGCAGATTGTTTCTGACAAATATCACATATTTCTTCAAATGTAAAATAGTTATCGGTATATACTTGGTCAGATAACGTATATTTTATTCTAGTAAATGTCTTATTTGTTTTTCCTATCACCTGTAACTCTTTGTCAATAAATCCTTCTTTAAAAGAGCAGAAATATATATTGCCATCAGGTCTACCTATTTCATATTCAATATACGCAGATGTATAGGTTAAAACCGTATTAAACAAACCGTTAGTTCCAGTATTAGCCTCACCTGTTTCTAATCCGTTATGTTTTGTCCCTGCAAAAAGTGTTAATAATAACAATTCATAGTTGGATTTTTCTTCAGTTACTTCATTCCCCCTTGCATCTTTTTTTTCTATTGTTGTTTTCCCCTCTATAGGCAATCCTATAGCATTGTCATATATTTCTACTGTTTTGTTATCATAGATAGTCCATATGATTTTATCTCCAAACCCTTCCATAAGTATATCTCCAGAATTAGAAGTTAATTCTTTTATAGTATGTATTACTGCTTGATGTGTATTTGAACCCAACCAAACACCAATTTTATTCCTTGCTTTACTTCTATCATCAAAAAAGTTAATTCGTTTTGACATCAAGTTGCCTCCTTTAATATTTTTATCATTAAATTGTTTTAAATTATAAAATATAGGAATAAGAACAAATTACAACTCTAATTATATCCTCCTTCCTATATTTTGTCAAGTTATTATTAAATTATTTTATATTACTTTTTATATATAAACTTTCTTCAACATATTCTTTATTTGACTTCCCTATAACTCTTCTAAAACTACTATTACCACTATATATATATTCATGTTTATCATATATTTCTTTAGGCACTTCATATGTTTTATCTTCTGATGTAATTTTACCATCAAAACTTAATAAATAATCACATTTACAATCTTTAAGATAATCCCATAGATTATTATAATCTATTGTTCCATAATACATTCCTTTAGTTCCTGAGTATGGTGGATCAAGATATAATAAATCATTTTTATCAGGTTTTATATTGCAATAATCACTATGTATAAATTTCACATCATATTTATTTAATAAGTTCGACCACTTTAATATAATTTTTTCTAAAGTTTTAGGTTTAATTCCATTTCTTGTTACATGAAAAGAGTTATTAAAATTACCTTTATTATTGTATCTAGGCATACCATTAGTAGTAGTACGCATAATAAACATAAAATCATATGGGTTATGTTCCTTATTATATCTTTCTCTGACTGTGTAAAAATATTGTTTTTTACGTTCCTTATCATCATCTATATTTAGCTCCTCCCATTTTTTTTTATATTCTTCATAAACGGTGTTAGGATTCTGTTTAATTTCATTCCATAAATCAATTAAACCTCTATTAATATCACTACATATGTATTGTTTAAATTTAATATTACTATGTAATAGTTGATACAAAATAGAACATCCTCCACAAAATTTTTCATGATATGTATTATACTCTTGTTTAGGTATTCTCTTTATGATTTCTTCTGATTGACTTCTTTTACTACCACTCCATTTAATTACTGGTTGAAACTTCATATGTTTATCTCCTTTTTATATAATAATCATCTAAATTATATGAATTGATATTATTTACTCGCCTTTGTAATTAGTTTAAAACAAGTCTTTTATAGTAATTTTAGGCATTGAAAATCTTGATATTTCAACGTTTTATTTTTATTATTTTTCTAAAAAATCAAATGATTTACCAAATATATAAAAGACACTCATTATAAAGTACACTCCTAATGTTGTTGGGAAAAATATAATTGCCATTACTAAATGTTTTTTATTTGAATAAAATTCTTTCGTATCTTCTAATATAGTATTTCTATCATTAATCCATCTAAACATTAAGTTGAAAAATGTATGTATCATTAAACTTACCGTAAAAGGTGCAGATAAAAACATATATGCACAAAATATTATTGTTTCTTCATCGGTCATTGTCTTTATTCCTTTCTATTATTAAATTGTTTCTAATTGATATTAGCTTTTGTTGCAATATAAAAACTTAGGAGAAAAAGGAGACGTTTTTCTGTCAAATCTTTTTATAAAAAAGTCGTTTACACTTACACATCCTTCTTGTCTATTTGATGTAAACAATTGATTTGCTTTACAGCCCCCACAAGCATCTACTTCTTTTAAAACATTTTCCAATGAATAATTCGTTCCATATTTTTGTATTAAAGAAGTATTATTAAATGACGTAGATTTATGTATTAAGGGGTCTCCACAACAACAATTCCCTGAAGATATGTAATGCATATCATTGTCAGCAATACTAAATGGTATATTATAAGACTTTAATTTATTTATAAAATTTTTATACATTTGCAATCTGATTTCTGGCTTTAGATTTAGTAGTCCCATTTGAGTAAAATCTTCTTTGTTCAAATTTAATAACTTTAACAAATATTCTTTTTGTTCTTTGTTTTGTGGAACTAATTTCAATCCTTCTATAGTGAAATAATCCGCATCTCTAAATTCATCAACAATATTATCTTTTGTTATATTAGGAATAAACGGTTGTACTCTAATTCCAACTTTAAATCCATCTTTTTTCAAGTCTTTATATAGCTTTATTCTTTTATTTATATCTGGTACGTTAGGTTCAATATCTTTTTTATTTTCTAAATTAGTAACACTAAATTGAAAAGTATGTAAATTCTGCATTACATTACATTTATACAGATTATCTGTTTTTGTTGAGAATAAAATATGTATATTATATTTATTTGTTATATCTATCATTTGTTTTGTAATATGTAATTCTTCTTCAATTGGCTGAAAAGGATCTGACATGCCTCCACAATGCCATGTAATATCTTGTGATATCAAAGTATCTAAAAAATTATTTTCTTTAATTTGATGCTCTTCCTTTATTTTTTTTAATTTTCTTTCTAACATAAATAAATTTGCTATTTGTAATTCTTTTTTAAATTTCATTATTTCTCTATAATTTGAAAAACAATATTTACAATTAAAAGAACAAGTTTTATATGTGTCTACTCTTAGTGGAAGACCACAAATTGCAAATTTACTACTTACATTTAAGGGGTTGAATTTTTTAAATTCTATATTAACCATCTCCTTTATAATTTATCAAATTATTTTACATTAATATAAAAGCAATATTTTATTAGCTAATTTATTAATTCATTCCACTTATCAGATATTTCTTCTAAAATTTCTTTTAAAGGCTTATATGTATTATCATTATTATTTATATTAATACCAGTCTTTTACTTTTTCCTTTTATGTAGTAATTTCTCACTGTTTTATAATCCTCTTTTAGTATCCGAGAGCATCGTTTTATTCTTTTGCTTAATTGTTTTTGATATTTATTCATTTTTAAAACCTCCTTAGTTTTTCTCTTTTTTCTTAAAGTTTAGCTAATAAAATCATTTATTCTTTTTGTTAATTTCTTTTTAATTCTAAACTTTTTAGTCTTACTATAGATATTTATTAATTTTTTAATATTACTATCTGTTAGCTTTATAGGTATAGAAGTATTAAATAGCTTGATTGATTGAATGTTATTTGGTTGACTTTCTGATATTTTTTTTATAATCTATTTCTGTTATTGTCGCATTAAAAGGTTGTCCATCAATATATACCGTCCAGTTATCTAAGAATATATCTTCTCCCACTATATCAATCTCCTTTATTAAATTATTACTTATTATCTTCTTTAACTTTTAATTTAATCTTATATATTTCGCCATTCTTTTTCTTATATAAAATTTTATAACCCTTTACTTTATCACCTTTATTAAGTGCATTATATAATGTTATATTATCTATGGTTTCTTCATTTTCTCCATCTGTTACGATTATATTGTTTTGTTCAGCATGATATATACAAGAAGTAGTTTTACCATTAGAAATAACTTGAGTATATGCATTTTTATGCTCTTTATTTTCAATTTTTAAAGCAACTGGTATTGTATCTTTTGTTGCTTTTGAATCTTGATTATAGTCATAAAACTTACCTAAAGGTAGCCCAATTCCTATTAATATAGCTATTAATCCAATTGAGATAGAGAATATACTTCTATCTTTAAACCCTTCTACAAGTGCGGTTATACCCATGATTATTATTAACAAGAAGCATCCCAGTAACAGTAACATTAAGCTAAATATGATATTCATTTTTATTTTCTCCTTTAGCAAATTATTGTATATAAAATTAACTTTTTATGATATTTTCTTCCACGAACTGTTTTTAGATAATTCTTTAGATAATTTCTCTAATTCATTTAATAGTTTGTTATCCTTAAGACCATTTAATAAAGTGACGATTCTGTCTATACTTACATCAAATTCGTCTAGTAGATCCATATTTAACCTCTTATCAACCATAAAATCACTACCTTTCTTTAATCCAATTTTTATAATTGTAATATAAAGATATTGATAAAAAAGAAATTAAAACATTGTTTATAGGATTAAATTGAATATTTTTATGTATAAATAACTCTGATAATACTGCTATAATTTCTATTAAACTAAAAATACCTATAAAAGCTAAGAAATTTGTTAAATCCATTTTAACCTTATCTTTTAAATTATTATTTGTATCCTTCATTATACATCTCCCTCATAGTCTTACCTCCACCTTTAATAATAGGTAAACCTTGTTTATTTGTTGATATTATACTTTGTTTTTGATTATTAGTTTCTTTTTCTGCTATTTGACAAGCTACTTGCCAATATGCTTCAAGTAAATTGTTACTAAGATTTTCAAATGGTTTGTAAGGATATTCATAATCGTCGTTTCCCCAATTCTTTCGTAAGTATAAATTATACCCCTTATAGCCTATATCACTACTAATATCTAACTCTATTTTACATTTTGTTTTGTCTTCTATAAATTGTCTTAATTGTCCTTCTGTTAATAGTGATATTACTAAATCTGTTTTATAATGTATATTTCCATCATAATCTTCAAAATGTTTTTTATTAATAGGTACACAACCTACTACATTTATGATACTATCCATATCAAAATAATTTTCTAAAAACAAATCTCCAAATTCAGGTTGCCACCAATCTATAAATGCCTTTTGGATTTCTTTGGATTGTTTTAAAAATTTTTCTACACTTATATATTTCATATAGTCCCTCCATTTAATAAATTATTTTAAGTTAAAATCTAAATTTTATAAACTATCTAACCATTCTTTCTTTTCTTTATCCATTACAGTTTCATCTAATCTTTTTAATGTAATTCTATCTTTTCCATATTTGTTGACATAGCTAGTAAAGTTATTCATTAAAGCAAATTCGTTATAACAAATATTAATTAATCTACCATCTAAATAAATTCTATTTTCTTTCATAATAACCACTTCCTTATTTTAATTCAATAGTTTCAACGTATTTTAATTTATCAAGATATTTTTTATTAACAGTATAATGCTCTATTCCGTCTGGATAACATATTCTAATAGTATATTTATCATCTTCTATCCATACTAAAATTTCTTTGTCTCCGAAATTATCGAAAACATCTCCAACTTCATATACTTTTGTTACTTTCATAGTTATTACTCCTTTATAATATATTTGAATTGCGAATTACCAAGTTTCTAATAATGCTTTGTCTTTTATATCATAATAAACATATCCTGTAATATTTTTATTAGGGTTTATAAAATCCATGCAGTTATCACACTCAAAATACCCATCTTCAACTACTTCATTTAACAATTTATTATCCATAGTCGTTGTATCACCACAATTAGGACATATATATTGAGTTTTCTTTATTAAAATACCTAATTCAACTAATTCAGTTAGATAAAATTCAACTTTTTTGAAGTCAATTTCTAAATCATTTACTAATCTATGTTTTTCTCTAAATGCACTATGATTTATTGGAATTTCTAAAAGTCTTTCTTTTAATTTATTTTTTATGCTCATATTTCCTCCTATACTAGCCATCTAGTCTATAATCATTTAATTGTCCTTCTATACAAATATCTTTAGTTTCACAACCATTTTCGCCATAATATTGACAGCCATAACATATATTATCATCATCTAAATAAAATCTTGGTTCATCTGCTTCTAAAAGCTTTCCATTTACTATTATCATTTAATTTTCCCCTTTTTTCACAATGATTTCAGATTATAATAAATCATTTATTTTATTAATATTGATTAATTTATTATATTCTTTAACAGTCTCCACACCCATCACATATCTTACCTTTATACATATCGCACATTCTAGGTTTTGAAATAGGATATTCTTCAATTTCTACGTTTTCTATATCAATATTCGTATAACCTTTTAATGCCATCTTTAATATTGTAACAATCTCTTTATAAATTTTAATTTGAGTTTGCTTTGCTGCTCTAGTTTCATAAGTATCATAGTATTCATCTTTGCTATATTGAATAATTCTATTATTGTATTCTTTATATTTTTCTATTAAATAATCAACTAAATCATTGTTCATAATTCTCTGTTCTTCACCACATTTGTCACAAATTATTTTTGAGTTCTGTATCTCTTCATTGCATAAACTACATTTCATTTTATTACCTCCAATATTTTTCTGTTGTCTTTATTAAATTATTTTATTTATAAAAGAATGGTTTTATCACCTTATTTATGTAATTAATTCTGTTTTATATACCATTCACCATTTAGTATTTGTTCAGGACACATGGAGTGTATAAAATCACCTTCTATTTGAACATATTTATTTTTTATAAAATAATAAGTTCTCTTTTTTAGTCCGTTGCAATCTTCCCAAATACAGTAAATATGATTTCCATAAGATTGTATAGCTTCTTTAAAACTTACTTTTTTATCTTTCTTAGCTAATTTAAACTTAGAAGTTATTATTCCTTTTCTTAGATGTTCCAGTATCCAAACACCTGTGTTATCTTTTAATCTCAACTCACCATTTGTAACTTTAAAATCATAACCTTCAGTATTAAATATTGTTTCTTCGGGGAACTCCATAATCTCCATAATATTATATTCTCTATCATAATCTATTTTATTTTCTGTTCCCCATTCTACGACCTTACATCCGTTATCTAAATAAAAACTCTTGCTGCTATATTGAAGATGTTCATGATTATTAAAATTATAACTATAACAAGTATCGCAACCTTTATAGTATATATAATTTTCTGCTGATTCACCACCACACCAACTTAATGCTCTTTTATCGCATTGTTTTAAAAAATCCTTTGCTTTTTCTTCTGTATCGCATAATACCACAAAATCATTATTTTTAAATCCTTCCCAATCAAATTTCATATTATCTTCCCCTTTAAATTTAATATCTTTAATAGCATTTTCCCAACAACCATTACAGTTAGAACAACAATCATCTATAGAGAAAATATAATCTTCAATGCATTTATACGTTATATCACCTTCTTCATCTACTTCTTTGACATATTTGCTATTTAAAAATTCTTCTCTAGTCATTTCCTTAGCTACTTTATTAAGACTCATTTAAAACAATCCTTTCTATAAATTTATAACATCAATAGAGCTGTTACTATATTATCTTTAAATATTTAATTATTTATAACTAACTTCTTTTCCTTCTTCTCTTATAGATTTAAAAACAGGGAATCTTATTGATATTCCACCATTTTGATTTTTAGTTTCTTCAAAATATTGTATTTCTGCTATTCTGCCTAATAACTTATCTTGATTATTCCATATATATTCTCTATCTTCATCAGTAAAACCACTTCCACAACCTACTTTATATCCTTTATAATTCACTATAATTTTACCTAATGTATTAGAAAATTTACCATCTCCTTTTTCAAATCCTATTATTTTTAAATCTGCACTTTGCATTACTTTAACTTTTAACAAATTATTACTTCTTTTACATTCATACGGTGCATTTGATATATTGACCATTACGCCTTCTTCATCATTATTTCTTGCTTTCTCTAATAATTCTGAAACTGTATTTTGATCTTTGCCTATGTATAATATAGGAACTTCTATAATATGTTTTAGTTTTAGATTTTTCATTATTTCATGCAATTCAGATTTTCTATCTTTACAAGGTTTTTTACATATTCCATTTTTAAAATCCTCCAATGGCAGTATATCAAAACAATTGAATATTAAATTTTTCTTTATTCCGTCTTTTCTAGTTTCTTTCATTGTTGCCCTATATAAGTCTTTACTTTTTAATCCTTTATCATTTCTTAGTAATAGTTCGCCATCATATACCATATTGTCAGGCAATAACTTTGCTTCTTCTTCAATTTCAACTAAGTCCTCAATAGATTGTCCTTGTCTAGTGAATATTTTAATTTTGCCATTATCTTTTATAATTACACTTCTTCCTCCATCTAATTTTGTAGTAATTATAAATTCTCCTTTTACTTTTTCTATTCTGTCAAAATATTTATTTGCCAACATTACATTAAATTCAGGTATAAATCCTTTTCCATATATTTTATTTAATGTCTTTGCAGTAATTCCTATTTTTAAGGATTTAGTTGCTATTTGAGTGTATAATTCTTGTAATTCTTTTGGAGCTAATTTAATAAAGTTTTGAATTGCCAATATATCTAAATATTTTCCTGTATTGTTTTCTTTTAAATAATCCATCATTTTTACGATATTGCTTATTATAGGAATAGATAGGTTTGATGTATTGTTGACTTTTTTATTAATTTTCTTCTTGCTAACCCCTGTAACTATATATGGGTTAAAAACAAATTTTAATACATTTTCTAATAATTGATTATTTTTATTTTTTTTCAAGATTTCTTCTTTTATACCTCTACTTGATATAGATTTAATTTCATTGAATATTTTTAAAACATCAATCATCTAATCGCCCCCTTTAATATTTTTTAAATTGTTTTATATTAATATAAGTTTAATTGTTTTTTAATTTCTATTACATGAAAAGATACGCCTCTTGGTATTAGATTTTCTATTAAATTGCTTTCTTCTTTATTATTTGAAAATGCTTTGATAGTCAATATCTTGTCCATATCAAAATTATATCCTTTTATTGTAAAAACTTCTAATTCATTATTTCTTAGTATATCTGCTATTTCTTGGCTTTGTTGAGTTGATTGAGGTAATATTTCATAAACCCATGTTTTATCTTTATCTGTTTTTCTTATAATAAATTTGGGTATATATGAACCAACAAAAGCTCCCAGACAGACCACTAATATTCCTAATGTTGTATCATTTTTAGCTATTTTAACAAGTATAGTCAAATATAGAAACTGAGATATTGCCATACACATACTTGAGGCAAAGTCTTTATTTCTTATTAATAATAATGTTTTCGCAACTGAAATACCACTATCTAGTATCTTTAAAATAAATAGCAATAGTAATTCTAACATATTTTTCTCCTTTGTTTATTGAATTGTTTATAATTAAGATACAAATGCTAATTCTTTCTGTAATTCTTCTATATCTAAATTTAATTGTTTTCTATCTTCTAACATTTGGTTTAGCTTATTTAGCTTATCTTGTTTTTGTTGTAATCTGAATTGTTGTAGTTTATTTTCTGTTTCTATTTTAATTTGATGTAATATATTTGCATTGGTATCTTCTTCTGAAATTTCTATAATATTAGATGTTTTTGTAATACTATAGCTTTTTCTATAAATATCAAAAACATTGTCATATTCACTTATTAATTTTATATTAAAGTATGTATTGTTATTTAAATAAATACTAATTTCTCCATCATCATAGCCCCAACTATCTATATTATAATCCAATTTCTCAAATCCACTTTCTAATATATTTTTAAACATATTATTATGCTTGTCTATATTTGCTATAATTAGATTATAATAATCAAATAAAATATTATTATTGCACTTTGCTTCAATTTTCATCATTTCAAATAATTCCTTTGCAAAATGATTCTTAACTTCTTGTAATTGATTTTTCATTAATAAATCCCTCCAAAATTAAATTTTATTAAAACTAAAATTTTATAATATTTTGTTCCTTAATTGAATAATTTCTTTAAGCTTATCTCCTCTACATTCTTTCAAACTTTCTGTCCCTTTATCAACTTGATACTGAACCTCATCACAAGCTAAAGCTTGGCAGATAGCATGACAAACTCTAATTCTATCTCTTCTATTAGTAAAGCAATTCCTTCGTGCAAAAGTTGTTTTTCTCTTTCATTTAATAAATTTTCATATAAATAATGGATTCCTTCATCTCCATTACCGCAATATGGACAAATATAGGTAATTAAAACTTCATTTTTTTCAATTCTTCTACAAGATATAATGTCTGCTTTTTTATTACAGTTTGTACATATTGTTTTAATATTTTCTATATTATTCACCTTCTTTTAATACATTAATTCTTTCACTTAATGCTTTTCTCCAGCACATCACACAATTTTCTATCGTTTTACAACTTATATCGCAACCTAGAATTTCATTAGGACATTCTCCACTTATATAAAAAGTAAAATTCAATAACTTTTGCAATTCTTCTTTGTCGTTAATGTTCATTTATTAAAATACCCCACATATTCTTAATATTTTCCCTATTATAGCTATAGGGATCAAAAATTCTCCTGTAAACAAACCTAATAAAATACTACTCCATAAAGGAATTGATTTTCCAAACCAAGATAATATTTCGATTATTGACCATGCTCCTATAGTAATATTTATAATTAATACAATCATAAATATTAAACATCCTATCTTTGTTTTCATATCTCTCCCTCTCTATTCTTCTATATTAAATGTTGAATCTATATTAACATCTACCTTTCCACCAATTTCATCTTCTAAAACTTGTTTAATATTTTTATCAAATTTTTCTTTAGGATTATCTATTAGATTATCTCTACTATAAATTTCACCTATTGCAGTAAGTTTAATTGTAGCTTCATATTTAACTTACATATTATTTCCCCCTTCTGTTTATATTGTAATTAAACATTTTTCCCAATCTGTATACATAAGTATTTCATAAAGTCTTGCTACCTGTGGGCTTCTCCATGCAGTCATAGCATATGGACGAGGGTTTTTATAATGATAATTATTTGACTTAATATGTTCTTTGCATTCTCTTAAAGTTAAAAACATTGTATCTGAAGCAACTTGTCTCTCAATTCTATAATTAACTAAACTTATATTTTCTAAATGCAATTCATCATTCATAAAATGAAAAACATCTCCTATTGTATTCATTGGTTTAAATCCATCAATGAATATTGATCCATTTAAAAATTTAATTGTATATTATAAACAGTTATCATAAATACAATCTATCAAAAAATCATAAACTTCTACTAAAGAGTCTCCTATTTCTTCATTATCATAAATAATTGTTTGCCCTGTAATATCGAAACTATCTTCAATTCCATATATTTTTACATCTTGCTTAATAACCCAAAATCTAGGATTAGCTTGACCAACAGTATCTTGAGTTAACATTTCATGTTGTAATTGTTTTAGAAAATCTTTATCTCCTTATTATTCTTATGTATTCACTATATAACATTGGACTTATAACAAATTCTTGAAAACAATCCTGACAAACTGTTGAATATACAACTTTGTCGCCTTTTTTATTATATTCAATAATTGGTTTTCTGTTTTCATGTTTACACATTTAAATCACCTTCATAACTTTGAATTGTTTCATTTACGCAAGCATCGCAGTACCAATGAAGCCTATCAATTTCTACTTCCCCACAAGTTTCTTTAATGTCTACTTCATATAGAAATAGTTGCTGACAACAATTACAACGTGAAATACAATGATATTCTCCATTAGGTTGTTTTATAATTTTAAAACCTTGTTTTTCAACTTCTAACAATGCATCTGAAAAAATTTTGTTTTTCATTATTTCAACGCCTTCCTTTTTAAAACTATCTCTTTAAATTGTTTTATGTTATAAAATTGAACTTTTATATTAATATATTTGTGATTATGACTTATCGTTAATTTCGTTTACTCTCAGTGCATCCATAAATTTTACTGCTTGTTCAAATGTTATATTCGCTTCTTTACAAGCATACTCAACGTTATTCTTCCATTTCCTATACATATTTAAATCATATTCTACTTCTTTATCCAATCTATTACCCTCTTTCTTAAATGTAGACTTTTTTTGAATTGTAACACTAACATAATCCTTTTAAAATGTGCGCTATCACATTAATTGTCCAACCATCACCCAACATGTTATATCTATTAGTATCAGATACACATGCTGTATACCTTTCTTTTACAGT